TGTTGAATTTGAATATGATTACATATTCAAAAATTCTGATGGCGATGAACAAAAATATGCTAGTTCAGCCGTAAGAGGTTTCACTTTGGTTGACAGTATTTATAATCCTTTTTTAAGCGGAACTATTGCGATTGCAAACCCATATGATCTGTTTGAGGAAAAATACTTATTAAGGGGCGATGGTAGAGATGAAGTTAAAATATTTCTCAAACCAAAAGACTTGGATGAAAAAATAGAAGAAGAATTTATTCTTATTCAGGAAAATAATACAGGTGATGCTGAAGTCCGTTCTGAAAATATTAAAAAATTCAAGATAGTTCATAAAGATATGTTGCCATTTATGGACACCATTCCATACAACAAAACATTTAGTGGTAAAATAGGAGATATCTTGAAAGATATATTTATTGAATTATTAGGGGAAGAAAAAGTCGATACTAAAAATTGGGAAAGCGGCGATTTCGATTTCACATACAATCCACCGATTTCATATAGGTATATTGATTTATTGTATCATTTATTGAAATTTTTCTATGGTAAAGATGGGGAATTATACGTGAAAGCACTTATAATGAAAGATAAAAAAATAGGAAAATATCAAATGACCTATATATCTAAAATTTTCTCTGAAAATAAGAAAAACGTTATAGATGCTTTCACAACCGCTGATTTATCAGATAAAAGTGTAGCAGAAAATGAAAATAACCCACCACCTGATGCGAAAGTCAGTAGATTTTCGAGCAGCCTGAAAAATTTCGCTTATAGCACTCCATTGTATGAATGGAATAATGATTTCTTTGTTAATTCGATTGTTCATGGATATGATAAATTTTTAGGAGTTCATAAAATGAAAGTTCTAAAATTAGATGATATAGAGAAAAAATGGAAAACAAAATTTGTCGATGTTTTTACTACTCTAGCCGGGAATCCAAAATCATTTGTCGTGAAAAATATAAACACAAAACAAAAATTTAGACATTATAAAAGTCCATATAATATTGAAGATACTGTGAAAATAGTGGAAGCGGAAATGTGTAATTTATTGACATTTTATAATTTAAATTGCGTTTTCAGTAATTTAGGTTTCACAGGAAGAGAATCTGGTAAATTTTTAGATATTGTTAAAATTGGTGAAGTGAAGCAAAAAGGTGATACAAAAATGTATGGTAGATGGTTCATAACAGAAGTGCGACACATCTTCTCCCGAGACACTTACACCAACGAATTCAAATGCTGTAAAACTTATGTTGGCAACAGTAGCAAGATAAAAAATGACGTAGAATGAGAAATAAAATCGAAATCCTCCGATCCATATGTTTTACCAAAGAAGATTTGGTAAATTATAAAAATATTGATGACCAATTTTCCAAAGCGGAAATTGAGTTCATGATAGAATTTAAAAAAATCTATGAATTGGGACTCAATCAATTAGAAAAATTTATCAATAAGTTGGATGTGGATGGCAAGGATTTGGAACCTTGGGATATCACCTATTATGTCAAACAGCTATCAAATGGGCCATTGGCAACGTATGCCAAAAAATTAGCAGAAAATAAAAAATATTTTACTGCTATTCCTGATATTTTTGGAAATAACGGAAATAATGAAGTAACGAGACACAATACGACATTTTATCAAGATGATACATATCCTTTGGATATACCAGTAGACATATACAATAAATCTCCATTGTTCATACAAAATATGATAGTATCATCCAACAAAGAAGTGGAGAAAATGTTCCGTTCATCATTGAATGCTAGTATTTCCAATGATAACACTTTACCGATTATTGATAAAGCACCACAGAAAAGATATTCATTGGAAAAAACAGGAGAATGGCAACAAAAATCCCACGGAACGATTAACGTGAAGGATTCTTATTATCGTGTAAAAATGAGCGATATCAGATCACAGATTTTTGATAAAGTTAAAGAATTGATTGGTGATGAGCATTTCCGAATTTTCCGAGATAAAAAAGATTTCTCTCCATTTGATTCGGAAAAGAACAATGCAACGTCGTCAAATTATATCTTTAAAAAGGAATTGATAGAAGGTGACAAATCAGAAATCTTTGAAGAGGATATTTTCGGAGATATATTTGATAACAGAGAAAGTGTTCTTAAAATTCAAAAACCCGATAAGAACGAGGAATATCAATTACACACTGTAGATGGTCAATTGGGCAATTAAACATCCACCACTGGTTGTTCGTCTTTCTGTGACAATAATTTAATAATATCGTTACGAGTGAATGTCAACTTTGGTTTATCATCCTCTTCATTTTTGATTATCTTAGCTTGAATATTCATCTGAGCAATTTCTTTCTGAGCTTTGATTTTATCTTCAGATATTTTTAATTTGGATAGAGCATCAATCGCTGCTGTTGTAGCTTTCACCAATTCGGAAACTGATTCAATCAATTTGGAATCTGCACCTGCTAGAACTTCCGTTTTAATATTCTCGACCATTTCCAAAGAATGATTCACGACTTTGCCAGCATTAGTAATAACGAATTCTTCCAGATCTTCTTTTTTAAGATTTGGCTGTTCGTTTGTATTTTGTCTAGTGATTTTTGATTGATTTTTTATTTGCGAAATAATATCATCCACTTCAGCATCTAAAAAATCGTCATCTTCGTCGTAATCCATATTGATATTTAATATTGACATTCTGCAATTCAACGTTAAAATAATGGAAATTATGGTTGATTTAACAAACTGCAATGTATTAGTTACTGGTGGATGTGGATTCATTGGTAGTAATTTTATTGAATTGATTTCAAAGGAATATGAAAATGTCACGATAATCAATATGGATAAAATGGGTATCGGAAGTAGATTTATTTCAGAAATTCCCAATAGTGATAAAAATAAATATACACATCTGAAATGTGATATTAGGAATATGAATTATTTGGTCAATACACATGGACATATATATTTCGATTACATCTTTCATTTCGCCGCTGAATCACACGTTGATCGTAGTATTTCGGGTCCATCTCAATTTATTGAGAATAATGTGATGGGTATGGTCTCATTATTGGAATGGGTTAGAAATTATCAACCACAGGCAAAAGTTATCAACATTTCAACAGACGAAGTGTTTGGACATCTCTTGAATAAAGATGAACCAGCATTTGATGCTTCTTCACCATTCAATCCCAGAAGTCCGTATTCAGCCTCCAAGGCATCTGCTGACCTGATTGCCAATTCTTATGTATCAACGTATGGGTTGGATATCATCACTACTCATTGTTGTAATAATTTTGGAAAGCATCAAGCAGATGAAAAATTCATCCCTACTGTGATTCGATCCATCGTCAGGAATGAACCAATTCCAGTGTATGGCACAGGGCTGAACATTCGAGAATGGATTCATGTGAATGACCATAATAGATGGATTTTAGATATCGCAGATTCCGGTTTCTCGCTTTTTGGTAAATCTGAAAATATTGGAACAGGAATTGAAAAGACGAACCTTGACATGATCAAAGATATTGGTAATATATTGGGAGTCGAACCTGAAATTAAATTTGTTGAAGATAGGAAGGGACATGATTTCCGTTATGCCATAGAATCTTTTATACCATTTGAATTGAGGGATCACAATGAAGCTTTGGAAGAGACTGTAGAATTCTATAGAAATAAATACACGAAGGCTTAAATAAAATAAGAAAACAACAAATAAAAAAATGGATATCAAACAAGAAGTGATTGATGCGCGTATCAATAAAGGTTGGACATTTTCAGCAATTTACGATACATACGGTGTTCCTAAATCGACCGCTCAAGGATGGTTGAAAAAGCATTTCGATGAAAATGTAGAAGAAGAAACACAGAGTCCCCTCACACCTTACGATGAGTATAAGGAAGGCTACGTAATCGAAACAATGCAGAGGCAGAAGCCGCAAAAATTCAAGAAGACGGAAGATGAAGTCTTTGCATTTTTGGAACAATTGGCACCAATCAATGTCAATGGTTTGAATAATAATTCCGTTTCTTATGGGTTGACTGATTATGCAGTGGTCGGATCGGATTTCCATTTTGGTTGTCATGATGAAGCTTCGATTAATATTTTTCTTCAAACGATTGTTGAACTTCAACCAAAAACGATTGTTTTAAATGGTGACACGATGGACATGCTTGCCATTTCAAAGTATCCAAAGGATATTAAAAAGCATTGGAGTCTTCTTGATGAGAGAAAGGCATATCATCAATTTTTAGATGATCTGATTTCTGTTTCCAATGGTGCAAAAATTTACGAAACCGTTTCCAATCATAGTGGTCAATCGATTGGTGGTAGATGGAGACGTTACTTGTCTGATCGTTTAGGTGAACTTGGTTGTCTTCCAGAGATAACTGACAAATTGAGCTATCAAAATGTATTCATGGGTGATTATCAACATCAAGTCGAACATGTTGATTATGTTGATTTGAATGGATTGATCGTAACACACGGAACTACTGTTCGTAAGCATGGTGGATATTCTGCTCGTGGTGAAATCGATAAATGGGGTGCTTCTATTTTACATGGCCACACTCATCGCATCGGTAGCACTTGCCAACGCATTCCCGCTGTTGGTAGCAGACCAGAGAAACAAATCTATGGATTTGAAGGTGGTTGTCTCTGCTCTTTGAATTCTGCATATGGTTCAACTTTTAACTGGCAGCAAGGTTTCAATATTGTTGCTCTTGGCCAAGAGACTTTTGGCGTTGAGCAAGTTATGATAAATAATGGAGTAGCTAACGTCTCAACATTGGGACAAAGCATACAAGGATGATGGATTCTTTTAAAATATTCTTCGAGAGACGCGAAAGAAATCGACTTCGTAAACAGGAGTTGAAAGATTCTGGTGTGCCTAATTATAAAGATTGGGTCGAGCAGGAAAAGGAAAACTTACCTCCTGAAGAAGCGGATAAAATCAAAAAAATGGAGGAATTAAAAGTTCCTTCAGAATTGATCAATAAATTCCGAAATGCGAAAAAAGAAGAATATGAAAAGAGTCTCAAATCTGATTATTTTAGAAGTAAAGCTGAAGGTGATTTCTTATTTAATTTAAACGGTATCAAAGTCTTTGTCGATCAATACGTGGATCAAGATTTTAGTGAAAAATCATTAAATCGTAGAACATTGAAGAGAATAATTGGAATGTTGGTTAACAGCTATCGAGATTTTATTCCTAATAGAAAGCCTAAAATAGTGGTGACCAATACAAAAACGAATCCATCGTTGAAAAATATCGATATTATTGGGAGTAATAATTCGCCAGCGGGAGCTTACAAAGACCGGATTATTTATCTGGACCAATTTTATGTTGACAACCTTGAAATACTCGTTCATGAATATGCACACTTTCTTTCCGATAGAATGTCGAAGCAAGTGGAGCCATTTTTAAGAAATGAGTATAAAAAAATGTTAGACGAATTCTTCGAAAGAAGAACGAGGCGTAAAAATTTAGAAGGTAAAAGAAATAAAAAATTGCGTTCACAATTAGCCGAAAAAATGGGTCTACCATCGGATTATGCTGCTACTAATTTTGATGAGTGGTTTGCAGAACTGATCGCTCATTGGAAAAATCTACCCAAAGATAGAATATCTTATAGATTCAAACAAATATTAAAAAAAGTGATTACAAGATTATGAATGACAAATTCGATTATGGGGAATATATTGTTTCGTTCCGAAAAGAAAGAGATGGATTACTGCATTTCTTGAAGAAAAAAATTGATACGTTAGATAGTGCTTTAGAAGAACATAGAAAATTGCAAGATTTGGGCTATCACGATGTTTTAATCAAAAAATTTAAATAATGAAATATACAGGTAATATTAGTAGTTACTCCTTTATTATGAAGGAAGGTGAAAACGTGATCGAAGTGTGGTCAGACATGGGTGAAGATTTTCCAGATGCTTACATCCATCTTAAAGAAGGTGAGATTAGAAATGAAAAAGATTTCCATTTTGAAATTGCCGATTACTACAGCAAAGTGTTGTCAGATGGTTTTAAAAACTAGAATACAATGCACCCATGCAAACACGATTAATCCTTTTGAGAGCAGTCAGCGGGGCTGGAAAGTCAACCTTCGCAAACATTATCGCTCCCGGTTCAGCAATTTGTTGCGCAGATGATTTTTTTACCGATGAAAATGGTAATTATAATTTTGATCCTTCGAAATTGGGTGCCGCACATAAATCTTGTCAAGAAAAATTTTTGAAATTGTGTGATGATCCTTCGACTCATACCATTGTGGTCGCAAACACCAATACAAAAGAATCTGATTTCAATTTTTATCTCAGAGAAGGTGAAAAACGGAATATGATGATTTTTTCACTGGTGCTTGAAAATCGTCATGGCGGGCAAAATGTGCATAATGTCCCAGAGGAAGTTCTTTCAAGACAGGAACAAAATATCAAAAATACTTTGAAATTGCGTTAATAATTAAACCACGAACGCACGAAATATGAATACCAATGGTAATAAATTCTGTAAGAAGGTGGTGGAGGATTTGGGCTAATGCAATGGGTCCAAAGGCGACCCTAAACGATAAAGAAGCAGATTTTGCAGCGATTATTCGAACAGTGTTTTGGGTGATCAATGTAATAACCTGCTTCTTTATTATTGCAAATACAATTCATCACTGGTAAATTTTTGTTATGAAAAACACTAAACAAGTTATTGTAGTCAGAAAATTTCCAAATCTTAGAACTGGAAAATATTGTAGTCAAGTTGCCCATGCAAGTATGGCGTTTCTTACCAAAGGTATGCGGGCCAGCTACACGCATGACTATTCAACCACATTGGGTGTTTTTGAGACTCGACACTACAACACCGAACAAGCTGAGGAAATTACTCATTGGCTCGAAAACTCATTTCGTAAGATTTGTGTCTATGTCAACAGCGAAGAAGAACTTCATGAACTTCATCAAAAAGCTCTTGACAATGGATTGATCTCGTATATTGTTGAGGACAATGGAGCGACCGAATTCAATGGAGTGAAAACATTCACTGCGCTATCAATCGGCCCAAATTGGGACGAAAAGTTTATCGGACTTACTGATCACTTGCCATTACTATGAAAATCTATATTGAACATACCAACCGAAAATATCGACCAACTATTGAACATCCAGTTGGCAAGTTTTGTTTGACATTTTTAAATCCACATGAATATCTTCTTGAAAAGAAGCATGGCGAAGGATATTTAACATCTGGCTTCCCTATGCTAGAGTCAAAGGTGGTTCGAAATGGCGTAGAGAAAATCAGGACAGCAGATAAAATACAATATTACGACACATTAGAGGAAGCTCAAAATCGCCACAAAACGATGTCTGATGATTGGTCAAAAGCATATACAATTTTAGAAGTAACTGAAGAAGGATTGATTGAACGATAAAATTACTTGCCACTACTATGAAAAACATCCTTGATCGAATTACTGAAAATTTCCAAGAGCGTATTGAGCTTTTGCAACACGGTCTTGAAAGACATAAAGATTGGGAAGTTCTACATCGCACTTTGAACCTACGCGCTCAGAGTTGCTATGAACTTTTCGGTGTAACAAACACCACGCTTGACAACGTTGAATATCTTTTCAGATTGTTCACGAATTGTTTTCTTGATGATGCCACAATGATCATTAAAACTTCAAAAAGCAATTATGGCAAAGTCACACGTTTTGTTTATGGAAGTGATGATTACATTGGAATCAAAGAGTCTGAAATGCTTGAGGTTTTGAGCCTAATCGAAAAGTATGAAGAATGCTATGATGAAAATGACAAATTCATCAATGATCAAACCAAACATTACTATTCGATTGGAGACGCGGTTAAAGCAAAAATTAATGAGTTAGAGAAAAAGCAAAACGAAGCAAAATATTGTAATGAAAACAGAGAAGAATTTGTAGAACTATGAAAAAGATTAAAACGCCAAAGAAGATCGAGCCGCCAAAGGTGGATGAGCGATTGTCTCTATACATTGAAATTGATCAAACCTGCACCCGTGATGAACGTGAAGATGTGGAATGGGGCAGTTGGGAAACCCACTATGATTCCAGCGTAACAAAAGTTTCACGAAACAAGGATCTGCTGAATAAGTGGAACTTTGAATCTTTTAGCGTTCCTCAATCAACATATGATGCAGAATACGTGTATGTTGTAGTGGTAACGTATGAAAGCGGGAATACCTTTGGTCGTTCATATGGAAATGTAACAGTTGCTTTTGTCACCGAAAATCCTGATGATGCTGTTGATGCTAAAGAGGCGATTGATAAAGGTTGGACCGATGAGTGGAGAGATCATCCTAACAGTTGCGGATATGCACCTTGGGACGGATACTTTGAACGAGTCCAATCGGTGAACATTGAATTTTTCAAAGTGTTAGGATAATATGAAACCCGAAGACCAAAACATAGCCATAGCAAAAGTTTGCGGATGGAAACTTAAATGGCAAAACGTTGGAGGCGGCGACCTTTTCGATTCCAAACCAAAAGGACATAGTTGGGAAGTATGGATACCTCCTGCAATATGGTATCAAAGTAAAGAAGGACTTGCATTTACACGCGACCGTGAATCATGGAACCCGCAGCCTCCCAACTATCTAAACGATTTGAACGCGATGCACGAAGCGGAAAAAATTTTAGAATGGACTCCAGAACGCGCTGGGCGGATGACCGACTATGCATTAGCTCTGTATAAAATCGTCGGTCTTGAGGTTCTCGATTATGTCGAGACTTCGGCTGTATTGCTTAGAGCAACTGCATCGCAAAGAGCAGAAGCATTCCTAAAAACTTTAAACATGTGGAAAGAATAATATGAAACAAGTTAAACTTATAATTGCGACAGCATTTGCAGACACTATATGGTTCAATTACGGTGATGATTACTTAGACATTACCCGAATCATGGTTGAAGATCACTCTCCATGGGAAGAAGTAGATGAAACTCAATTTGGCGATTTGGAAGAATTTGTTCGCGATTTCAATAGAAATCTTAAAGCTAACAACGGATTTGCTTTTTTGATTGAAAAGGAAAAGCAGATTTCCGCTCAAAGTGCGATCAAACAAATCGTTGAAAAACGCGAAGCTGCCTTAAAAAAGGCAAAGGAAGCAGAACGTAAGCGTAAAGAGTTGGAAGAAAAGAAAAAGGCAGAAGCCAAGCTTAAGCGGCTGGCTAAGACCAAAGAGCAAAAGCTTAAGTTGTTTGAACAGCTTAAAGAAGAGCTTAAGTTGGACGTTATTAAATTTGAAGAATAATATGAATGCAAAACACTCACCAATCGTAAAACTCAAAGGCGAAATTCCTTCGTCTGTATCTCCTCATGTTACGGTAGAAGAATTTTCTCAAGACCTGAAAAACTTTATGAATGCTATGAACGAAGAACAGCATGCTAAATTCAAAAAGGCTGCTGAAATTCTAGCACAAAATAAAAAGGATTGTGAACAGTTCGAAGGACGGGATGGATTATGATCAGATTGCTAAAATTTTTATTTACTGGTTCTTGGCATGAACATAAATGGGTAATTATAAAAGAAAGAACAGTTAATACCGATGAAGAGGGACGTTTTTTCATTTATGAATGCCAATGTGTAACTTGTGGAGAAATTAAAGGATTCAACCCTTTGAATGATGTATGATTGACTTTTTAACACAAACATTTACACTATCACTTCCGTTGTGGGGTTGGGTGCTGACCATCATTGGAACTTCGATACTATTAGCGGCACTCACTTACGTAGCAATTTACATCCTGATAATTAAAACACTTAGAATTTTTTAATAAATTTTGGTAATGTTAGTAAATTTTAATGTAACTAGAAAAGATAATATCACAGGATATTGCACAGCAATTCCTTATATCGAATATTTTATAAATTCATTAAATTGCCCAATTGATATAAAATTAAAGTTGCCAAATGAGGTAGAGGTTCAAATATTCCGATTCAATCCATTTAATGTGATCGCATATGCTAAAAAAGAACTAATTTGTATTAATGCGTATCATATGAATTTATTAAGATCTAATGAAGATGTTAATAAAATGTTTAAAACGTTAGCCCATGAAATTATTCATATTCAACAGCTGCATACAAAACAATTACAACTCATCCCATTTACAGAAGAAAAATTGTGGAAAGGTAAAAAATACTACGGAAGTTCACATACTGTTTATAAAAGATACAGAACACAGCCATGGGAGCAACAGGCAAATATATTAGCTCCACACATTGTTAAAAAATCATTCAACCATTTATTACTATGAACGTATTCCTCGATGATATAAGAAAACCGAAAGACGCTTGGATTTACCCAAGACGAGACGATAAGAAGCAAATTATTTCTGGTAAATCACTTGAGAATATTTCAGGCATTCCAAATGGCAATTGGGATATTGTTCGCTCTTATGCAGAGTTTGTAGCGTATATTGAAAAGAATGGAATTCCTGATGTGATCAGCTTTGATCATGATTTACATACGGAACATATGGATCATTATTTTTCAGTTACAAGTTTGACTGGTGTGGTTGAATATGGTAATTTAAAAATTCCAACTGGTAAACACTGTGCTGAATATTTGATTGACAAATGGAACGAGGGTGGTAGGATCAAGACTCCAATCTGCTACGTCCATAGCGCAAACCAATGGGGAGCAAAGAACATCAAAGAAGTTCTTGAGCAACTCTGGCACACAAAATCGTAAAAATAAAAACATGATAAATAAAATTTTTTGGGATATTGACGAAACTCTTATCCACACGCTTTTAGATGATCCAAAGCAAGATCATGTAGCATTTTCTCTTGGTGATAGTTATACATACTACACCATCATTCGTCCATGCAGTCATGAACTGATCAGATTCAGCCGTGAACTGGTTGGAGAGGAAAATGTCCATATTCTGACCACAGCAACAAGAGATTATGCTGAAAAGGTTAATGAGCTTGCTGGCTGGGGATTTGATCCTAATGACATCTTCGCTAGAGAAGATCAAGAAGCTAGTATGGTTTGGGTTTCAACAGCGTATGGTGGTAGATATGGTTCCATTATTCCCCATGAATATGCCAATCCAAACAATGTGCTGATCGACAATCTGCCACGACGCCAAAATGAAGGTAAGATTCAATTCATCGGAATTCAAAAAACTCAGGACACAAATTATCTGAAAATTGATGATTATTACGGTGTTAATTTTCCCGAAGATCCTTTTGAGGAAGATGTTAAAGAGTTTCTCATTGAAAGAACCGCTAATTAAACACTGACCTAAACTGCAAACATCTCAAACACTATGAACATTATACGCTTCCTATTCTCAATTGGATTGACCGCTGGGTTGATTTACGTCATTTGGTTTACCAATTTTCTTGATATGATTGTTGCCGCTTTTCGAAAAAAGCAAGACAAGATTATCGAGAAGAATGTCGATCATATCGAGCAGATTGCATCTGAACGAATTCAACATCTAGCCAAAGAGAAACAATTTCTTGAGGAAAACATTGTAACCGTTACCAAAATCAAGGAACGGATTGCAAAGTCCAACTCAAAAAAACCAAAACAAAATAAAACAAACGAATGAAACTGAAACTAATTCTAACTGTAATTGGCGTTGCTATCCTCGCCACCCTATCTTCCAACCTTATTCACAAGGTTGATGATACTGAATGGCAAGCTGTTCAATACATCAACGGTGAAGTTGAAATTAAAGATTCCGCTGGTGTCTATTTCGCATTCTTCCCCAAGGTGACTGAATATCCACGAAATCTTCCTCTCGGCTTTTACAAGAAGGCCACTAAGGAATCGCCAACTGATGAGTCTACCCGTGTGACGTTCAATGATGGTGGAACCGCTGATATCGATGCTACGCTTCGTATTGCTCTTCCAACCACTGTTGATCAGAAGCGTGAATTCCATCGTCAGTTTAGTGGCAACATCGCCAACATCAAGACTGCTGTTTGGGCACACCTTTCAAACGTGATCAAGGCTTCTGGACCTCTTATGAGTGCATCAGAAAACCAATCGTCTCGTAAGAGTGAGTTCAATACTGTTGTTCTTGATCAGCTTAACGATGGTCTGTATGAAATGCGTCGTGTTGAACGAGAGTTGGATCAGCTTGACGAAAAGGGCAATAAGGTTCGTGTAACTGCAACTGAAATTGTTCGAGACGCTAAGACTGGCAAACCTGTCATTTCACAGAAGAGTCCACTTGCTCAATATGGTGTAACTGTTACTCAGTTCTCGATTACTGAAACTGAGTATGATGAACAGACTCGCAAGCAGTTCAATACCAAGAAGGATGCATTCCTTCAGGCTGAAAGTGCAAAGGCGCAACGTGAAGGCGAAGTTCAGCAAAAGCTGATGGTTATCGAGAAGGGTCTTCGTGAGAAGGCTGAAACCGAAGCCAAGTCTAACCTTGAAAAGGCACAGGCTGTCATCACTGCGATGAAGGAAAAGGAAGTTGCTGAAACTGAAGCTGCCAAGATTCTTGCGGTTGCATTGAAGCAAAAGGAAACTGCTGAAACTGAAGCTGCGATGAAGCTGTCTGTTGCAAAGCTTGACAAGGAAGCTGCGACTGAAAACGCTGAAAAGATTCGAATTCTGGCAGAAGCTGAAAAGGATCGTATTGCACAGGCTGGTGCCATCACCGAAAAGGACAAGGTAACTCTTGAAACCCAACGTGAAACCGCCATTGGTGTTGCCTCTGCTCTTGCTAAGGTGAATGTTCCACAGATCGTCATCAGCGGTTCTAACGGTGCTGATGGTAAGGGTGGTTCCGCTACTCAGAGCGAGCTTATCAATCTTCTGCTTCTCAAGCAGAACGGATACCTTGATGCAATGAAGGTTCCGACTGTGCAGACCAAGTAAACAATAAAGCTTGACAAATTAAGGGGTTGTGAGTATTATATTCGCAACCCCTTTTTTATGTGCGACAATAATTTACTAGACACTGCATCAGATCAATTGTTTTTTGAAAACTTCAAAAATATGGCAGTTGCCATACTTGAAGCAGGTGGTGAACCATTTAGTGTGCTTGAACCACACATTGAATGGATCAAAGAAATGAGCAACAACAATATCGAAATATCATTCAAATACAAAAATGAAAAGCATTTGGTCATCAATTAAAGATTTTTTCTTTCCTAAGCAACGCTGGTTGACCAACAAGATTCCCAATCATTGGATGGACAAACCTGAACTGATTCAGCTTGTTCTATTTGAAATTCTCATCGACTACGTTGAGAATGAAGAGGGTCTACAGGACCAGATTGATTTTTCTGCTGAACTCGCAGCAGGGCATATTGATCAACAATACATCGATAATGTCAAAGCTGTTGACGGAGAGCTTCGTAGGGTTTACAACTATATCAAAAACGAACGTAAAGCTCTTGAAGAAAACTACAATTGGAAAGTGTATGAAGATATGGATAAAAAAGATATGGATGCCATGGCTACAATCGTTAAGTATTCCGGTTATCTCTGGACATGAATTAAACACTGCACTAGAATACCAACATGCCTAGAGAAACACTAATCATCGGATCGCATGCAATGTCAGCATGGTTCCCGGATTTCAAGAGAACGCCGAAAGACCTTGATGTTATTTCAAAAACTTCTCATATGACAAAGGAAGTTCAGCATTATTGGGTTGATAGCTTTCAATACATTCTTGATAACAACAAGAGCAACATCTACATTGATCCTAACTTTCTGTTGACGCTCAAAATGAGTCATGCAGGCTGGGACATTCATTGGCAGAAAACAATGTCTGATATTTTGTTCCTTAAAAATAAAGGTTGTGTAGTTGACAAGCCATTGTATTACAGTCTTGTCAAAGACTGGATTGGCGTGCATGGTAAAAAGTGGGCAAGTCTCAAGAACAAAACCAGCACTACATTCTTTGAAGATGCAGTAACTCGCAAATATGTTCACGATGACATTCACGAAGCTGTTGCAGTTTACGACAAACCGCTTTATGAAAAGCTGATCGTTGAAGGTGTCAATTGCTCTCAATCAGGATTTGACAAATTGCGATTCGATGATAAAATACTCTTAGTAAAAGAAGAAGTGTGGGTAACTGCTCTTGAGCGTTATCATATTCCATCGGACTTTACATGTGGACACGCTGCCGCTTATGGTCAGAGTCTAAAAAAGCTTGCAACTACGATGTCATCTGGATGGTTTAAATTCTTCATTTTGGATAATTTCCAACATCTGACAGGTTGCAAAGATAAAGAATATATCCAAAAATTCAAACAAGCTGAATCTCAAAACAAACTAAGAAAATATGAAAATTGATACTCCACAAATCATCGACAACAACATCACAAATCTCAAGAAGCAACTTGCTGAAATTGAGGTTGCTAAGAAGGAATTAGTAGACACTATTAATGATGAAATTGCTCGTCAGGAAAAGCTCAAGGCAGAACTAGAATTACAGACCAAGTTTAACGGATGGATTCCTACCAAGTCAAACATCATCGATGTTATTCAAATGGCTAACGAAACTGAAAACTTGAAGTATTTCAAGAATTTGCCATATGAAACAAGTATTTATGATATTGATGATGGCACTTCTCTTGAATTCGGAGATAATTGGGTCATTAAATGCCATTATTCTCATGGTGGAGGCGAAGGTTCTGGATCAGAACGTTATGTTGTGTTGTCTGTTTCTCAAAACGGAGCCAACGAAACATTTTGGATGGTGCCGGGTTGGTATGAATCCTACAATGGCTCAGAGTTTGAATTGGATTCGCTGTATCAGGTTGAACCTTACCAGAAGATGGTGACTGCTTACCGCAAGATTTAAGCAATGAACTCACAAATTCCATTTGATCAATATCTGATCAAAACGTATCCAACGCTGTTCCCAAAAGATAGCGATGGTAACCCAACTGCACCGTCTTGTGGTATTTGGTGTCCTGTTGGTTGGGAGAATTTGGTAAAAGACCTTTGCAAAGCAATAAGCACATATTGTTGCTTGCAATTGGTCTATATTGAAAAGCGTAAACCATTGCGTCTTGTAAAACAATGGTTTTACAAAAATATTTTTAGTAAAATATACGACCCTTTGTATAGGAAATACAATCCCTACAACAAGCCTGAATATAAGACACTCCTACTCTCTGTGTCTGCTCGTGCTGCTCTGAACGAAAAATACAAACGGGAATTTGCAATCGTTGAAAAATTACGAAAGATTCAAAAAATATTTTATCCATACTACAAATGGGATACTGTACCTGTCGCTCCTGTAACCATTCATCAAATCAAAGAAAAGTTTGGACAACTTCGCTTTTACTACGAAGGTGGTGATGCTAAAGTTGCTGGAATGGTCAGCTTTGCTGAATATTTATCATCAACCATTTGTCAAAATACGGGAACCCGAGCAACTCTTTGTAAAAAAAGATCGTGGTATGCCACTCTCAGTCCAGAAGAAGCTGCAAAAAATGGATTCACCAGTGTCATTTATAAAAACTAGCATACAATACAAGCACCACAATGAACATCACTGAACACGAAACTTTTAAAAAATGCGGGGGTGAACTTATCGTTCAGATCGTCGGCGGATCAAATCTCTACGGTCTTAATACACCTACAAGCGATATTGATTATCGTGGACTTTTCGTGGCCACCGATCCAAAGTATCTTGCCAATCTAAACACGATTGACAGTATTGTTCAAACGGGAGATGTTGACGCTACCTATTACGAATTGACTAGGTATCTCAAGCTGCTTCGAAAGAGCAATACCCAAGTTCTTGAAATTTTGTTCGCTCCTGAAAGTTCATTTGTTTTCAAACATCCACACTTTGATGTTATTCGTGATAACAAATACAATTTGATTGAAACTTCTGTTCTCAAGCAAAGTCTCAAAGGTTATGTGTTTAGCGAACTTAAACTGGCTACTGGAGAACGAAGTGGACAGCTTGGCGGTAAGCGTAAAAAGGCAGTTACTGAATATGGATTCAGCCCTAAGAATTTCGTTCAAATTTTGCGTCTTTGCAAAGTGGGTATCGAATTTTTCACAGATGGTCGATACATGGTCAATGTCAAAGAATTTGATCCAGAGTATCACAATTTTCTAATGGATATCAAAACTGTTCCTGAGAAATATACAAGAGAGCAGCTTGAAGCTTTTGTGAACGAAGAGTTCCAAAAACTAGAAAAGACTATTGACAATACGGAAGTAGAGTATAAATTTGATGAAGAACTGGCGGCACAAATCATTCTTGATGGTCGCAAGTATTTCGCGTAATCAATCCAATAAATAAATTAAAAATATGAAACTTAAAGCTACTATCAATATCGATGATGCCATCGAAACACTTCAGAATCAACTGAAAGAACTTGAAATTGCTAAAAAGAAGCAACAAAAGGCTATCAATGATGAAATCGAAAGGCAGAAAAAAATCAAAGCTGAACTTGAAGCAAAAGATAAGTTCAAAGATTGGCATCCTTCTGCTTATAACCTGATCGAAGTCATTAAAATGTCTGATAATTCTGCTAATTTGCATTATTTTAAGAATTTGAAATATACAGTGGGTGTGTATGGAATTGATTACACTCCTCTTGAATTCGGTGATGGTTGGGTTATTAAATGTTTTTATAAACATGGTGGAGGTGAAGGAGATGGATCAGATCATTACGTGGTATTGTCTGTTACTCAGAATGATATCAATGAAACTTTTTGGTTGATTCCGGGTTATTACGAGTCCTACAATGGTAGAGAATTGGAGTTGGACGATATTCATCAGGTCGAGCCTTACGAGAGAACTATCACCGATTTCAGGAGAATCTGATCCATCATTTCCATGGCAACTACAAACAATATCACAGGAGATGAAATCAAATCAAAAGCCCTAACTGCTGCTGGTCGTGAAAATTATGATCGGATTTTTGCTAAAAAGTCGGCGCATGAATGGCTAAAAGATGAAAATGTTACCATTCTTGATCCTGATGGATGGCGTTACGATGATGGCGTGACTATGGATACGCCAATTTCTTACAAAGAATTTCAAAAACGATTGGTGCAATGCACCGTAATTGGATTGATTAAATGACCAACAGACAAAAATATATCATTGATTGTGACGATGATGCTCACTGGTATTATTTCCCTCTTGAAATGAGAGACGAGTTCCAGAAATGGATTGACATTCAATACGGAGACGATTATGATGATCCCATGTATGGGAGTTACCCTGATTGGTTGAAGTGTATCGACGGTCCACATTCAATTACATTTGAAAATCCAGAATTTTGATAATCATGACATACACAATCACAATAGATCTAAGCAAAATTGATGAGCAAGGACCGATATGCTTGCATAAAACATGTTCAGCCTGTCATGGAACTGGACGTAAAGCAGACGGCAGCTATTGTATTCATGCATTGAGTTGTCCGTGTCCAAGCTGTAGTCCATTTACTTTAAATCTGAATCGAAAGGTTACTTGTTAAAATGCACACGCCCAACACATCAAGATACTTCACTCATGCTGATCCGCAAGTGTTGTCGGACATCGGTGTAACCTCACAAGACATTCTTGATCTGAAGGATGAAGGTTGTGAATTGACACTTGCATATCTCACTGATGATCAATGTAAACGTCTGATTCCTGAAGGAAACTATTGCTACACGAGAGTTGATGGTAAGTTTAAACTTTGTCCTTTTTGGGATAGGTTCAAACAGTTCCCAAAGCAGGACAACGGCTATTGTCATTTCATGAAGAAAGGTGACTGGCAAGACAAAGGAATCGGTCTTCTTTGGGATCAGTGTAAAGAATGTGGCGTGAAAGAATACCGTGACGATTATGAGAGAAATTAAATTCAAAATTTATGATAAAAATGATACTAATTGTATCATTGGACCTTTTAATTGGAATAAATTACCACAGTTTCTATTTCCTGAAAATTTTACGGTGCTACAATACACAGGTCTAAAAGACAAGAACGGTGTGGAGATTTACGAAGGAGATATTGTGAAAGTTGGCTACGGTGAACATGAAGGGGCATTAGGAAAGGCTAATTTTCAATACGGCTCTTTTATGTTAACCAGCAAATATGGTGGAAATTTCATGGATACTTATAGATCATGTTTATACGGAGAGGTAATCGGCAACATCTTTGAAAATCCAGAACTGATGGAATCATGGGTAGAGAAATAAAATTCAGAGTGTGGGATAAAGAACTGTATCAATACAACAGCCCTAATGTGCATCATTTAGAAAAAAATGATGATGTTTTGTCTATTGTTTTGAATTTAGACACTCAAAAGATTTGTGGAGATGGTAGATTCGTGATCCAACAATACACCGGGCTTAAAGATAAAGAAGGCAATGACGTATATGAAGGTGATATCTTGCATATGGATATGGGTATCATGTATGTAGTTGAGTGGTCTGATCCGCATGCCACATTCATCTTTAAAACAATTACTAACCAAGAGGGCATGTATATGATCCCCTCGGGAATCGTAAAAACACGGACTATAGTATACGGTAACATCTTCGAAAATCCTGAACTGCTAAATCAATGAAAGCTCAAAAGTATTACGATATTGAATTTTACATGGCACCTCCTATTGACAAATGGAGTAAAATGGTAGGATTCTCTTATATGAGAAAGTCTTTTGCTGAAGGAGCATGGTCCATGTTAAAAGCTCACTATAACCATAGATGTGAACACCGATTATTGTGTGATGGCCAAGTGATTGCTGAAATGGGCAAACAAACAATTAAAGTAAACTGATGAAATTCGATTCTATTAAAAATATTTGGGTAACTAATTTTGGATTACCTGATATTTCTTTTGGTATTCATATTTGTATGGATAAAAGAATCGATATTCACTTTTTATGGTGGATGTTTAGCTTTGGTAAGATTCCAATTTATAAAGACGATGAGACGTTTATTGCTGTGAGTAATTCTTTCCACAATAAACGTTCAAAAAGGCTAAGAGCGGGCACACCTTAATCCAGAAAAATTAAACTAATGAGAGAGATAAAATTTAGAATTTGGGACAATCTAAAGAAAGAATGGGTGACTAACAAATACATCTGGAGAATGAAAACCGATGTAAATGGTATTGGTGAAATTCATCCACATACATTCTACTGGAAGCAACATCCACATGGATTGACTTATCAACAATACACTGGTCTAAAAGACAAGAATGGTAAAGAGATTTACGAAGGAGATATTTTGGAGATTTATCAACATAACCAGCCTGAAGAAGTTTCCTATGTGGCAGATGGCAGCACAGCATTTGGATTCTTTAAACATGATTCGATCGAACGAACTGATGGTTCTTTTGAAACATTGGGCGATTATACAGACTCAAGTGGTTATAAAGTAATTGGTAATATCTTTGAAAATCCAGAACTATTAGAGTTGAAATGGGAAACAAACAATCAAAGTAAATTAACATGAACATAACTATTGATTTAAATACAGATAATTTAGTGAGAGGCAATTCAAAGCAAGAATTGATCGAATTCATTGTCGATATAGACAAAAAGGTTCAAGATGCTGATTTTTCGATCAAACTGATAAATGCTCTAATTTCTTCATTAGAAGAAGATGAAGAGCTTTCGTGGATCGCTAAAGAGCTAGGATTTAAAGAAATTTAAGAATCATGAGTAGAGAAATTAAATTTAGAACTTGGGATACTGAATACGAAGAATTTTCTGAATGGACAAATAGAGATCCATTCTTTTCTACCTCCCATAAACAGCTTTTCTTTTGGGAGAGAACTCGAAACGACGATGGTAGTTATGGTGGGGATATTATATTAGAAGACTTGGGCAATAGATTCATTCTTCAGCAATACACAGGTCTAAAAGGCAAGGATGGTGTAGAGATTTATGAAGGTGACATTGTTCGTTTTTCTGAACCAATCAAATTGGCAGAAGATTGCTACATGTCAACCCTTTATGTCTTTGACTTCTACAATGGTTCTTTCTTAAGACCGTATATTTACCATTCTATCAACGGCAGCAAATTTGTTAAAATTGGAGAAACCAAGCTCAACCCTGTCGGCAGAGCGAAAATGGAAGACAATGATCATTTCGACTTGACAAAAGCAGAAGTCGTTGGTAACATATTCGAAACACCATTCGAGATTGATCTATAAATTTGAAATAACACAATGAGCAACTATATTAAACCAGTCCTTTTGATAGGAGACATACACGGCGCATTTGGTCGGTTGAAGAATCTCATCCATCATCAGGGTATTGAGAATTGCTACCTGATTTGCGTTGGTGATCTCGGTATCGGTTTTAAAAATACTCAGAATGGAGAAATGATTGCTTGTGGTGATTTGAATGATTACTTTACCAAAAAGAATATTCACTTCATGTCGATCCGGGGGAACCACGATGATCCCGCGTATTTCAATGGCGACTCTCGTATCAAAATGAGTAATTTTGAATTGCTTCCAGATTATACCACCAAAGAACTCAATGGAGAGAAATTCCTTTTTGTTGGTGGTGCCATCAGCATTGATCGTTTGTATCGTGTTCCCGGTAAGAGTTATTGGCACGATGAGACATTTGTTCTCAAACCTGAATTGATTACAGAATGTGATGTTCTCGTAACCCATAGCGCCCCAACTTGGAATGGTCCTTTTGATAAAGAAGGACTAGCTGGATGGTGTGGAAAAGATCCTGAGCTATGGAATGATTGCTACAAAGAGCGCATTGATCACGATGAATTGATCAAGCTTTCAAAAGCTAAAATGCATTACTGTGGTCACTTCCATTCCTATCATTGGGTTGAAATGAACGGATGTTATTCCACGATTCTTGCCATTGAGCAGGTCAAAGAGCATAGACTAATTGAAAGTAATTTTTAAAAATATGAACACTGATAATAAAAATATAATTAAGCAATTCATCAGAGATCGAAAGAATAATCCACGAGGAATTGTAGTTGCTGTTAGAGAAGAAAATGGGGTTTACTACGGGTATTCACTCTGTAATCCGATTGATCGTTTCGATAAAAAATTAGGCATCAAGATTGCAGTTGCCAGAGCTTTGAGCAAAGATTATTTTTTACCGATCTGCCCCAATACTCAAAATGAAATTGAAAATCTTTTCAAAAATCTCGAAAAGAGAGCATTGAAATATTTTAAAGATTTGCCTGAAGAAAATGTTCGTTTTCTTGAGCTTCAAGTTAGCGAATAAAAACTACGATACAAATGACGCAACATTATGAAACAGCACTTACACACTCACTGGATTCAGAAAAATGACGAAACGTTCGTCCTCAACCTTGATGAAGCGTTCAGTCCTTTTGTTGATAAAACCAATTTGTTCTTTCTCACTTTCAAAAAGCTGACTTTTCCGGGTGGTGAATCTCACTTCCAAATTACCAGCACCATCGCACTGGATAATCCCGGTGATTTGATCATTACGCATCGTGTGAACAGTGCAGGAGATTTCATGGATATCATCCTTGCTGTTGATGCTGCTCGTCGGGCTGGTTTTACCAATATCCAGCTTGTGCTTCCATACTTCCCCGCTGCTCGTCAAGACCGTGTTTGCAATGCTGGTGAACCGCTTACGGTCGCTGTCTTTGCCAAGCTTATCAATGACTGCAACTTCTCCAAGGTGTTCATCTTTACTCCTCATAGTGAAGTGACTCCTGCTCTTCTCAACAATGTTGTTGTCGTTGACGATCATGATTATGCAAAGCTGATCGTTGCAGATTTGATTAAATCTGATTCTTCTATCAAGAAGATCAACATCGTGTGTCCTGACGCTGGCGCTGGCAAGCGTGTTGGTAAGATCGCTACTTACTTGGCCAATGAATTCCCCCTCATCGAATTTGAAATGATTCGTTGTGAGAAGATTCGTGACGTTAAGGATGGGTCGCTCAAGGGATTCTTTGTTCAAGCTGACGATCTTGGCGGTAATCCTTCGATCATCTTTGATGACGTAAATTGTAAAGGGGGGACTTTTATAGGTTTGGCTAAAAAATTGAAAGAAAAAAATCCGGGACCAATTTATCTGTTTACAGCGCATTCAGATACGGTTGAAGGTGTTCAGAATGTGTGTCAGCATTTTGACCATGTTTATACTGTCAACACAAAACATAATTGGGACGAATCGGTAGATTGTGGAAATTTCACATGTTTTAAGTTTTCGGTGTAAAAGTTCCACTCATACGTTAAATATATACGTATGAGCCAACTTATAAAACCTCAAATCCAATGGACACCAGAAAAAATCCAACTTTTAAAAGATGAATATCCGTTAGGTGATAAAAATCAATTAGCGAAAAAACTAGGAATTAAACGATCTACACTAAAAGAGGCTGCTAGACGATTCAAAATCAAAAGTTTGATAGACAAACGAAAATATAAAGCATCTAAATTATTAAATGACAGTCTTGAATCCTATTATTGGCATGGTTTCATAATAGCCGATGGTCATATAGGGAAACGCAATAACATAAAAATTACAGTTTCTCCCAAAGACGAAGGACACTTAATAAAATTTAGAAACTTTTTAGAAGTCGAGCAGCCAATAAAACACAACATTCAGAATACCACTTACGCAAACAATACTGAATCGGTCACGATTTCCATATCAGATGTTAATACATGTGAACAGTTGAGAAATTTGTATAAAGTCGGTCATACAAAAACCATAAATCCTCCAAACCTATTAAAAATATTAAATGATTCGGATAAGTTTGTATCATTTTTCTTTGGACTGTTTGATGGTGATGGTTGTTTTTGTATGCAAAAATCTAAAGTAGTGGCCATGAAATTTGAATTACATTCATCTTGGATGGAAGTGTTAGAATCTATAAAAATAGCTTTAGAGAAACACTTCAAGATAGAATCGATAATTTCAATGACATCAAGAGGGTATTCTAAGCTTATGATTTACAAAAATGAAAATTTTCGAAAGTTTAAAAATCTAACACTAGATATGAATATTCCAGTAATGGAAAGAAAATGGAACAAACTAATATGATTTCTGCAAAAGAAGCTAATGAGATAACCAATCCAGTTGCACAACAACTAAAAGGACAAGCTGATGAAAATATGCTTTTAGCTCTTGAGGTTGCTATCAAGAATGCTGCAATGAGTGGACGGTATTCTGTTGAATGTGACACAGTTTTCACCACTTTTGTTATCGATAAACTGAAACAAAATGGCTTCTGCTTAAAGCATAATATATTTAATGTTTGGATTATTTCATGGTATTAACAAATAACTAATATGAAACGCGCATCTATGGCTCGTGCTCAAACAATCGAGAATCAGCTTAATAAGCATAAGATTCTAATTGAAGACATTGAGCGGAAAATTGACAATGCGATTTTAGCAGGGAAAACCTACGCGTATATTGATACAGCTATTCCATATTCAGTCGAAAAAATGCTTAAAGAGCATGGTTACGGTTTCCGCAAAACAGGTTATTTGCAGGAAATCATTTGGGAAGATGCTTGAGCACAAAGGAAAACTAATAAAAACTACGCTATAATATCCTCGATCCCAAAACAAATCAATATGAATATCGGCCTAGTCTGTATCAGCGAAATCCTCAAGGAAAAAAATAAAACAAATGCGTTTCAAACGATGACTCGTTCTCGTTTCAATTCGTTGAAGCGCGATATTGCCATCGCTGATCTTTCTAAGAAGATTCTACACAACAGTCGTTTGTGTGGTGTGATCATTCATCATTGTGCTGTTGTGGGTATCAAGCATTATCGCATCAGTAGCAATCTGTTTCCCCTTATTACTGACAGCACTCTCAATCTTTCTTATTTTGATCTGCCAGATTTTGAGGAAATCAAATCACGTTTGCAATATGCAGGTGATCTTGCTGTTAAGCTGGGTGTTAGTATTTCGTCACATCCTGATCAATTCAATGTTCTTCCATCACTCAATCCTGATACTGTCACCAAGACTATCAAAGAACTGAATCATCAATCGTATGTTCTTGATATGTTTGGCTGCGCTCGAAATTATTCATCACCAATGTGTTTGCATCTTAATCTTTCGATTGATCCCGCTAAAGATAGCATGATGGATTATTTGATTCGTTTCCGAAATGCTTTCAATCGTTGCGATATTGGTGTTCGCAATCGTTTGGTTCTTGAGAACGAAGACAAAGGTTTTTGGAATGCTGAAAATCTTTACAACAACTTTGGTAGTTATCTTCCTTTGGTGTTTGACAATCTACACGATGCTGTTAATCCTTCTCCAGTTTGTCACTTTGATCTTTTCAAAAGCACATGGCGTTCTTATACACCTGTTATGCATTGGAGTGAAGGCGTTGTAGCAAGTCCCCGCAGTCATGCTGAATACGCCACTCACATGCCCGACGTTGTTAAACTGAATAGTGATTGTGTGTGGGAATTCGAACTCAAAGGTAAAGACAAAGCTATCGTCAAAGTTCTTAACAACGACTACGCAACCAATTAAACACTGATATTTTTTCAATAAAAACTACGATATAATCACTGCAACTCCTGTAAATACAACAAAAATACAATAAAAATATGAATACATTAGCTCCTCTACTCGTGGACGTTCATAAGTTCCATTTTCTTTGATTGTGGACCAAATTGTTAGATTCGATAAAAGCTTTCAATTGAAGCATAAATGATTTTTTGATTGTGATTCGGGCATATCCACGATTATTGATTTTACCTTCGTAATCCAATCCGACTAATTTACAGATTTCATTTAGGAATTGCAACCAATTAGAATGAACTTCAATTTTACCAGCAAAATTTGGTCTGAGATATCCATCCCCATCAAAGAATCCAATCAAGAATGCCATTGCTTGTTCTTTTGTTTTTAAAAATTCCGACGATATACTTGAGTATGTTTTTTGATCTTCATCATCCAACCCCCATAAATTCCTAATTTCCTTTCCAGCGTTAATATCTTTTACATTGACTCTATAAAGTGTTCTAGGTTGAGTATTGTAACCAGATTCAACTTCAAATTGATAAACAGCAGAATTGACATACAATGCAAATGATTCTACGATATCTTTATCTTTTTCCCCTTGTGAGAACATGAGATGCCCATCTTTGCTGACATATCCATCAGATGCCAATAAACCTAACCAATAGAACGATTGCAAAGAACCATTAAGAAGTATAGATATATCACCATTTCGATTGATATTGATTTGACGTTTAATACCTCTCTTCCTAGCCCATTCTGAAATAGCGTGTTTACTTCTTCCAACCAACTGAGACAATTCATCAAAATCACCATACTCATACATATCCAATATCAATCTCTCATCTTTTTCTGATAATGAATTCCATGGCTCAGGTTTTGGTCTTGACAAACCCAACTTCCTAGCATATACTTCAACCGTATGTTTACTCAGTTTCATTCTCTCGGCTATCTCATCGATTGAGATTGAAGTTGGATAAAGCTCATTCAATACATCGGAATACTCTTTTTTGATATGCTTGGTCATGATCTTATTTAGTATCAGACTGATATTTTTTCAATAAAAACTACAATATAATCTCAACAACCTCAATAAATACAACAAACATTATGAATACACTCGCTCCACTCTTAGTAGACGGTTACAAAGTTGACCATCGCCGCCAGTATCCTAGCAATAGCGAACTGGTCTTTTCGAATCTCACTGCACGCGGCACTCGCGTCAAGGGAATCAATAAGGTGATCAGTTTTGGTCTGCAATACTTCATGAAGAAGTATCTGCTTGATGAATGGGAACGCACTTTCTTCTCTCGTCCTTTGGATGAAGTTACCAAGAAGTATGGTCGTCGTCTTCTGAATTACCTTGGCGTCAACAACATTGGCGACCAGCATATTCGTGATCTTCACGCTCTTGGTTATCTTCCGCTTGAAATTTGGGCGCTGCCTGAAGGTTCTAACGTTGATCTTCGTGTCCCAATGTTCGTCGTGTTCAACACTGATGCTCGTTTCTTCTGGCTTACCAATGCCATTGAAACCATTCTGTCTTGCTCGACTTGGGCTTGTAGCACCAGTGCAACGACCGCTCTTATTTATCGTAGGATTCTTAATGAGTGGGCTAAGAAGACCAATCCTGAAATGATTGATTTCGTCCAATTCCAAGGACACGATTTCTCTTTCCGTGGTATGATGGGTCTTGAAGCTGCTACCATGAGTGGTGCTGCTCACCTTCTTAGCTTTGTCGGAACTGATACGCTTCCTGCCATCGACTTCCTTGAGGAGTATTACAATGCTGATAGTGACAAGGAAATGGTTGGTGTGTCTGTTGCAGCGTCCGAACACAGTTGCATGTGCCTTGGAACTGCCGTTATGATTGAATCTATCCCTGACGAGATTGATGAGTCTTACGAATATTACGATTATGTGATGGCCGTGAACGGCTAAGATTATCTTTAGCCCACAGAGGTCTTTGGTTGGAATAATGGAAACATTCTTTCTGTTGTTTTGGATCAGATAAATCAAACGTATGGCATTCTTTGATATGGTCAACGTGCCATCCAGAGGGTCCATAGTTATCCCAAGACATACCTTCCAACCAAAGACTTTCAATGTGAGCTTTAAATTCTTCTGCTGAACAGCCAATAAGATTAAACGTATTATCCGATTTGGTTCTTCCCATCAAAGCATGGTGAACTCGTCTTCTTAAATTTCTTTTGATTTTAAAAATTGGATCGTCTTTCTTTTTAGATTCCCAATTCTTTTTGTAAGCTGCTATCTTATCTTTGTTGGCCTTTCGATACTCAGCATCATAAGCAATTTTTTGAGGCTTTGATCTTTCAACATATTGACGTTTTTCTTCTCGCATTTTATCAACATTTTTCCAATAATGCTCCTTGCGTCGGTTTTTGAAGTCTTCGGAATTCTCATCCCTCCATTTTTTAGATGCGGTATTTAAACAATATTTGCATTGGGAATTAAAACCAGATTTAAATCGAGAACTCTTAGGAAACTCGTTCAATGGTTTTTCTTCTTGACATTTGGTGCATGATTTGGTATCTTGTGGTCGTTCTGAACATTCAGTCATATACATATTTACACTTAAAGCTGTAATTTAATCAATAAAAACTACGTTATAATAAATTCAAATATAAAACACTGCCCCATACTACAAACACTATGAAACTAAACGCAACTCAAAAGCAAAGCCTTGGCGAACTCCTTCTTTTCGAACGCCTCATTACTGAAACCTACCCTGATGGTATCGCGAGTATCGTTTCGGATACGTGGGACTTCTGGAACGTTGTGAATCCTGATGGTGGTATCGCTGCTATTCTCAAGGACAAGATCATGGCCCGTGATGGTAAGGTTGTCATTCGTCCTGACTCGGGTGATCCAGTTAAGATTGTGACTGGTTATACCAATGATGAAATTATCGTCCATCAAGGTAAAATTTACGAACTTGATCCCAATGAAAAAACTGGCGAACTGAAGGGCAAAGAACTTACCGAGCTTGAAGTTAAGGGCATGATTCAGTGTCTCTGGGAAATCTTTGGCGGCACCGCTACTAGCACAGGCTACCATCAGCTTGATAGTCATATTGGAGCCATCTATGGAGACAGTATCACCATTGATCGTGCTACCGCTATCTGTGAACGTCTCGCTGCCAAGGGGTTTGCTTCGACCAACCTTGTGTATGGTATCGGAAGCTTCACTTATCAGGGTGCTATCACGATGGACGCCATCGTTACCCGTGACACTCACGGATTCGCTGTCAAGTCCACTTATGGCGAAGTGACGGTTGATGGTAAGACTCAGGGTGTTGAAATCTTCAAAGACCCGAAGACTGATGACGGACTCAAGAAGAGTGCCAAGGGACTGATTGCTGTCTATGAAAAGGATGGTAACTTTGTTATGAAGGATCAAGCCACTTGGGACGACGTTAAGAATTGTGCCTTTGAGCAGGTGTTCAAGGATGGTGTGATTACCAAGGAACAGACGCTCGCTGGCATTCGTGCTAAGGTCGCTCAGAACTTCTAATTTTCTGAATGGTATATAACATTGCAGAATAGGGACACATACGTAGGTGTCTAACGATCCGATAGAGACTAAACATACAGGTTCGATTCCTGAAACCGTGGACGGTTGTATGTTTAACGAACGAACGTGAAATCCGGGTCTTTTCCCTTTACAACAAAAAATAAAATAAAAAATATGCTACTGGTAAAATTTGACGAAAATTGGGCTGATGAAATGGATGTCAGCGGGTTTAAGATTTTCGAAGATATTGAAGAGTGGGAAAATGCTATCAAAGAATTCAAAGAAGAAAGAGAAATCGAAGATGATGAAGATTGTTGTTTTTCTGTTTACTTTGGCTCAAACGAGCAAAATGAATATCGATCCATGTCTGAGTTTCTTAGCTTGTTTGAAGTGATTGAACTTTCAAAGGAACAAGCAAACGTGATTGATTCACTTTTCCCTGAAACGTCTTGCTCTGGATTTGGACATTTCCCAATCTAAATTGATAATTGTATGAAATCATTCCAAATTCAACCTCCCATTAGGCTTACAATTGATGATGAACGACTTCCAGATGCCTCTATTTTCCTTGCTGGAAGTATTGAGATGGGTGCGGCTGAAAATTGGCAAGATGAATTCATGGCAAGGTATCCTAACAATATGATGTTTTTCAATCCTCGTCGATATGATTGGGATAGTTCATGGGACCATAATAGCCCGCAGTTTGATGAACAGGTCAATTGGGAGCTTGATATGTTGGATCAGTCGGACTACATTGTTATGTATTTCGACCCTAATACAAAGAGTCCTATTAGCCTTCTTGAACTTGGATTGTATGCTAATTCGGGTAGGTTAATTGTTTGCTGTCCTGATGGATTTTGGCGACAGGGTAATGTTCGTATTGTGTGTGAGCGTTATAATATCCCTCTCTTTTATACCAAAGAAGAATGGTTGAAAGATATTGATTTTCGACTACGCTCATTTATACACTAATATGGAAACTCGATTCAACATTACTCAAGTTAGAGATTATGTAGAAGGATGGCTTTCATCATCTACTGATACCACCAATTTGACAATAAATGAAATCAAAGCTATGCTCAACAATGCGTTGGTGTGCCTTGAGGATCATAACGATGGTATTGAATCATACATTGAACGCATGGAATTTTTGAAGAATAAAACACTGCTCTAAACTACAAACATGATCGCTTACAAAGCCACCTACAATTTCAAGTGTCGGAATCAAATTTATCGTGTTGGTAAAACTTATACCTCTAACAAATTGGAAATGTGTAACCACGGATTCCACTTCTGTAAAAAGATGGAAGACACTCTGAATTACTACGGTGCAACTGAAAATTTCATTCTTCTGGAAATTGAGATTCTCGGAACTGTTATTGATAAAGATAATAAAAGTGTTACCGACAAGATCAAGGTGCTTCGTGTTGTTCCCTTTGAGGAATATACTGATGAAATGAAATCACAATTTCCTAAGTTGGAATATGATGAAAGGAATAATCTGATTTCCAAGACATTTCCAGATGATAACAAGTATACTTATGAATACGATGAACGTAACAATCTTATTTCCAAGAGAGATTCAAGTGGTTACAAGATTATCTATGAATACGATGAAAGGAATAATCTGATTTCTGCGACATATCCAGATGGTAGCAAGTATACCTATCAATACGATTCAAATAACAATCGTATTTCGGAAACTAATTCAACTGGCGCTGTGACCAGTTTTGAACGCACCATCGTAACCGAAGAATAAAAACTAACATACAATACTGACATATGAAACGCCTACTCAACCTTATTCGTGGATTTTTCGCTCTCTTTATCGGAGGCATTGAAAAGAACAACCCTGAAGCTCTTCTTGAAAACGAGAAGGAAAACCTTCGTAAGCAAATCGCCAACTTCAATGCTGGTCTTGCTATTCAAGCTGCCCTTGTTGAAAAGCTCGCTGCTCAAGCCAAGAAACTCAGCGTCGATGAAAATGATCTGAATGCCAAGATTCCTGTGCTGCTCCAAGCTGGCAAGCGTGATCTTGCTGCACAACTTGCTCTTCGTCTTCAAACTGTTGACAAGGAACATGATGATGTTGTTGCTCAATTGGAAGAAGCAGAAAAGTCTTACAAAGATTTGACCCGTGCCCGTGATGTTTCTGTCAAGGCAGCTAAAGATAAGATGGAAGCTCTTGGACGTGGTATCAATGATTTGAAGGTTCGTAAAGCTACCGCTGAACTTACTGAAATGGCCAATGGTATGATTACCTCTCTTGGTTCCAGCGGTGATAGTCTTGATCGAATCACCACTCTTGTTGAGGATGAACGTAACAAGGCTGCTGGTCGTCTTCGTGTGGCAAAAGATAGCGTGTCTTTGTCAGAGATTGATGAACTGGATGCTGTCAATCAGAGCATGGCTGAACTTGCTCTTGCTCAATTTGAAAGCAAGAGCAATGGTGGTAATCTTCCATTCAATCCGATCAATGCTGTCGGTTCTGTGATTGATACTACCGTCACCGTCGTTCGTTAAACACTGATCTAAACTACAAACATGATCGCTTACAAAGCAACTCACAATTTCAAGTGCCGGGATCAAGTTTACCGTGTCGGTAAGACATATACTTCTGATAAGCTAAAAATGTGTCAACACGGATTCCATTTTTGTAAGAAGATGGAAAACACTCTGAATTACTACGATGCAACTGAAAATTTCATTCTTCTTGAAATTGAGATTCTCGGAACTGTTATTGATGAAAATGATAAGAGTGTCACCGACAAGATCAAGGTTCTCCGTGTTGTTCCCTTTGAGGAATATACTGATGAAATGAAATCACAATTTCCCAAGTTGGAATATGATGAACGGAACAATCTTATTTCCAAGACATTTCCAAGTGGTGAAAAGTATACTTTTGAATACGATGAACGGAACAATCGTATTTCTGAGACATATCCAGATGGTGACAAGTTTACCTATGAATATGATGAACGAAACAATCTGATTTCCATTACATATCCAAGTGGTTACAAGCATACTTTTGAAATCACCAACGTAACCGAAGAATAAAACACTGACATAATCTAATATCGAAATGAAAACACTCATTAAACAAATCGGAGTTGCTGTTGTAGCACTAATCATGGGCATCGGAGTTATTGATGCCAAACCAAGTAGTTCTAGTGGCTTCAAGAGTTCCAGTAGCAGCTTTAAGAGTTCTGGAAGCAGCTTTAAGAGTTCTGGAAGTGGTTTTGGTAGCAGTTCAAAAAGCTACAATAGTCTTGGGTCTAGTAGCAATAACAGCGCCAAGTATTCGGGAAGTTCGACCAGTAAGAGTTCTGGAAGCAGTTGGTTCTCTAAGCCTCAAACTTCTACCCGAGTTCAATCCAATGTTGAGCGTTCCAAGTATGAGGCAGCGTCCAAGAGCGGCACTGTGTTCAAGACCCGTGAATCCGCTATTGCTGATTTCAAGACCAAGAAGGCCGATACTTACACAAGCAAGTTCGCTTCTGAACCAACCACTCGCCCGTCGTATATTCCTCAAACTTACAAGAGCAATGGCACCAGCTATAACATTACCTACAATCAAAGTGTGGGTGGTTATGGTTATTGGAGCGGTGGCGGGCCGGGAATTGGCACCTTTTTACTTTATGATGCACTTTCCGATGCAGTCATGCTGAATACGCTTATGGATCGTGACAATTACTATGTTGGCAATGCTCCTAGCGTTGATAATGACTACGATGATGAATGGGACGATGGTGATATTCTTTTTTGGTGTATTGCATTTCCTGTCATCGTCATCATTATTGGTGGTGTGATTGTTTATTTCGTCAACCGATAAAAATATGATCCAACTTATCAATTCATTTCGTAATGCAAAGCAAGGTGATCTAATTCGTGTCAACGATGTTGATCTTCTGATTGAACTTGACGATGTTGCCAAGAGTAAACTGCCTGATTTTACCGTCAAAGAAAAGCGATCTTTCAAAGCGAATCTATCAGAATACATCATCATCACACTTGATCATGTTGGAAGCGATATTGAACGTCTGCTTGTTTGTAGCGTTTACATGGATGCTTGTGATGTTAAGCTCTACAATCGTCCTGACTTCTTTGTTCCTGATCGTCGTAACGTTTTGATGGAAAGTGATACAGGCTGGCTGTTTGACTTTGATAGTTATCCTCAAGAAATCTACAATGAGGATATTGTTTATACCAAGAAGTTTCAAAATGAAATGTTTGCTGATACCTGCATCGTTGAATGGGAAACTCCCTCAAAGATTGTTGACTATCAACTACTTGTAATCGAGACAGGATCAACCAATCAATATGGCGGATGGGTTGAATTTTATCAAGGTCGTCAAATCAAAAACGAGGAGGTTGTTTTCTAAGATGCACATGGAAAAAATACCGCTGCGTGATGATGCTTCTCATGAATTCATGAAGAAGAAAGGTTTCGAGAATATTCAAGGCGAAGACAATTGCTATGATAGCACATGGCGATCATCGGGATTTCCTATCATCACATTGAAACTTCCGTTCACCAAGATTATCCGAAATGACAAGGAATTTTATGGAGCTATTTATTACGCTGGTTATGTTGCTGGAATAGACAATGGACAAAACCAAGTGATAAACAAACTTCGTAAGAAAACAGAAAACTTCCTAGAAAAAATAATGGAATGAATCAAGAACTACTTACACATGATTCTGAAACGTTGAAGCATGTCAATGAAGTCAGAGCTAATATTTGGACAATGATCAAAGAACTTGACCGTCGAGCGCAAGTTCACGATGCTTCTAAATTCGAAGAACCTGAACGTAGTGTGTTTGCAACAAACACTCCCAAGTTGGCCAATACTGAATATGGTTCGGAAGAATATACAAAGCTTCTCGAAGAGGTGAAACCTGCTATTGACCATCATTACAGCAAGAACACTCATCATCCTGAACATTGGCCAAACGGCATTGATGATATGGATCTTCTTGATCTTGTTGAAATGTTAGTTGATTGGATTGCGGCTACCAAACGAAACAAAAACGGTAATGTTCACAAATCCATTGAGCACAATCAAGGACGATTCAATATGTCGCCTCAACTGACAAGCATCTTTAAGAACACTGTCAACCGATACTTTTAAAAACTACGATACAATCGCTGCACAACAATATGAAAATCAAACGCACTTCTTGGCACGCTAAGTTTTACAAAGCTATCTATGTTACAGATACTTTGCCAACCAATCTTTGTCCTTACTTCTGGAAACTGGTATTGGCTGTGATTACTCTGCCTATCACTAGCGTTTCTTTCTTTGGTAAATGTTACAGATTTTCTGATCGGTTCAGTTGGTTTTTTATTACCATTTTCATCGAAACTGTTGTTTTTGCCATTGGTATGATCTTGTCGCTCATGTTTGGATTGGTTCCAAGTAAAGGACCGCTTACTTTCCAAGATTTTCTTATCGCTAATGGTATGGGCATTGTCGGCGTTGCTGGTATTGCACTCATTATGTTTACTTGGTGCAAAGTTGCGGAATATCATGACCGCCGTATGGCCAAAGTCAAAGCTCCTAAAGTAAAGCAGCCAAACGTTCTTGTTGAATTTGTCAAGGCCAAAAAGAACAAGCATTGCCCGATGATCGAATGGGAAGATTGATCTTTACAAATAAACCACAATGAAACTAAAAATTCTTAAAGATGATGTAGAGATTCCTTTTGAAAATCTCTCTCCTCAAGAACAACGATTTGTCCGTAACTGTCAAGCATTTTTGCTTGCGTTGGTGTTCAGCTTTCTAGTAGTCACCGCCAGCATCATTTATTTTCTACTCAAAATCATTTCTCAATGAGAACCAATTTAATTCTTATCCTCGGTCTTGGATACCTTGGCATCTATGGCTTTCTTGAACTTGCACACGTTGCAGTTAGAACTGCTCGCTGGGGCATGCATGCAACCTTTAGCGGAATGTGTATGCTGCTTTGTATTGCTGCCATTATTGCTACCGTTTTCAAACTTTCAAAACGATGAAATGGACAACAACAAACATTGAAGCAAAACATCGCGCCCTGAGAGAATGGCACAAGTTCTTCTGTCTGATTCCTCGTAAAATCTTGGACAATCACGAAGGTAAAAATGTTTGGGTGTGGCTTGAATATGTTGAACGAAAAGGTCATCGAAGTGTCGTATTTGAATACGAATGGTATTTTGAATATCGTCTGATCGAAGAAAAATAAAATATAAAATATAAATGAGCACATTATTTGACAATCGAAAAATTCTACATGGTCTCCCTAAAGTTGGTCAAAAGATCGTATTCAGGCAACCAGCAAAATTCGCCTTTCTATCATCCACTGTAAATGCTGAAAATAACCTGCTTGAGGTGGGTAAAACTTATACAGTTCGTGATGTTGAACTTAATTCATCTACAACTTACGTTTGGCTGGAGGAATTTCCTGAAGAACAAAATGGCGATGTATTCTTCAATATGCATAGCTTTGATTGGGAAGCTCCAGAAATTCAACCTGAAGAATTGATTGGTTTCTACGAAAGTGATCTAGGAATTCTTCGTTACAAATATAATATCGGAATTATCATAAATGGTGAAGTTCGATATGAAGGTTTTCCAGTATATTCCTTCACAGTTGAAGATGGACGAATTGTAAAAGGGGAAATAATCAAATGAAAATTAACTAAAATGGTTAAAAACTAGAGTATCATCATTGCATGAGACTTCCAAATTCAGAAGAATTTAATTTCAAAGATTGTGTGGTGTTTGGCGACGATTGTTGGCTGATCACTCCCAAAGAAATTGGCGTCAAGTGGACGGAAGAAACTCTGAAGTTTCGTTCAATGGTAATCCGCAAGTCGGATCATTTCATTGTTTCACGTTCATTTCCTAAATTCTTTAATTGGTCGGAACAACCAGATTTGGATAAATTTCCCATGCAGGAGTCTTTCTATGCTTATGAAAAGCTTGATGGTTCTCTGGGTATTTTTGATTCGTATAAAGGGCAGCTTGTAGCTAGAACTCGTGGAACCACAGATCTACGCCAGCTTCAAAATGGTTACGAATTGGATTTCTTGTTGGAGAAATATAAAAAATTCTTTGATTATGTGATAGCAGACCCCGAGATCACGTATCTTTGCGAGTGGCAGACCAACAACAATGTTATTGTTATTGGTGGTTTCCCTGAACCAAAGCTATCGTTGATCGGTGGTATCCATAAGATTACAGGAGAAATGTTCTCTCAATATCATTTGGATGATTTGGCGCAGGATCTGGATATTTCTCGCCCACAAAAATATCATTATAATTCCATTCAGGAATGTATCGATGATGTTGAAATGTGGGTTGGAAAAGAAGGCGTTGTCCTTTATTCAGAAACCAACAAAATGCGTAAAATCAAGGGCAGTTGGTATTGTTCCGCTCATTATTTTCTGACTCAGATATCAACATATAATAAAAAAATTGATTTCTATTTCGATAATAAATGTAATTTGGAAAATATTGATTTTGAAATTTTATCGATTATTTCGAAAGATATGATGATAATAGATTCTGAATACAAAGTTCTTAGAGAAAAATTGTATAAAATAAAAAATAATCTTTCGAGTATTTTTACAACTCGAAAAGATTACGCAATTCATGTTATAGACAATTATAAAAATTATTCGGCTTTTCTTTTTGCTAAAAATGAAATGGCTGAAGTCGAAAACATTAAAAAAATAATGAAAAGTAAATAGATTTTGGTATAGTATTTGTTAAATATATACATGAACGATTATTATGTATATTTTATATATCAACAATTTGAAAATGAACCGAAAGAAATTATTTATGTTGGCAAAGGCAAGAAAAAAAGATTACAAGCTCATTTAAGTTATTTGATAAGAGGTAGTCATCCTAATAAAGTCAACACATATTTATTGAATAAATGCCAAAAAACTATAAGAGAAGGTGGTGAAATTTTTGGTGAGAAAATAGAAGAAAATTTATTAGAGGAAGAAGCTCTGGAATTAGAAGCGATAAAAATTAAAGAAATAGGCATAGATAATCTTTGTAATATTTCACCATTTGGTTCAGTGAATACCCCGCCAAAAGGAACTGATACATATAATAATTACATTGAAAATATGAGCAGAATTTCCAAAAATCGATGGGCCGATAATGAATTCAAAACAAAAATGAATGATATAAGAAAACAGCAGGGTCTGAAACAGCGAGGCGAGAACCACCCTAATTTTGGTAAAAAAATGACAGAAGACCACAAAGAGTTGCTTAAAAAAATAAATTCCGAAAGAGAAATCTCATTAGAGACAAGAAATAAAATGCGGGAAAAAATGACTGGTAGGGATATAACATGGAAAGATAAAATTTCGGAAGGTAATAAAAGAGATTGGTTGAGGAGAAAACAGGAAGGATATACACTTTCTGAAGAAGCTAGAGAAAAAATATCAAAAGCTAATAAAAATAAAAAATTTAAAAATCTGGATCAGAATGTAATAGAGTTGATAATAAAACATTATGACAATTTCGGCACAAATAGAGTTCGAGAAGCTTTATTAGAAGATGGATATGACGTATCCCATTATTTGATAAGAAGAACCTTGAAAGATGCTGGAGTATATGTTAAGTTTTCAAAAAGACCGAAAAAACATTAATTGCATTTATTCTGCTTGATAATCGACAAATCGATGATAAAGTCATTCGTAAAGCGATGGAAAAAATCCTTGAAATATAAAAAATAAAAACAATTCACTATATGTTGAACAAAATTAAAGAAGATACTGTCAAGGCAATGCGTGAAAAATCTCAATTAAGTTTGGGTGTATTGCGAATGTTGAAGAGTGCCATTGAAAATGCACAGATTGCCAAGAAAGGTGAACTCTCTCCTGCTGAAATTGTTGGATTGATTCGAAAGCAAATCACACAGCGACAGGATTCTGCCGATCAATTCCGAAATGGTGGTCGAGAAGAATTGGCAAATAAAGAATTGGCTGAAATTTCAGTCCTTCAAGGATATCTTCCAGTGGAATGGTCTGATGAAGAATTGGAAAATAACGTCCAAGCAGCTATTGACAATCTCGGAGCATCTGGTAAAAAGGATATGGGTCGTGTGATTAAAGCAGTTTCCGAATCTGCAAATGGTCAATGTGATAATAAGAGAATTTCACAAATCGTGGCTAAAAAATTAAATTAATATGTCAGAAGAAAATACTCAAAATAAGGCTGTGAGCATTACATTGGCTACAAGTAACAGTTGTGGCCCATGTAGTATGCTGAAATCAAGATTGGATAAAATGGGATTGACCGTTGAAAATAAAAGTTACGACGATATCCAGAATATCGAATGGTTCAAAAAGCATGGTATCCGAAATGTTCCACGTTTGGTAGTGGAAGATGGTGACACGGTTGAAATTATTGAAGGAATGGACGATATCATTGCGAGAATTAAAAAAGCTACATGAATAAGATCATCAAACATAAATGGGAAGAACGCGACAACATCTTTGTTTCGAGTGATTGGCATAATTACCATGATCCGAAATGGCCAATTCCTATTTGGAAGATGAGAGGCTATAATTCGCCTCAAGAGTCTTTGGATGATGTTGTCTCCAAGATCAATGCAAGAGTGGGTCGTGATGGTATTTTATATTATCTTGGAGATGGATTCCTGAACACTACCGATGAACAGGTATTGGAATGGTTCAAAAGAATCAAATGTCAAAACATTCGTCTTCTCTTTGGGAATCACGAAAGTCAAGTTTATCGAATTTATAAGAACCAAGTATATCAAAAATATGGATTGGAGAATGTCGAAGTGTATCCTCTCCAGACAGATAATTTGATGTTTCTTGGAAATTATCAGGAAATACAAATCGGTAAGAAAGGAATTGTGTTACAGCATTTTCCACTAAGAACTTGGAATTGGAATTCCAAAGGTTCTTGGCACTTACATGGTCATTCCCACAATACAGATCACACGAGAAATCCTGAATACCATATGGGTAAATGTCTGGATTGCTCATGGGAATATAAAAAGGATATTTGGTCCTTTTCAGAAATTGAAGAAGTCATGTCAACCAAAGAAATCGAAATCAACGATCATCATTGAGTATTGACATTTTAAAAAACAATAGTAACATAAAAATGATTATGGAAAACACAAAAAACAACACAAACAGGAAGAATAAGCAGTGGCTCAGAAGTCGAGATCAACGCAAGCATCCGAAGATTTTTAATGTTCAGATGGTGCAATTGCGGGATGGTTCGTTCCATATGCTGGGTGGTGGTGCGAGAGTTGCAGTCAATGTCAATCAGCATGTGGCCCAATGGAAGAATGTCGATGTTCGTGATCTTGCGACAGAAATCAGAATGAATGGTATTCGTTCATTCTGATTGAAAATACCGAAAAATACCTCTGAAATACGGGGTATTTTTCGCCTTAAAATAATAATTATGCAGAAATCATCTATACAAGCACAATGGGAAGTGGAGCTTAATTGTTATTGTCCCGAATGTAATCAGTTCGTCAACCTTTTGGAAGCAGCAGACTTTTGGGATGGTAGAAAATTGGATATCCCAGAGCATGATACTGAATACAGTAATAATTTGGAAGTCAATTGTCCTGAATGCAACCACGATTTTGAAGTGTGTTGTGTTTGGTGATAAAAACTACGTTACAATTCATGTGTGCTAGGATCTATCGGACAAATCAAAGTTGATCAGAAGCAATCGCGCATTGTCGTTGAATTGTCTGATGACATCATTAGGTATTATTCGTGGTTCGTTTCAAAGGAATACTGGATCAATTTGCAGAGTCCCAAATACAGGGCGCACATTACGATAGGTAACGAAAAAATTCATAAAAAAATCAATTGGGAAAAGGCGAATCAATACGATGGTAAGAAAGTTGAATTTCAATATGATCATCATTTGATTCGTGGTGGTCACACCAAAGGATTCATAATGTTTTATCTGAGAGTCTATTCAGAAGAACTTGACAATATGAAAAAAGATCTTAATATCATTGATAATGATGGATACAAAGGACTTCACATAACTTTAGGGCAGTCTGGCAAATCTAATTCATCGCATATGTTGTATTGGCCTAAAATGATTGAAATTCGATAACAAAAATAAACCAACAAAAATAAAAATATGGGACTAGACATGTATCTTGAATCTCGAAATAAAGAGAGTGGAACTGAAAATGAAATTGCCTATTGGCGTAAATTCAATGCCTTGCATTCTTGGCTTGTCGAGAATGTGCAGCATGGTGTGGACGATTGTGAGAAATATCCAGTATCGCGTAATCAGCTTGTTGTTTTGGTTGATCTACTGAAGAATGTTCAGAATGAGAAAGATCATACTTTGCTACCGACAAAGAGCGGATTTTTCTTTGGATCTACTGAATATGATGAATACTACTGGTCTGATGTCTCAGATAGTATCACTGTTTTGGAAGGCGTTCTGCAAACATTTGATTTTGAAAATAATCAATTGATTTATCAATCATCTTGGTAATAAAAAATATGGAAGAAGAATACGACTATTACAAATTGGAATTGATCAAAAGATCATACACCGATGCTTACATCAAAGTTCCCAAGGGAGAGCGATTGACAATTCGTGATTGTAATCGTTTTCTTCCTGAAACAATCGAAGAAACAATCGAAGATTACGATTGGGATGATATCGATTATAAGCACGATTGCGATATTGATAATTTCTCAAAAGTGTCAGAGAAGGAAGCTATTGGTTATGCAGTTTATGATGCGACCGATTACTTTCCGAAACGAATGGAGATCGTGCATCCAGACCAATTGACCCTGAATTTTAAAAACTAGAATACAATACAAACATCATGTTAATCAATTATATCAGAAACGAAGATCGTAGGCCGCGTGGAATTGTTGTTTCCTTCAAGGAAGACAACCAAATCAAATTCGGATTCTCTCTCCACAACCCAGTGGACAAGTGGGATCGTGATCTTGGAATCAAGATCGCAGTGGCGAGAGCAAATGCGAAGGAATTTCAGCTTCCCGATGTTGACGACCGAAATAAGGCGGTATCGGAAGCACTTGAACATATGAAGATTCGTGCTTCGAAATACTTCAAGCAGTAATTTCATAGGGAGAATTGACGCTGGAAACGTTGTCATTTTATCCAGCGTCAATTCTCAAAATTTCAATAAATAATAAAATGGTCCCCGAAAAAACACTGCCAATCCATGAACTGAAATATTACCATAGTGATAATCTTGGTTTTGTGTTTATTGGGCAGACACCTTCTTCAGACGACGAGATCCAAAGATTGAGTAATGTTTTATTGAATATTGGAGTATCTGAAAAATTACCCGAGTTCTATCAGCGTATTGGAAATGCTGTAGCATTTGTATATGATGGTAATTCAGGCTTTCAAAGCGGACCATTTTATCAAGCTTGTAATAGATTTAGCATTTTCAATAACTTGTTTCAAATTGAAACGCTTAATATTTTTCTAAATGGACTATAAATTAAAAATGCTTCCATTGGAAGAAGGTGGAACAAGTGTTCTCGATTATGATCCAGCTTTCCATGAACTGATGGAAGAAGCCATTATGCATTGTGGTAGAGAAGATTTGGTATTATGCTCTGTGGCTACATTGGATATAGGTCAATACTCTATGCATTTGATTAGCGATAATCAAGACTTGACAGATTGGTGGGACAGTGTTAAAATAATCAGTGAAAAATATGCAAAATAATATCACAATTCCTTTGGAACTTCTCGACGGTAGATATTCTCTATCGGAGATCGCTACGATGACAATTCTCTTCGCTTCCCCCCACTTCTCAGAAAAAACTAGAGAATACTGGAGCGAAGATGAAACCTGCAACCGAGTGACTGAACAATTGATAGAAGAAGGAATCATTCAATTTCACGAGGATAAAATTGAAATAGACATACAACAAAAAGCACCGATGAATAAAATCGATGAAATCGAAAACATCTTAATCAATTCCAATCTCAATCGAGATACTATTGATCAGGTTCTGAATCTGGTCGAATTGATTTCACAAGTTTCTCAGAATCCCGAAGAGTTCAAGATTGAACCATACGGAAAAAAGAAGACTATTGACAAACACAAAAACAGTGTTAAATTGATTCCAAGCAAAGAGAGTTCCTAATATTTTATATGATAAGAAAATACTCTCCGCTAGATAAATCTCAAACAAAGAAAGTTCCTAACAAGTTTTAATATACTAAGAAAATACTTTCCGTTTGAACAACTTTCCAACTTTTGGACAAAGGAAGTTCCTAATTATTATTGGAAATTTTACTTCCCGTCCATCACTTTTTAAAAAATACACATTACCCATTATGAAAACACTTGAACTGTTTAACTGCGTTGTCGCTGAATCAAAAGGTGAATATAAGATTCTGCCAGAATATGGCACTGTCATTGAACCATCAGCTTCTTATGCTTTGAATGATATCAAAAAGTTTCTCAAATCCAAGAGGCTCGACAGCAAGCAATTGAACGAGACTTTTCATAAATCTTGGAGTGTGATCAAGAATTCCTCCAGAGAGGAACTGTGGATGCATCAGATTTTGCATTATCTCACCACTTATGGCACGAATTTCCAATCCTCTTTTGTGTATACACCGAATGAAGATTTGGATATCCCACAGGTGGAAACTAGATTTTTGGTTATTCGTGGTCTGAAAAAGGAAGAGATTATCGAAAAGGCACTTGATCTGCTTAAGTCTGGTGTAGCCTTGAAGAAGGATACCCTCGATGATATCATCGAAGTTCTTTCAGATTTGGATTATGAATTCACTGGTAAGGAGAACATCAAGAACAAAGAAGCATTGATGATCATCTGTAATCGGATGGGAATCGTTCCGTCTGATCCATCTGAGTTTGTCAGATATCTTATTTATCTCGCAACTGGTGAGACTCTTATCATCAAGAATGCTGATACTTATAAGAAAATTAAAGCGATGACTTCACAGCAGCGGAAATATGTCGAAAAGGCATTGACAAATTGCAGTGTCGAATGTTTGGCAGAAGTGTTCAATCGTTTCAAACCAATTTTCCTAGCTTTCAAGAAATCTGTTGGTCGTGATTGTTCCAAGACTATCAATAAGATTTCCCGTCTCAGTAAGAAACTCCATGTTCCTATGGAACGCAATATCCTCAATAACATTGGTTATTGTGAGGTGACTGAATTGCTCGATCAAAAGGACAATCTGGTTAAAAATGCGAACTTCTTCCAATTGGCGAAGTGTCTTCAATTTTTGACACAATCGATCAATTCTGATTGCAAGGTTTATAACATTCGAAATGGTAAGTCTTGGGTCAAGAAGAAGGAACTGAACACTAAATGGTTCCATCGGAAAATCGTAATTCTCCAAGATATCATTTCTCAAAAATTCGGAGCAAATCTGAAAGGTAAGAAAATTTATATTCCCGAGGGTGTTCATTACGCTCTCCCAACATCTGAAAAGATGTTTGTTGGTAACATTCCAATGGGTAGTATGTTCCTCACTTCCGATCCTATTGCTATGGGAGTCTATTGGGAAAATTCTGGTGGTGCGCGTGACTTGGATTTGTCCTCTATTGCCGATAGTAAGGTTGGATGGAATTCAAGATATTCAGCCTACGAGGGAAATGTCATGTTTTCTGGTGATATGACCGATGCTCGAAATGGTGCCACTGAGTATATCAGAGTGGCGAAAGCCGACGATGACTATTTGATTTTGAATAACGTTTTCAATGGTAATTCCAAAGGATCTGTTTTCAATATCATCATTGGAAAGGGATCAAATATTGATAAATCATACATGATGAACCCGAATAAAGTCTGGTTCACAACTCAAACTGAGACTATTCAAAAGCAAACAGTTGTTGGTATGATTACCAAACACGGAAAAGATAACGCAGCGATTGTTCTTAACTTTTCGTCTGGTTCTTCTCAGGTGTCGAAATCTGGTGGCAACAACGATATCATGCGCAAAGCATTGATTCAACGCTGGAAGAATTGTTTCCGAGTGGATGATCTTCTGGAATTTTGCGGTGCCATCATTGTCGATTCTCCAGAGGATTGTGATGTTGATCTGACACCTTCCAATCTCCAAAAGGACACCATCCTCAACCTTTTTAAAAACTAAGATACAATCCAGCCATGAAAGCAAGCTACCGAAAAGTGAAGAATGGTTTTTATCCTGTCATCATTTTCAATGACAAGTCACGAATGACGCATCGAAAATTGTGCCTCACCAAGAAGTGGGCAGTCGATTTGGCAGATTCAATTATTTCCGGTATGGAAATTCAATTGAAAAATGATAAGCTCGATGAGACTACCAATTACAATTGACGTTAATCCCCGCCTAGTCATTCGTGAAATGACTAGGCAGGAAATCCAAGATTTCATTTGTGAAATCGACATGGAAATTGCTGAAGTTTCATTCACTGAAAAGCTGATCGTTCGTTTGATTGAATCAATTGAAAACGATTTATCTTTTGAAGAATGGAAACCCTACGAGAAATTGCTCAAATCGATTGTCGATTCACCCAGTAAAAACTAGAATACACTCGTCTCATGCAACTCAACACGCTAGAAACCAAATTTGCCAAGTGCTCATCCATTGAAATTCCAGATGCATTCTACAATCGAATGTCAACTGGTTGCGATGAGATTGACCTGATGTTTGGTAACGAATTCTACAAGGGGCTGATGCCCGGTAGTGCCATCACAATTACTGGCACTCCGGGTGCTGGCAAGTCATCTCTCCTGTGTCAGGTCTCGCAGATGCTCACTACTCAAGGCAAGCGCACCGCAATCGCTTCGGGAGAAGAATCCCATATTCAGATTGCTTACACTTGTAAGCGTTTGGGTGTGACCGATGTTGATGTTGCTCATATCAAGGATGTGGAGGAAATCGCTGCTGCCATGCATCATTACGATTTCATGGTTGTTGATAGCTTCCAAGCTCTTCGTTCCAACAAGGACATGAAGAAGAAGGAATTCTATCAGTATGCGCAGGATCTACTTCTTTCCACTGCCAAGGAGACTGGCTGTGTCTTGGTGTTCGTTCTTCATATCACTGTCACTGGTCTTCCCAAGGGTGGAACTGATGTTATCCATGCTGTCGATGTGAACATGCGTATCACTGTCGATAAGGAAGACAATTCCATGCGCTTGATTGATGTTTATAAGAATCGTTTTGGTGATACTAAGACTCATATTGCGCTCATGTCTTCTCATGGATTTGATTTCAAGGGTCTTTATGTCCCACCTGCGGAAGATGCCAAGTCGAAGTCTGGCAAGGTTCCTGCCAATGAAAAGCGCAAGGAAGAGATCCTTGCAATGGATGAACCTCCTCATTTGACATTGGATCGCATCTGTGATAGGTTGGGCGTATCGGGACAGATTGCTGGCATTATCCTCCGTGAAATGGTCGGAGAAGGTAAGCTCCAGAAATTCGGTCGTGGTGCGAATGCTGTTTGGAAGATCGTTCAAGAGTGTGAAAAAATCAATCAAGAAGTAACTACAACTGCACAATAAAATGCAACATGGATATCTAATGACTGCAAGTCTTTTCAGAAGTTCAAGAGACTTGAGAAGGCCGACAAGAATAACTACATTCAAAAGCAAGAAGAGACAACTTGATCCAAAAGCTAAAGAACTTTTAACAAAATACCGAAAGGGAACCATCTGGAAAGATATTTAAATTATGATTAGTATTTCTAAAAATTGTGATCCGAATTACCTAGCTACGGTAATCGAATGTCCTGAATTGAAACCACATCCAAATGCTGATCGCCTTGAATTGGCTACTGTTTTTGGTGGTGATGTAATCGTCGCCAAAGGCAGTTATCAAAAAGGTGAAAAATTGGTATACTTTCCAGTGGAATCTTGTATCTCGGAGAAGTTCTTGTCATGGGCAAATCTGTTGGATAAAGCAGAATTGAATGCTGATGGTAAGACTAAGGGTTTCTTCTCATCGAAAAATGGGAGAGTTAAGGCTGTGAAGCTACGTGAGATTCCGAGCCAAGGATTTCTATTCAAGGTATCCAAGCTCTCTGAATATTATAATATTTCTGAATCCTTTTTCAAATCAGGAGAATCTTTTGATACTGTCAAGGATGATCTATTGGTGAAGAAATATGTGGCAACAGCGGGTAAGGTTGGTGTTCAAAATGAATCCAAGAAGCGCATTCCTAAATGGGTTGAAAAGACTATTCGCCTGTTCCCTCTTCCTATTCGCAAGCCTCTATACAATGGCATCAATTATTTCTACGATAAGAACAAGAAGGGTATTGGTAGCTTGATCGTAGACGGTCATTGGCATTTCCACGGATCTACTGAGCAATTGGGTAGAAACATTTTTAAAATTAATCCTGATGACTCTATCGTGGTATCTTCAAAGTGGCACGGAACATCTGCTGTGTATGGCAATATTCTTTGCAGAAAGCCATTCAATATCTTTCGATATATCGGACAGAAAATTGGATTCAATATTGTTGAAACAGAACACAAGTTGGTGTATTCTTCACGGTCGGTCTTAAAGAACCGTCGTGATGGTAAATTCACTGATGATGTTTGGGGCGTGGTCGCATCTCGTTTGGATGGTAAGATCCCTAAGAATTTTACTATTTATGGTGAGATTGTCGGTTATTCTTCTGCCAACAAGATGGTTCAAAAGAATTACGATTATGGTGTCAAACAAGGCGAATGTGATTTCTTTGTCTATCGTATGACTGAGAACACTCCCAATGGTGTTCGTGAATGCTCTTGGAGTGAAATTGAAACATTCTGTCTTGATAAAGGACTGAAGCATGTTCCAGTCTATTACAAGGGACTGGCGAAAGATATGTTTGATATTCCATACACTTCAGATCTTGAACCAACAGTATGGAGAGAAGAATTCCTAACATCTTTGAAGGCGAAGTATCTGGATAAGACATGTGAATTCTGCACCACTGGTGTTGTCAATGAAGGTGTCGTTCTTCGTAACGAGACAGATATTAATAAAATTGCATTGAAATATAAATCCCCAAAGTTTCTCATCGGGGAATCTGCCGATAGAGATAAAGGAGAAACCAACATGGAGGAGGAGAATTGATATGAAATTATTGATCGTTCGACATGGACAATCCAAGGGAAACATAGACAAGTCAGTGTATTTTAAAATGCCTGATTGGGCTGTTCCTCTGACCAATACAGGTGTAGTTCAAGCAGCCAAAGTCGCAGGTGGCATAATTGATCATCTTTACCTGACTAACTTCAATCGTCATGATGATGTATTATTTGTCAATAGTCCGTATGTGAGAACGAAAGAAACTTCAAATGTGATTGAAAAGCATTTGACATTCTCGAAACAAAAATATAAAAAAATTGAAACACCTCTTATTCGTGAACGCGAATGGGGTAAACTTCGGGAAGAATATGAATCTTTCAAGACTAGAGAAGAACGAAATCATTTGTTTGATTTCTATCGTCGTCCTGAAAACGGCGAATCATTTGCTGATTGTTATCAGCGGGCATGGAACTTTTTGAATTGGTTGAAGACACAAGACAATCAACTGGTTATCATTGTATCGCATGGCGAATTTATTAAAATGATGCTCATGATCATTGACAATATTGAAGTCGAAGATTTTGAAACGATTCAGAAAGTTAAAAATTGTGAATTGATCATTCGAGACTTTTAAAAACTAGAATACAATAAGCGCAATCAATATGGCTAAACAAATTAAAGACGATTCTGCTTCTGAATACATTGTAGTAGAAATCCAGAAAATTGATGATAAGCTTTCTCTTCTACGAGAATCTTGGATGGATGCTGCTGAAGACAAGAAAGGCAAATGGATGAAGTTGATCGATGAAAGCCTCGATCAAAGATTCAAATTGATGAGCATTCGCGATAACATGGAGTAATCAACCTCATAAAAACTAAAATATAATCAAAGCATGACATTAGCAGAAGTGACAACAAACGGATGGGATGTTCTCCAACATGTAGTGGGAGGAGCAGTGACGCTCGGAGTTCTTTGGATTCTCTTTAGAGGTTAAAACAAACACAAAATAAAACATATGGCCAACAAAAACACTCGACAGGCCCGAAAAGCGGGATTCGCAAGCAAGGATGATCAGAACAACAATGGCACTCGTATTTTCAAGGGAAAGACTTGTGACACTGATTGGGATGCTCCTGAGAGCAAGCACAAGAAGCGCAAGGTTTATCAGCGCATCAAGCCTGAATAAATATTTTTCGCTTCGGCAGTATCAAAATTATTACCAGAAACTCCCTCTACTATTAACTTAGAATGGAGACTGGTGGGATCGAGACATGGAGCCTTCGGGTGCGCGGAAAAAGTCAGTAATGACAGGCATAGATTCCATCATCCTGAAACTCGGATATTGAAAAGGTAATGCGCAAATCGTTCCGAAGCGAAATTATTTTTCAGTTTGTGTTTTATAAAAACTAAAACATAATCGTCTCATGCAAAAATACACTGTAATTTGGGAAGATCGTTGGCAATCGGGTTCTCATCATCATTGTCTGGTTAAACGGTCATGGGTCGAAGCACCTGATATTCATTCTGTTATGAAAAAATATGGTGACTATGCTAGGTTTATTTTTGAGGGGCATCAGTTGTCAATTGGTGAAGAATTGCGACCAGAAGAAATTGATTTGATAATCGAATAATCATGGATCTCGAAATTTATAGAGAAATTAAAATTTTCCCAAATATTCATTACGGGTTTTCAGTTGAGGATTTCCGTAGAGATGTAGGAGGAGAAGGTATTACGATTGAGTCTTTCGATTTCGTCAAAGGACATAAACAAAATATCCAAGGAATTTCCACTGATAAACAAACTGCTGTTGCAATTGCAAAAGCCATTTTAGAATTGTGCGAAGATGTTTAAATTACCTTACATTTTCTTGGGACTTTTTCTGTTTTTAATTGGAATGGCAATTCCATCAGGATTCATTTCTTTAGGATTGGTTCTCATTGGTTGCTTCATTCTTTCGAGAATCATGGCATTGGATTATGGTGTCCCGGCTTTCTTCATCATTGGTATTGTTATTTTTGGATTTTGTTTTTTCATGGTAGCACCATTAATGCAGCAAATTGGTTTGGATAGAGGAACTTCCAACATCGCAAGATTGATAACCACTCTGGCGTCCGGTGTCTTGACATGGTTATCAGTCTCAAAATAAAATATAAATATGCACAAAACATTCAACCCTCTTAATTTACTAAACCAAGAAGTTCGTATCTCCTATCACCCTGAAGATTTCGGGGAAGTTGCTAAGGTGATTGAAATTGAATCCATAAATAACGAGCGGGCTTTCGAAATCGTATTTGAGAATTATCCAGAAACTGAAGATGATGAAAGATTTATCTGGACTACCCAAGAACCTTATGAAATCATTGGTGACAAAGCGGCGTTTTCGGATATTGGTCATATGCGAAGAATCTACTTGCAATGTAAAAAACTAGAATACACTGAAGAAGTAACAAACGAAACAAACGATATGAAAACAACTGTTAAGGAATTGAGCGAAAAGCTGGGTGTTGATGTTGTCTATGTCAACGGATTCATCCAGACTCTTATCAAGATTGGTAAGGCTGAAGTGATCGGTAAGACTGAAAGGCCCGCTGGTAGTCGAGGAAAGCCATCCAACATCTATCAGATTGCCGAAGGTATTCTGTAAGAATTGTGGTTGGTGTGTAAGCTTGGCCCGTCTTACACGGTAAAACCATCCATGAGGTTCCAACCCTCTAAAAGTCAACGGGCTGCCATTTTAAAAACTAGAGAATAATCGTGCCATGCTCAAAGAAACTTTATTCGAACTTTTCGGTGAACTTGAGACGATTCATGAATTGGATGAATGTGGCTATGCTCACTATAGAGATGACAAATTCGTAATTCATGTGGATGGTGATAATGGATCTTATCATGTCTCAGTAGATTTGGGAGAAGTATTCAATAAAACTTCACAATCACCTATCCACTTCGAAGTTTCAAAATACAAATCTCTTTCCAAAAGAAAGAAGAATCGCATTCGCCAAGCCACTCGTTATCTTCTTTCCAATAAAAAAATTGCTGGGAAATTTTTTGGTGAAATGAATGGTTTTGACGATTTGAGTTCATCAGCATTTCACTTTCGTAAAAACTAGAGAATAATCGTGCCATGCAGAAACGCTACTACATGTTCATCCCGTTGGATATTGACAAAGACAAGTCTTCACGTTTTGTTGTTGAGACTGATGGCATTCCTGAACGGGATCTCTTCTTCGCCAAGGTTGTGGCGAGAAATCGCAAGGCTTATTACTACATTGGTCACGAATCCTCCACTTGGTGTAATCCTATCGCGGATTTGAAGAATGGACATAAACCATCTTTCATTCCAATCAATAAGGATGAAGTGGAGAAAAAGTTTGAAGAATTTCATCTCGATTAATTTAAAAAAACATGAAAAGAGAAATCGCAGAATTGATCGTTGATCATGGTTACGACATGGAAATCTATGAAGATTATAGTGGTCGTGGAATGTTTGGTGATACCACAACTGGTATCATATGCGATAGCTTTCGAGAGTTTTCGGCAGCAGTGTCAGAAACATTCTTTGAAATGATTCTTGATGCCAAGGATCTGGGCGAGGACTATGATACGGAAAATGCCAAAATTCTATTGGAAAGTGTCGGCAGAATCCGCATGGACAATTTGGGAAAAAGTCTCATCGTCTACTGATCGACACGGAAAAAATTCGTTTAAAAACTAGGATATAATCGGGGCACACCCAACAAACCAACTAAACCAACAAATATATGGCACACGAAATTGAAGTCGGAACTGATCGCGTCATCACCTTTGGAGACCGTGCATGGCACAAGCTCGATGAGAACCATCAGGTTCCATTGACCAAGGAAATCATCAAGCCTCTGTTCATTCCCTATCTGGAAGGACAAGCCAACGTCAACATCGAAGGAGTGGAAGTTCCACTGGAAGGCTGGAAGACTATTGTGGCAGATCTTCGCAACATCGAAGATATCAATGGCGATTTCCGCCCTGTGCATGTGGCATCTGACAAGTATGAAATCCTTCAGAATGAAGTGCTTTTTGATGCTCTTCAGGAATCTCTGGATGGTATCAATTACAAGATTGTTTCCGCTGGAACTCTCTCGGGACTGAAGAACTTCTTTGTCTCTGTGGAATTCGACAACGAATCCAATATCAAGCTTCCTGATGGAAGTGAGTGCAAGGCATTCTTCTCTCTGTTCACTTCCCACGATGGCACTAAGAATGCATCGTATTATGATACGACTCATCGCACTGTCTGTATGAACACTGTTCGTTCGTCGTATGCTTCAAGGGGCAATCAGGGATTCAATATCGCCCATACCAAGAACGCCAGTGTTCGCATCATGAACATGGCACAGATTGTGAACAGCACTCTGCATAATCGTCGTGTCTTCGAAGAAAACATGGCAGAATTGTTCTCGATTGAATGTGATCTGTCGAAGGCTGAAAGGTTCGTTGCTGGGTTCTTGGCAGACAAGACGAAGGCTGAAGAAAAGCTTTCCACTCGCTCATTCAATCAGATGACTGAGATTGTGGCACTCGCTTGGAATGGTGCTGGCAATCGTGGTGGCAACATGTTCTACCTCGCCCAAGGTGCCACTGACTATTGGACTCGTGGAAACGGCACTGGAGGCGCAAACAAGGATCTTGGACGCAAAGCGTTCTCCTCTGAGTTTGGTCTTGGAATGGACAACAAGTGCAATTTCCTCGCTGCTCTTAGCAATCCATCGCAGCGTGAGAAATTCATCAAGCGGGGTGATCTGGTTCTTAGCGGCAACTAAGAAATAAATTTGGGGAGGGAGGATCTAACCTCCCTCCCCTTTTAAAAACTACGACAAAATCACGGCATGCGACAATCACGAATGTATTTCTTTGTAATGTATAACCTTTCAGGAATTCAAAAGGGAATCCAAGCAGGTCATGCCGCTATTGAGTATGGCTTGAAATACGGCGGCAGAAAGGTATATAAGAACTTCGCACAGCACCACAAGACATTCATCCTGTTGGATGGTGGTGGCTCGGAAGACATGAAACAGCGCATGGCGGAACTGGAATCTTTCGAAGTCGATTATGCTTGTTTCCATGAACCTGATCTGAATAATTCTCTAAGCGCGATTGCTTTCATTGTTCCTGAGAGTATCTATGGTCTTGATATCAAAGGATTGGAAGTAGAAGATGATGTTCACACGAACAATGTCGAATTCGCTCGGTATCTCAAATCTTTCAAATTGGCCAGCAACTGAAAATCCAATCATATTTTAAAAACTACACCAAAATAAACGCGTGCCCAACACTACTACACAGTCTCTCACCGCTGAAGAAATCCTGAATCGCATCCTCAATAGCAAGGGTCAGTTTGTTAAAGCGGTCTGGAAGTCCAATCCATCCCCTGCTGCTGCCCACAAGAAGGCAGGAGTGCTGCTCGAAAAGCACACCAGTGCAGTGTGCCGCGCCGGAATCAATTTCGCCAATCTCTCTTCTGTCCAGCAGGGCATTGAAGAAGGAACTCGTGGTGAAGTCCAAGAGCTTCCTTGGGGTGAGTGGAAGAGCTTTCCATACATCATCACCCACAAGGACACTGAATATGTCCGCTTGTATCCAACAGATTCACGCTGCGAGACTATCTACTTCGTGAATGGTGAGAAGGTTGACAAGAACACCTTCACAAGCTATCTCACTCCCTCGGAAGCAGCCAAGCTTTCCTCTGGTGAGAAGCCTGAGTGCTTCACCATCAAGCGTGAAAACATCCTCGCCACTGAAGATTTCGGTGGCTGATCATCTCAATAAACACACACAACACACAACACATAACACATGAATAAACTGAATTGCTGCGCCTACAACATCGCTCGTCCTGCTAGTCGTGGATGGGTGAACAGGGGAACCACTCAGATTCTGGATGCCAATCTCAATGGCATTGTCAAGCTTCGCGAACGCGGATTTACTTGGACACAAGTGCATCAGGTTCTTGAACGGATGGGTGTATCTGTCAATTACAACAACCTGTATCAGTGGCAATTGAGCCGATTGGGTAAGCGTTGATTTGATTCCTTTGATATGATCCCCTCCCTTTAATCGGGGAGGGGATTTTGTTGGTAAAAACTAGCGTAAGATCTTCTCATGCACGTTGCTGAAGCTATTCAGACTCTGAAGAAAAGATTGGATTACATCCATTCGATTGAACTTATTGGCAAGAATCTTTACAAGGTCAAGTATGCTGCATGGATCATCGATGAAGATGAATATACTGCCCGACAATTAATCAAATGGGCCAAGGTGCATACTTCTGATAGTAAGCAGAATACCGCAATTAAAAAGAACATCAAACATTTCGACCATAAGAAGAATCGCTCTGCCACAAGGGATGCTATCAATTCACATGACTTTGAAAAAATCCCTCAACAGGGTAAAGTCGCTGAAGAAAATCCTTGGAACTGGGACTGATATCGATTGAAGTCATGCACGCCGACGATCAAAGCACAAATCCAAACAGTAACGCCAACGGCGTTGCGTGCGCTGACTTGTTAGCCGATGGCGGTCCACGCATTAGACGCTCTGGATCACGCTGCGGAAAATGCTATTGGGCGCTGTATGATGGCCACTGGTGCCAGAATCCAGACTGTCCGGCTGGCGAAGTGGATCAATGGTCGCGAATTGTCGGACTCTCAAACTCCGAGGCTCAAATTCTAATTCAAGCTAACATATGAATGATGAATCAAAGATAAATGATTTACTCGATGAGCTTCGTGTTCTCATTCTGAAATCTAAGAATGGGCTTAACTTTTCCGAGCGAAAAAGATTTCGAATCGTTTGTAAGGAATTGAGAAACTTGGGATTTACACTTTCACTATAACACCACCATGAATGACATTCTCACTATCCTCAACAATCTCACTGACCGTCTTTGGAAGCAATTTGGTAATCCTCTTGCCAATTACAAGAAGACTCAGGATGACATTCACATGACTCACTATGTTGGTCGCCTGATGGAAGAATTGGGCCACAAGTGGATCTCTCCGAAGAGCATCAAGGGTGACCATGTGGATCGTGCATATTTCTCTGAATTGGCATTACACGACGCATTTCTCGCTGGACAGCTTCTTGCCAAGGGTGACCGAGCTAAGATGCGCTCTGAAATCATCAGGGAAATGCGCTCTGAACTGATGTATGCTGTTGAAAATCTTGAACTGTATTGATCGAATAAAAACTAGAACAAAATAATGCCATGCGAAACGATACGCTGACAAAACAATTCGGAAAATACATCGTGACTCTTGAATTTTTCGAGGAAGATGGTGAACAACGAGCATACTGCGACATTGAAAACACTGCCACGTCAGCATCAGGGTCTCTAGCTATCGCTCAAGACATGGGCTTCATCGAAACATCTCATGGTAATGAGGAAATGATCTCCGAGAAAATCGTCTCTCAAATCGAAAAATGGGCACTTGCCAATGGTTACTGATTTAAAAAACTAGAACACAATACGGACATGAAAACTTTGGCCGATATTCAACCACAACCATTTAAGTGTCGAACTTATGTTCGAATTGATAATGAATTGGTTGCAGCATATGGTCAAACTTTTGAATTCTCTAAAAAAGCAGCAAGGGACCATTTTGTTTCCACTCATGAAAAAGAATGTATCTCTGTTTCCAAGTGGTCATCCATTCGTGGAAAAAAAGGTAATAAATTTGAAGTGTATTTTGCATCCATGTATACCCACCGGGATTAAAAACTAGAACACAATAATACCATGACAGACAACCTCGCTACAATCGCCAAAGCATTTCGTCACAACACGGGCCGACATTTTCTTGATAGTGGAGACTACTACGGTCGTCATTACGACAAGCCAGCCATCACAGAACAGACTCCCATGGTTTCAATTGAAACTTGGGGTAATAGTGAAATCAATGCGACGATTGAAACTGCTCGTTTCCTCGATGAAACATGTGTGGTCGATTCGGAAATTCAATCCAATTTTGATTCATGGGCGGCACAAGAAGAGAATTCTGATCTGAGTTGGTTTGAAGCAGGAGAAAAATTCGCTACAGAAGTCCTTGGATTGCAGCAACTTGCAAGAGACAATACATACAATGGGGAGAATGATCTATCGCAAACGTATGTCTGGGAAGTGTATGCTGAAGAGGATAGTGGTGATTGGATTTACAATGACGATGCTCTGATGGTCGTCTATGCCCACACTGGTTGCGATGTGCGAGGTGGTTATGCTTATCCATTGTTCCTTCGTCACCAAGGTGATTATTCGATTCCTGTTGATCTGGTGGCTGAATTCGGCATTGTCGAGGGTCGTCGTGATGGTGAGGAACTTGATCGTGAAGAATGCCAGCAATTGGATGAGGAATGGCAATGTGGTTATTCGTCCAATCCATCCTATCACATGTCCAAGGACATTGAGCGCATCTTTGGATTCACGAAAACGGTGGACACTGTTGTGGTCAAATTGAAGAGTGGCGAGATCGTCAAGATCGCAGCAGGTGCGAGGGTTTACTAAATAAAAACTACGATACAATCAGGGCATGCAACGACTCACTAAGGAAGAGATCGCAGGGTTCGCCAAAGACTCCACAAACGAAGAAGCTGTGTGGAATTTCCTTGGCACTGCCCACCACTGCGGTGACTATCTGAACGCTCTTGCCAATCTATTCGATGATGCTGCCATGTATGGTTGGGATCTTCAGACGGTATCGGCAATCTATCAAGGATTGAAGCTCGCAAATAAAAACTAAAATACAATCAGGACATGACGAGAGACGAATTACTGCCAATCATTGTGTTGATGAAACAATACGGTGGAAGCTTTGTGAAATCGCTGGCAGACACCATGTGCTATGCCGACAATGAAAATCTTGGGCGAATTGTGAATGCCTTTCCTGAATTAATTGAGAGCTACAAGGAATATCTAAAAAACTAGAATACAATACTGACATGAAATACATTCTTAAAATCTGGAACTTCGTTTCCCCTCCTCCTGCTCCTACTTATGGCTGGCAAATCTTCCGCCAAAAATCTTGGCTGGAAAAGCAGGTGAATGAAGAACTTATCAAACGCCGCGAACGGGATTATTGAAATGACCGATAAGGAAAAAATAAATAAACTGGTCTCAAACGTTGAAGAACGCTCTCGTAAGTATTCACCGGAAAACAAAATTGAATATGGTTATGTTGTTGGATGGCTGGAAGAAGTATTGCGCAGTATCATCTGCGAAGGTTCCAACATTGATGAGCAATTGAAATTCTCCGGTATAAAAACTACAATACAATACACACATGGAGAAGAAGGTAAGTAAACAGGAGTTGGTCGATTTCATCAAATCTCAGGACGATGCTCGCGAAGTTTATATGCGAGGTTCCAATTCCGACTATGAATGCGGATGCGTGATGGTTCATTATGCACAGGATGTTTTGAATGTTAAAAATGTTAGTTGTGGCTTTTATGATTTCATATCAATTGAACCTTCCAAGGATGTGGAAGTTGTTGCAACTCTGGAAGAGAGTATTGATACCACTGTGGGCGATGAGATTTGGTATTCCAGTCGAAAAATAACCTACGGGGAAATCAAGAAAATCATGGGTCTGTGATAGACTATTGACTTTTCAGGAATTTGTTGTAAATACTCAATAGCTCCCTGCTTGCAAGCGCGATGGGATCATGACCTGTCATGGGGAGCGACCATTTCGGACAAGGAGATCCAGTCCCCGCAGGGTTGGTCGTGGAAGGCCCGCCTATCCAACAGGGCTGATAGCTTAAATGTCGTTAAAAGCGTCTTGTTCAATGCTTTCAAATGGGACTGTATCGGAACTCCCTTCTAAGGAGTAGCACCGTAATGGATTCAATGCTGGTTCGAATCCAGTCTGTCCCTCCATTTAAAAAACTAGATTACAATTTTCATATGGCCATGTGGTGGAACTTGGTAGACACCGCAGATTTAAAATCTGCTGCCCCTTCGGGCGTTCGGGTTCGAGTCCCGATGTGGCCACACTTTAATTTTCATAAGAGTGTGAGGTGAATGGTTAAACCAGCCGACTCATAATCGGTCAAATCCGTCCAGAACGGTTGTGGGTTCGAATCCCACCGCTCTTACCCTTACCCCTAATTGTAAATCTCTGGTGGAAGAAAAGATCGGATAAAAACTACAGTAAAATTCAAACGTCCAGTAGCTCAGTTGGTTAGAGCGGATTCTTTATAAGGGTCGGGTCAGGGGTTCGAGTCCCCTCTGGACAACTCTCAAAACGGCGTTGTGGTGGAATTGGTATTCACAACTGACTCAAAATCAGTCGCTTAACAGCATGCAGGTTCGAGTCCTGTCAACGCTATCTTCAAATCGAATAAAAATAAAAAATGCAATTCAACAATACTTTTGAATTTCCATCTTGGGTGAGAACCTATCATGAAACATTCGGATGTTATCCTGAAGGTTGGCAGGAAAACGCCAATCATCTATTGGCCAAGGCAGAAGAAATTTCAAACAAATGGCGCGGTGTTGGTGTAAAGGAGATGCCTTACGACCAAGCTGAGATTGATATCAAGATGGGTGCCACTTTTTTAGATAATTACGAATCCCATCCTGTCTATTGTGCCAACAAGGGTTTCCGTCCTTCAGAATGGGATCATCTTTATGATTCGAAGGATCGTTACAATTTTTCAAGAACAGGCAATTTCGAAGAAGCCAAGATTGGAGATTGGTATCTGATTCTTGGATTCGATTTCGATTGATAAAAACTACAATACAATTAACACATGAAAAAGACGCTCACCACCCATGAAATTCAAATGGCACTCTACACCGCTGGATTTTCCTATCGCGGAGCCGAAGAATTGGCTGAATATCTGGAACAATTGGAAGAAGATTTGGGTGAGGAGATCGAATTGGATGCTGTCGCAATTCGCTCTGAATATTCTGAATTCGATTCTTTTCAAGATTGGGCGCAAGATTACTTTGGTGATTCGTGGAAAGATGAAATCAATGTTGATGAAGATGAAGAGGATGATGAAATTGATGAGCGCATCAAAGATTATCTTAATGATCACACACAACTAATTGAATTTCAAGGTGGTATCATTGTTCAGGATTTCTAAAATAATTTAAAAACTACAATACAATTACGACATGGCAACTATCCTCCCTTTCCAATCCAAGAATATTATCGGCTACTGGACACCCGATACTCTTGTTGAAGTGCGCCAGTCAATCAAAGATAATTACGATACCGTTGTTTCTTTGGTTAAAGAAACCGTTGCTCACTACAATTCTGGCAATCGAGCAAGTTATGGAACTGCTTGTGTCTATAAAAGCGATATCGGTAACATGTGTGCCGTTGGTCGTTGTCTTACTGAGGATGCTCTCAAAGTTTTTCACGCTGTGGAACAAGATCAATCGTTTGGTATTGAGTGTATTCCAACGCAGATTAAAAATGAATATCCATGTTTTGACAGCATGTTCCAAGAAAAGTATCATGGTGTTCACATCAAGGTGTGGTCTGCAATGCAAGACTTGCATGACACTGATGAACATTGGGATGAAAATGGTTTGACGCAAGAAGGCAAGAATTATATTCTCACCACTTTCGGAACTGAGATTTACGCATCCGTTTTCGCCTGAATTAAAAAACTACAATACAATTACGACATGAACCAATACGAACAATACGTCGAAGCTCAAAAAGCATGGATCAAAATGGTTGACCTCAAAGAGGGCGATTCTGTTAAGGTTCTTTCTACTGCTAAAAGACACGAACATGGTTGGCACAATAGTTGGACTCCTGAAATGAATTGTCAAGTAGGCAAGACGCTTACTGTTTATCGTGACAACGAAGGAAGCGGTATTACTCTTAAAGATTCCAATGGATATATTGGTCTATCATATCCATTCTATGTGCTTCAAAAGGTTGAGGTTCAAATGCCCGAACCTATCAAGATTTCTGACAGCTACAAAGCAGAGTTCAAGAAGGGTGGAGATATCAAGGTTGGTTGTCAGGAAATCTCTTACGATCTTCTGAAGAAAATCTACGAAACTGCTACCAAGGTCAAAAACAAGTAAAAACTACAATACAATAACAACATGGAAATTCAATTTAAAACAGGAGATAAAGTTCGTCGTAAAGCTGGCAACATAGATGGCTGGTGGACAGACATTTGCCATGCTCATAAGGTCGAGCCGGATGCTATTTTTGAAGTGTATGAGCATCTTAACGATGGCGGTGTTATTCTGAAAGAACTTGGGAGAGGTAGCAAATATGCAGAAAATTTTTTCGAACTCGTCAAAGACGCCAAAGAGTCTGAAATCGAAAAGGCATACACTCATGCTAAGAGTCTGATTGGCAAGAAGATCGTATGTGATGACGGTCCCTCTAAGTATACCGTATCAGGTGTGATCTTTCGTCAGGACAAGACAGACAATGTTGGGCTTGGTCACACTTGTGAAAAGTTTCTCAGAGACAATGGTTGGGTTGTTGGTGTTAGGTTCAATAATATGAACTATCCTGTTCAACTTGTGAACGAAGTGCCATCCAATATTAGCGTTGAACTTATTAACGGCAGCTACACCGCTGTTGTTTCCAAAGGCAGCGTTAAGGTTGGATGTCAGACATTCCCAATTGAAAAGATTCAGGAAATCATCGAAGCTCACAATAAGCTCTAATAACATCCTCGCCAGTTAGTCACTGGCTAGTAGCAGGTGGCGAAAGCTATGATAAGCAACGGTGACAGTTGCAAACACACTGTAGGTAATCCTCGCAATGACGGTAGCGTTAGTGGTCATTCTCTTCGGAGAACCCGCCCGTCTAACTTTCCAATTCAAAATAATAATATGAAACGTCGTTTTGATAAAATCTTACTCTCTGTTTGGCTTATTGGCGTCATTCTTTCGCTGAGTTTTTCAGCTTGGCTTATCTACGTCATCTTTCACTTCGTTGGCAAGTATTGGTGAGATAAAAACTAGAGTAGAATCACCCCATCAAAATGAAAATCAATCTCCCATCTGAAGTTATTATGGACTGCATGCAGAACTCTGAAAAGTTTCGCAGGTATGTTACCAGTCTTGTGTGTTATCAAGACAACAAGCAGCAAATTGAAAGCGTCTTTGTTCATTTGATTCGTAGCAATCAAAAGATTGCTGCCATCAAAGCTCTCCGTGAATATTCCTTCGGAAACAAAGATCGTCTGGATGCAATCAAAAGTTGTTATCCTGCTGAGTATGGGGATTATGGAACTTCTGATAATATGCTCTTGAGTCTTGCTTCTGCCAAGAAGATTGTTGAACTTTATCAATAAGATTCCAAAAATAAACCGATTAAAAATATAATACAATACTGACATCTCATGAAAACAACAATAATTATCATTGGCGGAATTTTCGCCATTGTCGCAACTGGATTCTTTTCTCAAGGCACCGACCTTGCCATGAAAAAGTTTTTCGATCCCAAGTATGAAGCTGTTCGTCGGGAAACCTTTGAACAATCCAAGGCTTACAATCAGGGAATGATTCAAGAACTTCAGAATATGCAGTTTGAATATATCAAGGCATCTCCTGAACACAAGACTGCTCTCAAGAGTATCATTCTTCATCGTGCTGCTGATTATCCTATGGATGATGCTCCCGTTGATCTTCGTAACTTTATCCGTGAACTTCGTAACTCCTACTAATAATAAAATAATATGAAAATGAACATCATTCGTCTCGCCGTTATTCTTTCCGCCTTTTCTCTCTCATCCTGTGATATTGAACAATCATCTGATAGTAAGCAGCAAAAACAACAAGAATCTATTCTTCAAGAAGCCACTTCTTCTGTTGGCATGCCCGCTATCAAGAACTTCCGTGAGCGTAAGCTTGCCAAGGATATTCTTGAACTGAGGGACCAAGAAGGTCTTACCACTTACACCTATATTGTTGCCGAAGCTACTGGCAAGCTGGTGTTTCTTGGCGAAAGTATTGGATATGGTTTGCCATACAGCACCCAATTTACCAATCCTGAAAAGATTGAGCGTTATTCTAGCGGTGGCGGTTATGTGACTCTTCCACAAGCTGATCCTAATGGTCTTTTCAGCCCTGCCAGTGCTGATGGCACTTGGGTTATGATGAAAGACCCCAATGGCACCAAGGTTGTTCCTGTGCTTGTTGAACCACGTTGCATTGTTTCTCCGTTCAAGTTGTCCACCAACTGATCGAGCGGTAAAAACTACGATACAATAACGACATGAAACCAACCACTACTTACAGCGAAACTGTCGGAGAAAAGCCTTTCGATTGGAACAAGTTCCTCAATAAGGCCCGTATTACTGAAAAGGAATGGGATGATGCCTTCACAAAAGCTCATAGCTGGACAACGTGTGCTTGTGGCAATCAATGCGCTGTTATTCCTCGTGATGAGAAGGGTAAGCCAGATGATGAACTTCTCGTCACTCTTGGAGGTGATAATGGTTTTTACGGTGCTATTAAAGACAAAAATGTTGCCGAAGCCAAGCATTTCCTTGAAATGATCGAAATTCGCAGTTCTTATCTTATTCGAAAGCATTTTGATGAAATGCGTGAAGAATTTGCGGACGCTGTTAAAAATCTTCGCGATGCTGGGTTTACCGACAAGGACATTGCAGACGAACTCAAGTCCATCTGATTCTGTAAAAACTACAATACAATCAAAGCATCATGACCACTACCTATTCAACTCCAGTCAATATCGAAACTGCCGTTAAGCCTGAGCCTAAGAAGTGTATCGAGCTTGTCCGATTCATTGATACTTCTAACAACACGCTGCTTAAAGAAGTTGCCATTTCACCAAGGTGCGATGCTACTGATTGGGATCATCTTCGCCTTGTGATTAAAGGCAATGCCAATGAATTTGATGTTATTGCAGCATGGGACAATGATAGCAGCAACAGCCCTGCTTTGTATCTCGGGCATTGGAATGACGGAGTGGTTGGTTAATTGTAACAACGTCCAAAAATATGTTTAATAAATTCAAGGTTGGCGATAAAGTTAGGCGTTTCAGCTGTATCGATGGTTTTTGGAGTGAAAAATGTGCAAAACACGATATAAATATCCATGGTATTCATACTGTCGCTTATGTTAATTCAACAGGTGGCATTGGTTTCAATGATGCACAAGGCAAATTGATTGGAGACTGGGATTATGATGATCAAGATGGTGTTTACACTTTTGATCCTAATTGCTTTGAACTTATTGAACGACATGAAGAACCTGTTGAACGACACAAAGAACCTGTGATTGTTGAATGCGATAGCAATATCATTGCAATTGTCACAAAAGATCGTGTTGTTATCAATAACATCGCTTACCCTGTCAACGTTATCAAAAACATCGCTGCTGCTCTCGACTCCATCGAATAATTTAACTATTCAGGACGACACCATTGTAACTTTCGTTCGTGACAGCAACGGCACCTTTATCAATACAATCTTCAACTGAAAAACTTATGGAAAATTCTATGCCATTCATTGCTTACAAAGCCACTTATAATTTCAAGTGTCGTAATCAAACTTACCGTGTTGGCAAAACTTACACCTCTGATAAGCTGCAACTGTGTAAATATGGATTTCACTTTTGTCGAAACATGGCAGACACCATCAAGTATTATTTTCCCGAAGATGACTTTGTTCTTCTGGAAATTGAAATTCTTGGCAAGGTGATTGACAGCGAAGATAAAAGCGTCACCGATAAACTCAGGGTGCTTCGTGTTGTTCCTCCAGAGGAATATCCCAAAGATATGCGTAAACGTTTTGACGTTGTTGAACGCGATCAAAATAATCGTATTGTAAGCAGAGTTGATATGTTCGGATATAAAACGGTATATCAATACGATGATCGAGGCAATATGATTTTCGAAAATGATACCAAAATGGACTATGATGATAACAATCGTCTTGTTCGTAAAACATTTCCATCTGGAAACTTTAACACTTTCACGTATGATGAAAGAGGCAACAAGATTACTAGTGAAGAACGTGGGGGATATCGTGCTACCTTTGAATACGATGAATTTAATCGTATGACCAAACAAACGTTTGGTGCCAATGAATGGCATGAATATGCATATGACGAACGAGGTAATCTAATTAGCACTATTAATAATCATGGTTACAAGTATACGTATGAATACGATGAATTGAATCGTCAAATCAAACTGACGGTCTCAAGTGGTAGAGTGTATACATATGAGTATGCCAACATTACCGAAGAATAAAAAATAGGGTAGAATCAGGGTATGCGAACAATAGCACTGGTTTACATGGTTGATCCAAAGAAAAATTTCTTCATTGAATACTGTCCAAAGGGTGATCCTCAAAAATGGATTAAATCTTGGGTCAACAATGTCGGAGATGTTGAACATGTCATGGTCTATGAAATGGGCAACCTGAAAACATCTTGGGCCAATCCCAATAGCGCAGAGGAGTAAAAACTACGATACAATCAAGGCATCATGAGAGTCACCAAAGAAAACGTCATCGCCGCAATCACTCGGGAACAAATCAGTTATCGTGGAGGTGGAGTGGAAATTGACCTGAGCCAATTCGGCTTCAAAAGCGGATCAAGAATGTCTGCTTACCAGAACTATCTGGGAGGTGGTTTGCTCGGAGCAATCCAAAGCAATCACAATATGTTTGATCAGACATTCACTAAGACACAACAAAACAAAATCAATAAGCTGTCCGATATTCTCAAAAGGTATTTTCATGACCAGACAAATCATGAAGATGATGAATGGGAAAGCGCAACTTATGAACAGAATCAAATGCGCCCCGTGTCTGGATATTAAAAATAAATCCAAATAAAATACTGTATGCACATGGTTTTCATTCGACATGACAAGCGAATTGAATTTGTGAGCAGCAAGTTCAAAGGATCGCAAACGATCAAAAATAACTGGCAAGAAACGATCGAATACATAAAAAATATCTATCATCCCACATCATGGGAAATCATCAGCGGTTGAATGATTAAAACCTTGATAAATCAAGGAAAAATGGTGCGACAAAATGACACAGGAATAGAGTCAAAATGTCACAGGGATAGACGGATATTGGTAAAAACTAAAATAAAATAATGCCATGGAAAAGAACGAAAAAATCGAGAAAATTTCAAAGATTCTTGAACAATCAGATATCGTATGGGGAAGATATGGTGCTGATACGATTGAAAAGCTGGCACAACGAATTGTTGAAAAATTAGAAGAAGAAAATTGATGGCTTTTGTTCCACATGGAACATTTTTGAAAATAAAAACTACAGTAGAATTTCGACATGGAAACAATCAATTACGCTCGTGAAGCTGGTCATCTTGCTGGTGCTTTCCGATTCATCTCCCACGAATTGGTTCGCCAAGGTTTGATCAGCTACGAGAACGCGCCAAAAATCGATGAGATTGTAAACAAGATCATTGAAGAAGCTCGCGAAAAAGCCAAAGAAAAGTAAAGATCTTCGCACTAAGTAGATGCCCTACCGGAATATGGCAGTGATACCGTTACTGCTTTAAAAACTACAGCAAAATCATCGCATGGCACTTGATAAAGCAATCAAATACGGAAAGGAAAAGCGCAAAGAATATCGTGGTTCTGCTCGCTGGGATTGCACATGTAGAAATCATGGTTCGTGTTCCTACTGTCTTTCCAATCGCACAATTCAAACAAAACGTGCGAAAGACAAAGCAAACATCGAAGAGCAAATAGATGAATATGTTGACATTGTAATTGGTGCAAATGATCCAATCGATGCGCTGATGGATTACCATGATGAAGTGCTTGAAAAATTTGGCATCGATCCTTGGGATTTCGAGACACGCAAAATCCTCGATATTTGAAATAAAAACTACAGCAAAATACTGGCATGCCACAAGAGCAATACATCTACGCCAGCAAAAATGTCACGATCTATTATTCTGATCAAAAGAAAAAGATCATGCATCGTGAAGATGGTCCTGCGATGATCCATGCTGATGGTAGCACCGAATGGCGCATCAACAACAAGCTGCATCGTGAGGATGGTCCTGCTCTGGAGTATTCAAATGGTCGCACAGGTTGGTTCCTCAATGGAATTGAATTGACTGAAGAACAACACGCTTTAAAAACTACACCAAAATACTGACATGAAACACACATTCACTTCTCTCGTCAAAGAAACCATCAATCACTATCACTCGGGAAATCGTTCTGCAACTGCTTCTGGCATGTGTAGCTATCTTTCGAATGACGGTCGCATGTGTGCTGTCGGCAGGTGTTTGAAACCTGAGTATCTGGAAATCTTTCATAAGATTGAATTTGGAACATTGAATATGGGACACGGAACAGCAATCGATGAAATTTTCGAAGCTCCTGCTTTGGAAGGTTTGAAAATTTCGGATGTTGTAAAAGATGAGTATTCTGATATTACTCTGGAAGAATGGAGGAAAGTCCAGCGTTTGCATGACGATGATAAAAATTGGGATGCAAATGGATTGAGTAAAAATGGGCATAATGCTCTCCGCGTAATTTGCATGTAAAAAACTACGCCAAAATCATCGCATGCAGAAAATCATTATTGAATTGGAAAAGGATCGTCTGAATGACAATTCCGTTGCCGAAGTTCTGGATACTTTGGCTTCTGCAATTCGCAATGATGAGTTGCGCGATCTGATGGATGGCACTTACCATGTAAATACAGACCATGGGAATGTCTGGGTTCACTTTACAGACTAAAAAAACTAAACCAAAATCATGGCATGCCGAAGTTCTTGTATCGCCTTGAAAACAAAGAAACTCAAATCGGTTTTTACAATCACCGTTGTAAATCGAAAGACACGAATAGCTGGTGGTATTTTTGTTCTCTGGTAAGAGTTCGACTAGACTTATGTTTTTCTGACGCGTATCATAAGTCCCCGTATCAAAATGGCTTGGGTGATTATCATTGTGACTCATCGCGTTATGGCTTTTGTTCACTGAACAAACTGCGCAAGTGGTTTGGAACAAGCAAAAGGTTTTATGATTTCTGTGCGGAATATGATATGGTTATCCGACGATACTCTGTCATAAATCGATTTGATTCTGATCGTCAGTCGATTGCTATGGTGCAAGAGATGGATCACTTTGTCGAGATTCCATTTGATAGGGTGGTTGACAGCGAATAAAAACTACACCAAAATTGTGGCATATTCAAATGAAAACAATCATGATCGTTGCATCTCTAACATGTGCAATTGTCGCGTTATCTGTGCAGACAGTGCCAAGTATTTCGATAGTTAAACATCTGAAAAGCTATCCTGTGCTTGTCACACCAAAACATAAGATCGCATGGACTGACAAGATGACAGAGAAAGTTAAGAGTTTCGAGTCATATCGTGCCAATCCATATCGTTGTCCTGCTGGTGTTTTGACTGTTGGATATGGACACACTGGTAAATACGCTGGCAATAGTATGAGCATGTCCACAGCAGAGTCTATCCTCAAGCAAGAATTGATTGAAACGAAGAAATTGGTTCTGTCTAAAGTTAAGGTTAAGTTGACAGAGTATCAGCTTGCAGCACTTGTTAGCTTTACTCACAACACAAATGAGGATTGTCTTGATGCTCTGATCAATGGGAAGAATAGACTCAACTCTGGCAATTATGATAGTGTGCCCAAGTTGCTGCCACTTTATTGTAAAGCAGCTGGCAAGACATTGCGCGGGCTGGTCATCCGCAGGAATTGGGAAGTGAAACTGTGGCAGGGAATTTCCTGATAAAAACTACACCAAAATACTGGCATGCAAGTTCGACCGCTTGAGAATTACTCGCTGATGGGAACCAATTTCGTTCTCGACAATACAAAGAATTACGAATTCATTCATGCCACCAATCTGCCGGATTGGGAAGAGAAAGGCAAGATCTTTGTTTTCGAAGATGAAGATGGTCCTGCCATTGTTCTCGAAAAGGGAGAATACGAATTCGTTTAAAAACTACAGTAGAATTTCGACATGATCACCGCCACAATCGATCCGAAGGAAATCAAAGCAGAATACCGTCTTGCCACCGATGGGCGCGGATGGTTGTATCTCTCAGTTCCTAATGGATGGGATGATGTGGAAAAGATCCGAAACAAAGTCCTGACTTATGACGGGCGCAAGTTTCTCTACAGCGGTTGGAATTCTGATCGCAACGATTGCTTCTTCAAAGAAGAATTGAAAGTAAATTCGGTGGTGGGAAGTTCGACGGTGGTGGCCCGCTTCGCATAAAAACTACACCAAAATACTGGCATGCAAGTCGCTACTCTACTGGTCTTCAAAGAAGGAATCGATCCCGAGCGCATTCGCAAGTGGGTGGAAAAGCTCCAAGAATTGGAAGTTCTTGAGACTTATTCCCAATCGGATTTTGATGTGGAATACTCCTTCCCAATCCTCTACTTCCCTTGATAAAAACTACACCAAAATACTGGCATGTCTGATACTGCAACGCTTCCTCAATTCGACCGCAAACGTCATGGCTCTCTCTTCGACCGTGGTGGTGCCGATAGCTACTACCTGCGGGCTTTCGATCCCCATTGGTATCCTGATGGAACCTACAAGGGTGAGAAGATCATCGATCTGACTCCCGAAGAAGTCGCTGAATATGCTGCGGGATACAATGCGCAGACAGCGACCGGAGAGTTCAAACAATACTGAAATTTGTTCATGGTAAAGCCCTCCTCTCTCTGGTGGTCGGAGAGGGGAGGCAAATTTTAAAAACTACACCAAAATCGCTGCATGCAATTCCTACTCGCCATCATCGTATCGCTCATTGCTGTCGGAACCCGAAGTTTACTTTTCTATGGCATTGCTGTCATTCTCTGGTATCTCGTTCTGTTTTAAAAAACTACACCAAAATAACGCCATGACCAAACCAAAATTCAAGTCGTTTCTGCTCACCAAGGACCATGTGGATGGTATGGTCAAGGCCATGAAACAAGCTGGTTTGAATGTCGTTCGCGACAACAGTGCCGGAACTGTTCGAGCGTTCTATGGCACCCACGAAATCTTCACAGCAATCGAGAAGGGGCACAATCAGCCTTGGATCGTTCGCCACGTTGAAAATCTGTTCGACTGATCTACACGTAAGGGGGAAGCGCATCCTACACGCTTAAAAACTACACCAAAATAACGCCATGACCAAGAAGCACTTCGAACTTGTCGCCGCCACCATCAACTCCATGCCATCGTTCTCTGCCTCTCTGAGGGCACAGAAGCTGTCCGTTGCAAACACTTTCGCGGATGCCTTTGCCAAGGAGTTCCCACGGTTTGATCGTGACAAATTCATTCAAGCCTGTGGTGTCTACTACTTCGCTTGATTTAAAAACTACAGTAGAATTGCAGCACCATGACACCGAACAAAAGCCGAATGACCTTTTTGATGAACCTGCGGTTGGGAGCCTTTTATTATGTGAAAGGAAAAGATATTGCCATTTGTCGAAAATTCGCAACTGCAATTCTGGGCATCCCCGTTTATGAAGCGCCGTCTGATGTTCGTGGATTTTTCAGTCGCAACAATCCAAAGCGAAAGGGTTGGAAAAGAATTTCTTATTCCGACAGGAATTATGTGAAATTCGGAAGTCTCGAATTCGTGTTGTGTGTCGAAGAACGAACATTTCTTGAACAGATGAACATAAACATCGGAGACTCGTTCTGGATCAAGATTGAACAAATTTGATTTAAAAACTACACCAAAATACTGACATGCCCAACTGGTGCCAAAACCAACTGACGGTGGACTCTCCAATGTCCAATGAGCTTGTAAATTATCTGCGCGTGCATGGTCTTTCTTTCAAGAAGATCGCACCGTGTGACGACACTGTGGAAGCGCAGAACGAAGCGTGGTCCACAAAGTGGGATCTGTGCGATGAAGATCAGCGCGAAGCTGCCAACGAATTGATCGCTGAAGGTGCCTGTGGATTCGACACCGCATGGTCTCCTCCCATCGAAGCGATTCGCAAGCTGAGTGAACAGTTTCCTGATGACGGGTTTACTCTGCGCTATTGCGAGGAAGGTATGCAATTCTGCGGGGAGACCGTTTTCGAAGCTGGGGATGAGGAGGAAAGGGTGTTCATCGATGGGGATCGAAAAGCATTCCGGGATTTCATTCAAAACGAAATGGGATTCGAGCCTTGGGATGACGAAGAGGACGAAGAGGAAGACAAGGAGGAATAAAAACTACAGTAGAATGAGGACATGCGACAACGCTTCTTCCTCTGGAATCTCGCTCTCGTGGATGGTGGTGAAATGATCATCATCCACGAGATCACCCGCAACTTCAATAAAGTGACCGGGTTCATCAACCATCGTTGGACAATTCCAAACGAATAAAAACTACAGTAGAATTGCAGCACCATGAAGATCATCAATTGGATCACATTACTGTTCACTCGGGCGCGCAAACCAATCTATGGCGCTCGAATCTTCCAACAGCAAAGTTGGTTGTCGAAGCAAGTCGCTGAAGCTCAATACAAAAGGGCTTTCAATCTCGACTGATCTACACGTAAGGGGGAAGCGCATCCTACACGCTTAAAAACTACAATAAAATCGCAGCACCATGAGCCGTTTCTTCAAAGTCTTATCATCTGATGGTCTAGCATTCAACCGCAATTTCGACGGTATGATTCTTAAAATGGTGCGAGCGGATGCTTATGGCATCAAAGGCTATCACGCTTTGCAGCAGCCTGCAATTGATAATAATGGTAATACCGCAGATTTTGATTCTTTTGTTTTTATGCAAGAACCTGATTCGATTGTTGAAATTGAGCTTACTGATAAGCAAAAAGACATCATTTATCAGGAATACCGCTCTTATGATTGCTCCATGTCTGATCCTTGGCGAAATGACTTTTCAGATGATGGACAAGCGGATGATGAATGGCGGCGTGAAAACATGTTGAATAATATCTGCGAGCAAATGCCAGAGATTCCAATCGAAATGATTGAGGATCAAATTGACAGAATCTCGTAAAAACTACAATAAAATCGCAGCACCATGAAGACCGACATGCTATTCACCTTCTCTGGCGGCGTTCTCGCCTATGCTGTCACGCGGGACGCCGCCATCGCCATCTCGGATTTCGCTCGCCGTCCCGTTTACTGGGGAAATGAATTGATCGGAGCGCAATACGCCTGATAAAAACTACGGCAAAATACTCTCGCCATGAAAACCAAAAAGGAAATCAAGCTCAAGGACGGTTCCACACTCCCAAAGGGTCTCCCCGTCTCGTTCATTCCGGGAAAAGACAGCCGATGCCTTGTGCATTCGCCACTACACCCGGAACCGTTGCAAGTGCGCATCACTTCGGCCTTCAAGGTGCCATCCGACGCATTGCTGGAACGCTGGGGATACGAGGCTATCTGCCTGACCCCTACGGGCAAGCGTGTTGAGCCTGATGGCTACGGTGAGGACGGAAGCCCCTCGTGGCTGCTGGTCTGTGGTTGGATCTGAATCAACAAGGGGGAAGCGCATCCTACACGCTTAAAAACTACACCAAAATCGTGCCATGCCTGACATCGCCACCATGACCGAGCACGACATCCAAGATCTCATCGACTTCCTGCAAGGTGTGACAAAATGACACACCGAGATCTGTAAAAACTACACCAAAATCACGGCACCATGAAGAGATTCGCCATCATACCGAAAAGATTTGGGAGCTACATTTTGCCAATTATCGAGGAGGTAAATCTGAATTATTGTCCTCGCTATGGCGATTACATAGCTGACAGTGGCATGTTATTTTCGAAATCCGAGTCCGAATACTTGTTCTTGAAACTCGAAGACGCTGAGAAAAAACGGCGCGAAATGTTTGAAGCATGGATGGGTTCCCCATCGACCTCACACGCTTAAAAACTACACCAAAATCACGGCACCATGAAATACCTTGCTCAAATCCTTGATGGACTGTTCACCACAGTCCTCATCGTCCTCTGCACCCCACTAGGCTGGATCGGACTAATCTTCATCGCGTTGGTAATCAAGGCATTCGAGCACCCCTGACTCACTGCACCATGAATCCTCTGATCCTCATCGCGGCCCTGACCTTTTTGCTTCCTGCACTCGCCCTCCTCGGGGGTGGTGCTTCCCTCTGGGAAGCCATCGTGGGTGGCACCTTCGGAGTGACTTTTTTCTCCATGCTTTACGCCGCTGCAATCATCTTCACTGCCTTCGCCCACTGATAAAAACTACACCAAAATAGCTGCACCATGACGAACGACACATACGAAAAACTCTGGTCTGAACTCTACGATTGCGTTGCCGCAAAAGTGGATGGTGAACAACTCACCTTTCCCGCTGAATTCGATGAACACGGGGATCAGCTACATCTGGAGATCAACGATGGCGACCACTTTCTTTTGATCGACCGCAACAACCCCGTGGAATGCCACGAAATCATGACGGGAGTTTTCGTCATCAAAGCGCCCGATCAGAATGGAAAATTGCAGGATTACGAAATCCAGCCGCTTTTCGGACGGGAATAATTCTGAACTACACGTAAGGGGGAAGCGCATCCTACACGCTTAAAAACTACACCAAAATAGCTGCACCATGAGAACTGTCACCAAGAACATCGCCGCCGCCTTCCACGCCAACAAGGCCCGCACCATTGGCAACACCCGCACCGATGGCAACGCCGTCTGGCTCCACGGCAACAAGATCGTGGAACGCCGTGAGGATGGCATCTACGCCACCCTCGCCGGGTGGAACACTCCCACCACTCGGGAGCGTGTCAACGGCATCACGGGTGCCCGTTTCCACCAAAAAGATTTCACCCCCATGCTCAACGGTGTCGCCATCGACTCCCGCGAGTGGATCAAGGTCTCGGTGTAAGTCATGGCAAAAGTCCCCCTCTCCGGTGGTTCGGAGAGGGGGCATCTCTTTGTTAAAAACTACACCAAAATCGCAGCACCATGAAGACCATCCATTACAAGGGCGCGATCATCGAAATCACCCCAACGACTCCTGAGTATCGTGCAAAAGCCACGATATTCAACAATATCCACTTCTGGCTGAACGTGAGAAACGCGAGAACCGGAAACATCTACGACATGCCAGTGGCCAATCTCATCGCTGCGCTGCGCCATTGCCGCCTTCGCATTCTGAAAGCTCGCACTCATCCCCGTTTCGGTTGGTGATTCATCGCCCCCAGTGTTCGCCTGAGCACTGGGGGCTTTTTTTCATTTAAAAACTAGAGCAAACTGATCTCGCCATGAAGACCACCATCGTCACCAAGCAGTCCCTCCTCGAAATGCTCAATGCCTCCCGCGAGCGTCAAGCTCAGGTCGTGGGTCGCGCTCTCGTCGCTCTCTTCCTGCGTCAAACGGAGGACGAGAAGGACGCCAACCGCACCAACCACGACAATGATGTCGGGTTCCAACACGCGGATGCAAAGCGCGGCAGCATTACCGCGAAGTATTTCCTGAAGCACGGGACGCTTCAGGACTGGCAGATTGAGCCGTGGCTCGCTCCACAGGGTGCCAAGGGCTATCCCCGGATCGCCAAGTATTCCCGGCAACTCAACGAGATTGCCCTTGCCAAGCTCAAGGGCTGATCGCCATCAGCCCGGTGTTCACCTGAACGGTGAGCACCGGGCTTTTTCTATTTAAAAACTAGAGCAAAATAGCTACGCCATGAAGACCTATCAAGTGCGATACGAAGGAAAGCAAGTCACCGCAACTTACACCGACGCGGGATTTTTGATCAACGGTGTGATCGTTCCAACCGACAAGGTGGAAATCCTGAATCCCTACATCACCCGCGCCCAGATTTGGGAGTGGTATGGCGATGAAAACCACGTTGGAGATCCGGCCTTCGGTCGCTACAAGGCCAAGGGTGGGCAGGATTTCATCATCCACCTCACAACGGCAGAATCCCACAGTGATGTGGAAGTCCTCGCCATCCTCAACACCCGCCTCAACGAGAACGGGAAGTGGACCCGCTTCGAATTCAACGGTTCACTCGACTACTATTACGAGCCAACGGTGATCGAGCTTTGATTCAACAAGGGGGGAAGCGCATCCTACACGCTTAAAAACTACACCAAAATAGCTGCACCATGACCACGCTCATTACTGGCAACACCTACCCCGTCAAGGAACAGATCAAGGCTCTGGGGGGCCGCTGGAACTCTGTCCGCAAGGGTTGGGAAGTCCCTGCGGACAAGGCTGACGAAGCCCGCAGCCTTGTGGAGTCTGCACCCTCCACGCCCTCTGCACGGCGCTCCCGATACGTCTCTGACGTGTTCAAGACAAGCGGCGGGACTTTCTACCGCAACCGCAACGGGCGGTGCGAGGATGCCCCCTGCTGCGGCTGCTGCACCTTCTGATTCAATCGCCCCCGGTGTTCACCTGAACGGTGGACGCCGGGGGCTTTTTCTGTTTAAAAACTAGGGTAGAATCCTAGCACACCATGATCGACCACATCACCACCACCTTCCACGCCGGGTATTTCACTGTCAACGGCAGCTGTGGCCACAGCTGTGACAAAGTCCTTGACCTCTTCGTGCGTGGGATGAAGGCCACTCCCAATGCCCATGCAATCCTCGCCAAGTGGGCGAGGGAAGCCGAAGACAAGGCAGCGGCATGCGAAAAAGCATGGGAGGAACTGGCAGAACGCTATCCCGGAGGCTTTTACTGATTTAAAAAACTAGCATAAACTGACCACGACATGAACGACACGCTCGCCACACTCCTTCGTTCCATCCCGCTCATCACCCGTTTCGAAGTGGACGGGGTGATGCGGGAATATCCCGCACGCTTCCACTTCGTGAAGGCTGAAGTCAACCCTTGCTTCGGACCAGTGCAAGACCACCTCGCTCTCGTAGATGAAAGCGGTGGCAATCCGGCCCTGCTGTTCGATGCGAGGGAAATCAAAACGAACGGGGATTGGTTCACCTTCAAGGACACGCTTCACGGCATGGTTGAATTCAAGCCCGCCTAACAATAAACAAGGGGGAAGCCATAGCCACAGCTTGACTCTCAGCCCCCGGTGTTCACCTGAACGGTGGACGCCGGGGGCTTTTTTTTTGCGCGAAAAATTTCTAGTTTTTAACAAGCGTTCGATAAAAACTAGGGGTCTGTTTGGATTTGCTTTAGTTTTTAAAAGGGGGTCGGAGGGTGGTGGGTGCCATGACAAAAAATAATTTTTAATAATTTTCCAAAAAATGGCCATTGAAAAAATTTTTTTTATATGAAATTTTCCGATTTTTTCCTATTCGCGCCTTCTCAAAAAATATTTTTTTTATATTTTTTGAGCATTTTTCCTATAGGTCGCTTAATAAAAACTACAGTATAATCATGGCATCACGAGTTCAACAACTCAATAAAATCTTCATAATTCAAAAAATGAAAACAATAGCTTGACAAATGCGAATCTCATGATTAAATACTAACTCAATCGCGGGTTAGACAGGAGGTGGTTCCTGCCGGGTTTCATAAGCCTAGTACGTCGGTTCGACTCCGACACCCGCTACACAATGCGCTCTTGATGTAATGGCTAACATGCCCTCCTTCCAAGTGGGTCTTGAGGGTTCGAGTCCCTCAGAGCGCACCATTTTAAACCAATCGAATGAGAATAACATGTAAAGAAACAATAGAATCTGATGGTGGATTTGGTTTTATTATCAGAGGATCGTTCCATAAAGATGGTGTTGAACTTGCTAGGTTCAGTAATGAACTTTTAAATGATTTAAAATTCGTTTTGAAAAATGAAGAAGAGGTGAAAAATGAATTGAAAAACGCTTTGTTTTTTGAAATGAATGATCCTTCTCTGGAAGAAGAATGCTCGAAAGTGTTCGAAGAATGGTTCTTAAAAACTAGACTATAATCAGGGCATGCAATAAATGAGAAGAAAATTCTTGAAAAAGTCTTGCTCTATGGTAAATACTATTACAGTATGAAATACGAGCAACAATATAATCAAAATAAATCAACTGCACCAATTAGGTGGAGGCGTGAATGATTCTAATTTCATATTGGATTTCGCGCCCCATCTCTTAAAAAGATGGGGTTTTTTATTTTAAAGGTGAACGAAGCGACCAGAACAGCTAGAAAGTGGTGAAAGACTAATAGAGAATGGTAACATATTTTTTTCGGGTTCATAATTCAATGGTAGAATACCTCACTTTTAATGAGTAAGCTGAAGGTTCGAGTCCTTCTGGACCCACATATTTTTAATGCTGCTATCGTCTATCGGTTAGGACAAATGGTTTTCAACCATTAGAGCGGGGTTCAACTCCCCGTAGCAGTACCATTGCCACAATAGCTCAGTTGGCAGAGCGCAGAATTTGTAATTCTGATGTCGTCAGTTCGATCCTGACTTGTGGCTCTTTTTATGCGTTAGCGGCGAAGTAGGTGAGTCGCGGCGGTCTGTAAAACCGCAGCCTTTCGGGCTAAGTAGGTTCAAATCCTACCTAACGCACATATCTTGGCGTAGCGCAATGGTAGCGCGGGTAGTTTGGGACTATCAGGTTGTCTGTTCGAGTCAGACCGTCGAGACCATTTCAATTGGGGGTTGGTGTAATGGTAGCACCGCAGATTTTGATTCTGTTAGCGAGGGTTCGACTCCCTCATCCCCTGCCAATTTTCAAATCCCAAGTAGCACAGCGGTAGTTGCGACTGACTGTTAATCAGTATGTCGGTGGTTCGATCCCACCCTTGGGAGCCAGTTTATTATGGGGTTATAGCATAACGGTAATGCACCTGCTTTGCAAGCAGTCGATTGTCAGTTCGAATCTGACTAGCTCCACCATATTTTTTGATCGAAAGAATGTTGGCTTAGAAGCAGCCACCATTTAAAGAGTAGGACGAAGCACCCAATCCGTGCGAAATGCTAAACAATGTCGGGCCGCGAGGTGGCATATATTAGTGATGTGCTGTGGGAAAAATGCGGAAAGTAAAATGGCACCCCAGAAATGGTAAGGCAGTATTTCCTTTTGGCGTAACAGCACACTTTTGATCTAAATGGAAGTAGTCCGGTCGGTCGAGGAAACCGTCTTGAAAACGGCTGGGGCCTTTAAAGCCTTCGGGGGTTCGATTCCCTCTGCTTCCGCCATTCCAACCTCCTATAGCTCAGTTGGTTAGAGCACTCGTTTGATAAATGAGAGGTCGTTAGTTCAAGTCTAACTGGGAGGACACTTATGAAATTGAATGAATATCAAGAAGCTGCAATTGAAACTGCCATCTATGGCGAAGGACAAAAAATAATTTATCCAACTTTGGGACTGGCTGGTGAAGCTGGAGAAGTTGCTGATAAAGTTAAGAAAGTTTTGAGAGATTATGATGGTGTCTTTACAGATGACATCAAGCTAAGTGTGGTCAAAGAAATTGGTGATGTATTGTGGTATATCGCTGCGTTGTCAAGAGATTTGGGATACACTCTTGAAGACATTGCAAAAATGAATATTGAAAAATTAGAATCAAGAAAAGAACGAAATGTGATTTCTGGTTCTGGTGATGAAAGATAATCCCAATGGCGTGTTGGCAGATCGGTCATGCAGGGGATTGCAAATCCTCGTAGGTGGGTTCGACTCCTACACATGCCTCCATTTTACGGAAAGAGAACAAAGCTAGTTCGAATATCCGCCGTAATGAAAACATGACAGGTTCTGAGAATGTCCTGTGATCTGTGACTTGGGGTAAGAGTCCTCAACATTCTTTGCAATTTCAATTTATGCTTGATAGGGAATTAGCTGAGTGGTAAAGCGGCTCTTTTACAAGGAGTAGATCGGGGGTTCGAACCCCTCATTCCCTACCATTTCGGCAACTCCAGTTGCCATTCTCAATCGATAATTAAATAATATAATGATTACTTTTTTAGAATCGTTCTTCAATGTTCAGGAATTGGAACCCAATACTAAATTGGAGGATATTATCAATCGTCCTTATATTACAGTATTTCGTGCTTCGGCTCGTCCCAATAAGAATGATTATGCATCGGGTTCTCATGCTGGAACAAAACAGCAAGCTCTAATTCGGGCTGATTACATGATAAATGATGAAGGTAGATACGATACCTATTATCTATATAAATTGATTCTTCGAATTGAAAAAGTGTATCCAGAATTATTACCCGATGATGGCACTGATCATGGATATGATTACGTGAAAGAATTGAAAGATTATGATATTGCTTTCTACAAAAATACTGGAGAAGGCGATATCAGAAACGAAAATCTTTCAGTTATTATCATCAATCCTAATATTGTAGTCGAATCCAAGATGATCGAAGAGATCGATGGTGACTATTTGCTATCCATTCAGAGTGATTTGTATTAAGTATATTAATGAAAAGATTCAATTCCCTTTATAAAAAGTTGATGGAGGTTTGGTCACCTGAATATAAAATTCAGGTTCCGAAAAAAGATAGCGAAAGTGGTTTTTGTGAATATAATCCCCAAATAAATAAATTTGCTTTTGAGAGTCCTGAAAAAATGTTTATCGTTATAGCATTTGTGATGTTTACAATGCAAACATCTTGGTATAATGTGGTTGAACAATTTCCCGAATTTATAAAATGGTTTTTTGAAAATGCTTTAAAGAATAAAAAAATTGTATCCAATATACAACCACCCCGAACTGGTCATATGATCATGAGTCCGAAAAAAGATGTCGGCGGACCCAGTGATAAATTGTCATATGTTCTCGGAGCTTGGACCAATAGAAAAGAAAATTATGAAAAATTGGGAGAATATAAAAATGATCCAGTTGAAATGTATATATGGATTTTAGAAAATATTAAAGGATTGGCTATGCCAAAAGCAGGTTTTTTGGTGCAATTGATCACAGGTAGATTGGGTTGTGTTGATAGTATCAATTCTAAATTATATGGTTCGGAAATCAATGCGAAGGTGAGTGGAAATATTCGTAGTTCCGGCAATATGAAAAAAATAATTGAGTATATCACTTTTGCTGATCCGATTAGCAAAATTTTATGGGACGATTGGTGTGAAATTGTTTCGAGAAAAACCCATTTCAATCTTCCAGACCCCGGATCAACCGCTAAACAAAAACCAGAAAATAAAAACATTATTACTATCGATAAAGAAGGTAATAGAATAGGACAAACACCATATTTCAGAAACAAAGGAAATACTGAAAAATTGAAAAAAGAAATTGAAAGATTAGGATTAAATAAAAAATCGAGTGCAAAAAATGCGCATAAAAAGATAAGTGCCGACCATTTCAATTTGTTAAAAAATACTGAAAAATATTTAGAATCGTTTAACTATCAATATAAAATGTTAATTAAAGAATATGTAGAAGACTTCGATCAGAAATGGGAAAAAGCTGTTTCCGAATCGGAAGAACTTCAAGTAGCTCTCGATTTGATGAAAAATATCAAATCGAGATTAAAAGGTGAAATTTATATTGTCGGTGGTGTTCCTCGTGATTTGCTCATGGGAAATGCAATCGATGATGTTGATTTGGCCACCAACATTCCCGTGGAACAGTTGGAGAAACATTTTGAATTGAGAAATATTTCCAAGAATGATTCACAACCAGTTTATGCTATCATTTGGAAAGGATATGTATATGATTTAGCAAAATTCAGAACTGACTCAGGCGACATCGGTAGACAAGCCAATGTCTCGACTGAGACTGATTCATTTGAAAAGGATTCAGAGAGAAGAGATTTAACAATCAACTCTTTCGGATTGGATGAGAATGGGAAGATCGTGGATTATCAAGGTGGTCTTGATGATTTGAAAAACAAAATCGTTCGTGCTGTGGGAGATGCCAAGAAAAGATTTTTGGAAGATGCCACAAGAATTCTTCGTGTTTTCCGTTTTGCTGCCAAGATGGATTTTGAAATTGAGGATAATACCAAAAGAGCAGCAATTGAATTGAAACATTTGCTTCAAGATCCGAAAGCAATTTCCAAAGAAAGTATCTCAAAAGAATTTTACAAGTCTGCAAAGTCTGGTAGAACTCTTGCAAACTTTCTGAAAAAATTACAAGATACAAAAATCTTACATGATATTCTTCCAGAGTTCACCGAGATGGAAGGTTTCGATCATGATCCTGAGCATCATCCTGAAGGAGATTCGCAGGTGTTGGGACACATCTATGAATGTTTGAATGCTTCCCCATATAAAGATCCAGTGATAAATCTTGCCGTGTTATTCCACGATTTTGGAAAGGCTACGACAAGAGGCAAGAAAGATAATGGTTTTAGTAGCTATCATGGACACGAAGCTGCTGGAGTTCCAATCGTAGAGAATATTTTCAAAAGATTGCGATTTTCTGAATTATCTCCTCAAGATAAAAAGAATATATTAGCAGCAGTTGACAGACACATGCTTGTTCACAATCTTGATAAACTCAATATTAAAACATTGACAAAATTGATTCAAAATCCTGCATGGGAAACCATTAAAGCTGTTGGATATTGTGACGAAGCTTCGAGAGGTTCTGGTCTTTTCAACGAAGAAGAATTCTGGGACAAAGTTAAAAGAGCGGAAGAAAAAGTTTCTAAAATTGGGGGTTCTCAAGATGAAACAAGAAAACGACTCAAGCAATATTTCAGTGGTGAAAAATTGATGCAATGGTTTCCAATTCTGATCAAAGATAAATCCAAATTCAAAGATATTACAGCAGCCCTTCAAGAATACGTTCTGGAAGAATTGAATGCTGGTAGAGAACCAGATGATTCGGAAATGAAGACAATCGTTGCTGGTATTCTAAAGAATAGCCAATTCAATGAATGGTATAATTTTTACCAGAAAAATTAATCCTTGTGCCATTTCTCCATTTTAGAGTAATACTTGGGATCTTCTTCGACATGCTGTTTGGAAATCGTTCTTGCGATTTTCTTTCCTTGTTTAGATTTGCGCTTGGATGGCGCAACATGTTCTTGCTCAACCTTTTCTCCCTTTGATACTTCTTTCTTAGGGAGATTGGTCTTTTTAACTTTTTTGAAGTATTCGTCAAAGAAATCGGAGAATTTTTTCATAATATTATTTAAGCTCGTGTAACAAAGGATCTTTGGATGTGATGCGATGTTTCTTTCCCTCATCATCCAAATAGATTACAGGATCAACCACAAAGATATTCCCATCATCATCCATCAAGACATTCTCATCGTGCATGTCTTCCACACGAATTCCTTTTTCTTGATTGATGTAATCGTGCTGAGTGCCCGGAATTTTTGAATAACCCAATTTATTCATTAATCGTTCGACATCTACAGGAGATGCGCCTTTTGTGGCTCGAACATGAGGTTGTGAAATAACTGGTTGCAATTCTCCATCATTTATGACAAAACCTTCCAATGCATAGGGAGCTTCAGGAAAAGACGCATTGTGCAATGCAAGTCTGTAAAAGAACTCTAAAAATGTGGTGTGATAAGACAGATTATTTCTTTTGAACCATCTTTGTGATGCTTCATCAAAATACACATTGTTCTCCGCTTCTCCTTTTTCACCTTGCTTTCTCCATTCGCGATCAAATTCGTCATTGTCCATCATTAGGCCGACTTGATTTGCCCAATGGGTTAGCCATTTTTCTTCCACGGGCTTTACCCGTTGCGACATCACATTTCTACCAGCGACCTTTTTCTTGTATTCTTTTTCCGCTGTGAACTCTGGGATCGAATCATCTCGTATTGATTCATGGCTTCTGTAAGCGACAGCGGTGGCAGCTTTGAGTTTTTTTCCACCTCTTCCAGAATAGCCTTGTTCCGCTCCAGATGGGATTCTGTCAGGAGTGTATTTTTCGTGTCGTTCATAAATTATTCTTAAAAAATTTTCAAGATTTATTAAATCTTTCTGCTTGAACATGTTATTATTTAGTGATTTGCACCACTGTTCGCACTCTCACTAAATTTTTCACGATGTCTATATTCAGCCACAGAAGGATAACCACCTGTAACGTGTTTAATTTCTGATGGGTCGAATCCTCTAAATTCCCACACGACTTTCTTTTCATATGGTGTCATCTTGAATCCAGTGTGCGCCCTCATCAAAATATCCACAATATCATCATGTGATAATTCTGGATAGATTTTACTTTTCAATTCTTTGATTTCACCCGATTCAGTTTCTCGATAGTCATCGCCAAAATGATTAAATCGACTCGAATCTGTAGCTGACCAGAAAAAGTCACCCAATTTAAAATACTTTTTCAAATTTTTAAGATCATCTGGTTTCAAATCTTTTTCTCTACACCAGAAAACGACAACTTGCACATCCTTTTTCAATGTTTTGGATGGAACTGAAAACCATATTCTACCTGCTCTGGTATTTCTTCTAGTATCGGTGGTCATTCCAGACTTTTGATGTTTAGCAAAATATTCCAAATTTTTAATATCCAACTTACCTAAAAATGATACGTCATCATCTTTAAGAATCTTTTTAGCGTCTTTAATTTTTGTATTGGAATACATAGATTTCAAATAACTCATCGTTGCTGGAAATGGGATGATATTCAATGCTGCTGCCAATTTGGTAAAAGCGGTGAATATGTATGGGTGTGTCCCCTTTCTATGATTGATGGTACCGATTAATTCAGAATCTTGCCCGATAAAACAAAATGGTCTAGTATTGTCGTCAAAATTCTTAACGACTCCATCGAATTCAAGTTTATCAGGACTTGTTCGTGTTACCGGAATATTCACATTTTCCAACAAAACAACGCCTCTTGCATTTGCTCTTTCATTTATAATTTGATTATACAAATTCCTAATTTTTAAATCATCATTCATAGTTCCAAATATTTTCTATTGCGTTAAATTTTTTTATTAAAAATTCCAAATTTCCAGAATAAAAATTACAGTCGATTACAGTTTTCACAATATGCCTATTATTTTTATTACAGAATGACAATTCGTAATTTAAATCAGCCATCCCAGACATATGTTCGACAATCATCAGGAATGTATCATACATTCCTGATGGATGCGGGATCGCATCTTCTGAGGAAATAAATTCCACTTCCGAATAATTGTTCGTGGCATTTTCAATATATTTTTTTGGATAAATTATCGTCATTTATTTAATTTCATGTAAACCACCACTGTTTCAGCATCTTTGTGAATCTTACCACTTTCGTCAACGTAATAAGAAATACCATTGAAAATGGGGTAAGGCATGCTATCATCATTTTTGTCAGTGTCAATCACGAAACCGTTCCTACTGTAAAGTTTGAATAATTTAGTAGGTTTAATATTACCATTTTCATCTTGATCCGCAAAGCAATCCAAACGTCTTGCACCATTTTTAATGGCGCTTTTCACAATAGCATCACCCGAAGATTCTCCAGCAGAGAAAACTGAGACCAATTCATCCCCTCCTTTGATGCAGTATCCGCTAGTATTATTTGGACCAACGAAACATTCCATTTTCGAATATTCTTCTGGTTTGTAAATGGTTATATTATTTTTAATATCTTTAAAAAGTTCGGGATTGGCTGAACGAGCAGCATCAGCTTTCATGTAAGCATTGATAATTTTATAAAATGATCTCCAATCAACTTTTTTAAATTTTTCAGAATCATCTGCGGTGAGCCTTCTACTGATTTTTAATTGCTCAGGTGATAATTTTCCAATGTCTGAGAATGCTTCCCAAAAGAATTGATAGAATGTCTTCATTTTATTATTTATCTTTAAGTGTTTATTCATAGTGATTTAATATGATCAACTATTTTCTTTGAACCCAAGATATTATCCCATTCGATAAAACCATACCAATTTTCAATCATTTTGATATGATTTTTAATTCCTTTAAAATTTTTGTTTAGTGTGTAGCTCTCTTTGATTATTTCGCCATCACTTTTTTTAGTATAATAAAAAATAAAAGAGGAATTTGGAATTAAATTCCAAACCTCTTCATTGGTCATAGAATGAATAATTTTCGATTTTTCTTCTATCGTTTTTTGAATAAAATCATCGGGTGTTCTGTTCATGGATCTACTTTACCACCATCCAAATATTTGTCAATCACCATGGTCAGGTAATCAGCAAACCAACAGATGGAGGATGCGTAGAACCCCCACAAAGGAATCATCCAAGGGGTTCCACTCCAAAACATACCGTAGAAAGATCCAACCCAAAATCCTAGACACATACAACATTTAAATAATTTTTTGAAGAAATCATTTTCAGACAAATGTTCACGAATAGGATTCAAGATTGATCCGTATTTCAGAATCAAGCAAGTGCCGATTAAAACAAAAGATTGAAACCAGAGGTTCATCCTAAGATAAGTTTCTGGTCGTCAATCGTCTTCACACCATCTGAAATCAGAAGTGCTTCTTCCTTCTTTACAACAATCTTGTTGCCGAAATCATCGGTAATTTCCACATTTCCATCGGCGAGTTCAGTGACCACTGGGCAACCTTTTCCTTTGCAACATAACTTTACACTATTGTTTGATAATACTTTGATCATACTAATTTATTTATCTGAATTATAGGAAAATCAATAAAATATAATTTTATTTTAAGATATTTCCATTGCAGCATCGATTGCTTCGCGCAAAGTTTTTCGAGTGGTGTGTCCTTCTTTGGGAGTCCAAACAGACCAACAGGGATATTTTCCATCCATTGTTAAAGTCGAGATTCCTGAGTAACGAAACCACCCCGTATTATTTTCAAAAAAGTCTAATCGTTCTGTATCGATATGGGGAAATTCTTTATCATAATCACAGGATTCGCAATCGTATTTTTGTTTATGAGTCTTTAAAACAACAGGACAATCTTCGTCTCCATATTTACAACCGTGGAGCGCGCAACAATGAGATGTATGGACACCAATATTCATTTAATACCCCCAAGCTTTTAAAGTATGTTCAAAAGGATTACCTTCAATATTCTTAACCAACTCTAGCATTTCAGCGGCTACTTCTCGGATTTCTAATTGAGCATGCTCGCTGTTTCGAAGCTTGAGGAAATTGGCAAAGGATCGCATATTAAACATTACATCGCCTTGAATTTGGGAATTGTAAGTCTTGAAGAATCGAGCAGATTCTTTTGCGCGTTTACGTCCAATTGCTTCTGTCAAGTCTTTTAGAGCATCGTGATATAGAGCATTGCCAATCTTGGTGTATTGTTCCAATATATCATACCAATCATGATCCTCCTCATCTTCAATTATTAATGCTTTGGTGTTGGCTTTAACACCAATCCAATCATTAGGCAGATAAAATTTATCTTCCTTAAGTTCTTTGTATCGAGCACTTTCAGCGTTCATATTTGATATTCGATGCTTCAGCAAATGAATATGTGAAGCGATATCGGTATCAACAAGGAAATGCACAACGCCCTTTTCAAAAGGTGTTTCATGTCCATTTGACCAAAGCATGTTGATCAAATTGGGAATGCGTGATTTCTTATCTTCATCCAAATCGCGAGAAGTGCTAGTCCAAGCTGAACAAGCTATAATTTCATCTGAGCCGTAATGTCCGAGTAGTTTTACTGTATTAGTCATGGGAAAATAATAGAATTGATAGAACTGTAAGTTGGTTCAACATTTAGATGATCACCAGCTAATGTCCAGAAAGATCCGAACTTTTGCTGTGGTGTTACATCATCAGACCAATTTTTACCAATAGCAGCAAGCATGTTATGTCTGTCATCTCTGCTTTTTCCTTGCAATTCCTTGTGAGAAAAATGCTGCATGCAATACATGTTCAAGCTGTTTCGTTGCCAATCTTTTGCTCTCCAAAGAAACACATTGCTTACATCTTCACGCGGGCATTGAAATGCTCTAGCGTCAAATATAGCAGGGTTTTTTGTAGATGTTGGGTTCTCACCAAACCAATTCCTATTGAAGAATGCAGTCATCATAGCAGATGTAATGCTCTCGATTTTATTCTGGCGACCACCAAACCATTGTTGGGTATTTTCATCTCCGTCATCAAGAAGCAAGAAAGTTACTTCATCACTTTGAGCATACAATGCTTTGCAACCCTGCATTGACGAAGCAACTTGTTTTGCTGATTTAAACATGGTGTCGATCAAAGATTGGTCATATGGACGGGCACATCCTTTTGTCCATTTGCTAAATCCTTTACCATCGACTCGAACTATGATTGGTGTTTTTCTTAGAAAATAATTTTCAAATGTACTTTCGTATTTTTTACACCTATCACCTAGATTATCTTGTGTTGCCATATTATTGAAGGACTTCGATTCTAACATCTGCGACACCTTGAGATTTGAATCCAAGGCGGGACGCAACCCCGACAGTCACATCAATGATTCGACCCTTTACGTAAGGACCACGATCAGAGATTTTAACAATTTCGCTTTTACCATTGCTCACGTTAATAACTTTCACCTTGGTTCCCAAGGGAAGCGTTTTGTGGGCTGCTGTCGAACTGTTATTGTTCAAACGTTCACCGCTGGCTGTCTTGCTTCCTTTGTTGCAGAAGGTGCTATACCATGATGCTTTTCCGGTTTGGACTTTTGTTGGGTTGCTTGATTTCAACGGATTGCTTGCTGGCTTTACAGCGGAGCAGCTGACCGAGAAAATAAGAAGTAATGCTGTTGTCAGTAATGTCTTCATACGGTGTGTATTTAAGCACAGAAATTCAGTTTGTCAACCCTAATGGAGGAGAGCATCGGGATCGAACCGAAAGGCCATTGTTCATGACCTCCCTCTGTTTAGCAAACAGCGACAACCACCGAGGCTGCATTACTCTCCATAAATATTATTTTTTTTTTCTCAAAAATAGAAGATGGTTGGACCAGAGAGAATCGAACTCTCATAGGACGAATCACAATCGTCGGCTTTACCATTAAGCTATGGTCCACATTTTATTCAGATATTTTCCAATTTAATCCAACTTTTGAATTTGTCAAGTACTAAATAATAGTATGGGCGAATTAAATAAAAATGTTTTTCCAGATACCATCCAATTGGAGGATCTGGGTATTATCAATGGAACTAGAAAATTTAAACTTTTACAGGATTTTCGTTGTTTCTTTGAAGGAAAATTAATAACAGTTCAAAAAGGATTTATCACCGATGGTATTTCTGCCCCCAAATTTGCATGGCCGATTGTTGGACCATATGGGCCAGCTTTCCCAGCTGCTTTGGTTCATGATTGGTGCTTTTCTCCTTTTAATAAAGAATACTCTTGGAAAGAAACCAATTGGTTATTTTTAAAATTGATGAAAGAAGCTGGTGTCGGATTGGCCATGAGATGGACCATCTATTCTGCGGTTGTGATTGGATCTTATCCATTGTGGATTAAAAGAATTGAAAGCTACGGACACTAAATAATATTATGAAAGTTTTAGAAGATCATTGGGTTGATACAGCAAAAAGAGTTCCATTGGAAGGTGGAAGTAAAATGTATGTTCGCAGATTCCTTATTCAACACTTCACAAGTGGTGCGAGTGCGATGTCATCGATTGAATTTTGGAAAAGTCCAGAGGCTAAAGGAGCATGCGCACATTTTATAATTGATAGAGACGGGACATTGTATCAATGCCGCCCTTGCAATGTTACGTGTGGACACGCTGGTAAATCAGAATGGACTTTTGAAGGTAAAACTTATACAGGATTAAATTCCTGCTCGATTGGTATCGAATATGCTAATGGTGGAGATTCTACAAATTTAATTAGACGTTATTCCAAATTGCCACCTTTAAGAGCTAAACATAAAAATGGTGGCCCACTTTGTGATTGGGAACAATACACTCCAGAACAGATCGCAACTGGTAAAGAATTGAGTAAAGTTCTCACACAACGTTACAATCTGGACGCCATCTTGGGTCATGATGATATTGCACCTGATCGTAAAGTTGATCCGGGTCCAGCATTCCCTATGGAAGAATTTCGCAAATATTGCGGATTCTAATCTATCACCAGTGATTATTTTCCATCAATAATCACTGGCTTTTTTGGAGAATATCCTAAAAATAAGGAGCCATCCGCATTTCTACCAAATGATCCATTGAGAGTTTCTATTTTAAAAGGAACTTGGCAAGAATTTAATAAAAATGTTGCAATCAATACTGTGATTAATTTTTTCATAGTGAAATTATTTATTCAATTGTTGTTTCAATTTTCCAAATGCCAATCTCACTGCATTGTTGATAGGCGAATCTCCTTCATATTCGCGTTCAATATTTTGAATAATTTCTAAAATATCGGAAGGTTCTTCTTCTTGTTCCCCATAAACATGGGAAGTCACCATTGGTGGTGCTATCCCAATTACCTGTTTATTATGAGATAATTTAGTCCCTGCTTCTTTGGGCACCACTTGATTGGGCACTCTTTGAGGAGGATTGAATCCCGATTGATATTCCAAAATTAAATCAGAATAAAGGTTTTGTAAATTTTTGTCCACGATATTATTTAATTTGATAACGCCATCTTTTGTGGTTAAATACTAATATGAAAAGATGGGGGTATCGTAATGAGGAAGAATCGGAAGCCAATACTAATAATTTTCCAAATATCATCATAGCATCTCCAAGTGAAGATTTGAACACGATTGCTAATGGTATCAGAGTGGTAAATAATAAAATTTTATTTTATTCTGATATTGATGAAGGTTCTGTTTTGGAATTAAATCGCATTCTTTTTGAATTGGATAATAAATTACAAAGTATCAAAAGCATGGGATTTGATGATAATTTTGATCCCGTTATCCATTTGCATGTCAACACTAATGGCGGTGTCGTGTTTTCAGCATTTTCTACCGTGGATACGATCCGTAGATTGAAATCGAAGGTCTATACCTATGTGGATGGTAATGTCGCTTCTGCTGGAACCTTGATCACTTGCATTGGAGCCAAGAGATACATGGGACAACATGCACATCTGTTGATCCATCAATTGAGTTCTGGTGTCTATGGTAAATTTTCTGAAATGGAAGATGAGATGGTCATTTGCAATAAATTGATGAAATTGTTGAAAGATTTTTATAAAAAACATACCAAAGTCCCAATGAAAAAGATGGATGAACTCATGAAACGTGACATTTGGTTGGATGCTCAGGAGTGTCTTGAATATGGAATAATTGACGAAATTATTTGAGAAAATAGGGGTTGATTTTTTGTAGCTTCGTGGCATATTTAGCTAAACGAATGACAAAAAATTTAAACATGAATGAGGTGAATTTGGGGGTAAGTAATAGACAATTATGAGTATTTTTGATGAACAAATTAGTAGGAAACCTAACAAATATCCATGGACGACAAAATTTATCGAAGCCATGCATCAGGGTTTTTGGACAGACAAAGAGTTCAGTTTTAAAGCGGATTATCACCAATTTAAAACGGTTTTGAGTGATGTTGAGCGAGAAATCATCGTTCGAACTTTGTCAGCAATTGGTCAAATTGAAGTCGCAGTTAAAACATTTTGGTCAAAGCTTGGGGAAAATCTTCCTCACCCAGCATTGTCGGATCTTGGTTTTGTTATGGCAAATGTTGAGGTTATCCATAATAATGCATATGAGCGTCTTTTGGATGAATTGAACATGGAAGATATTTTCGAGGAAAATCTCAAACTCGAATGGATTCAAGGTCGCGTGAAATATCTTAAAAAATATACTCATCGATTTTATAAAGATTCTAAAAAACAATATCTTTATGCATTGATCCTTTTCACATTATTTGTTGAAAATGTTTCTCTATTCAGCCAATTCTATGTAATCAATTGGTTTGCCAAGAACAAGAATGTTCTTAAAGATACCGATCAACAAGTCCGTTATACCCGTAATGAAGAAGCAATTCACGCGATGGTTGGTATGAAAATTATTAATACGATTCGCGAAGAACACCCCGAATTATTTGACAAAGAATTGGAAGAGCGTATTCTCCATGAAGCAGAACAAGCTTTCATTTCAGAAAGTAAAATTATTGATTGGATGGTCAACGGTATCGAGGAACAAGGTTTGTCGGCACCAATTTTGAAGGAATTTATCAAAAATAGAATAAATGAATCTTTGGTGGGTATCGGATTCCCAAAAGTATTCGATACCAACACAAGCATTCTGGATGAGACTTTTTGGTTTGATGAACAAATGCTTGCCCCAAACATGACAGATTTTTTCCATTCCAGACCTGTTGAATACGCTAAAAACACACAATCCTACGACGAAGACGATTTATTTTAATATATGACAAGAGAAAAATACTACTGGTTAAACGAAGATTCAATTAAATTTTTAGAACAAGGTTATCTCCGAAAGGGACAATCAGCCATCGACAGAATCCAAGAAATTGCGAATACCGCTCAAAAAATTCTCGGTATCGAAGGTTTTGCCGATAAATTTGTTGATTATATGTCCCGTGGCTTCTATAGCCTCTCTACACCTGTGTGGATGAACTTTGGGAATGAAAGAGGCAATCCAATTTCTTGTTTTAATTCTCATATTGGTGATAGCGTTGAAGATTTTTTGACCAAACAAGCTGAAGTCGGGATGATGACCAAGGTTGGCGGTGGAACATCTGGATATTTTGGAGATATTCGTCCCCGAGGTTCTGAGATTTCCACTGGTGGTGTCGCTGAAGGTGCTGTTAGATGTATGGAATTATTCGACAACGTGGCTAAAATTATCAGCCAAGGTAGCGCACGTAGAGGAAGCTTTGCAGCGTATCTACCAATCGATCATGGAGACTTTGACGAATTTATGAAGATTCGCTCAGAAGGTCATTCCATTCAAGAAATGTCTATTGGAGTCACGATTCCTGAAGGATGGATGCAATCGATGATAGATGGCGATAAAGAAAAGAGACGCCGATGGGCAGCTGTGATTAAAAAACGTTCGGAAACTGGATATCCATATGTTTTCTTCACAGATAATGCGAATAAAAATGCACCTGCCGTCTATAAAGACAAGGGATATGTAATCAATGCGAGTAATCTTTGTTCCGAGATTTTTCTACCATCTACTAAAGATGAGTCGTTTGTCTGTTGCCTTTCTTCTTTGAATTTGCTTTGGTGGGATGAAATTAAAGAAACGGACGCAGTGGAAACATTGGTTATGTTCTTGGATGCCGTGATGTCAGAATTTATCGATAAGACTAAGAATGTTCGTTTGATGGAAGCTGCTCACAATTTCGCCAAGAACCACAGAGCATTGGGTATGGGTGTTCTTGGCTATCATAGCTATCTCCAATCTAAAATGATTGCATGGGAAAGCATGGATGCTCATTTTGAGAACATCTCTATCTTTTTCGAAATCCGTAAACGTGCTGATAAAGCAACCAAAGAACTCGCTGAAATGTTTGGCGAACCTATAGTATTAAAAGGCTATGGTCGTCGTAATACTACCACTCTCGCGATTGCGCCTACAACCAGTTCCAGCTTTATCTTAGGACAAGTTAGCCCCAGTATCGAACCGCTCAATAGTAATTATTTTGTCAAGAATCTCGCGAAAGGTCAATTTATTTACCGTAATCCAAAGTTTGAAGAATTGTTGAAATCTAAAGATAAGGATGATAAAGAAATTTGGAAAAGCATTTTGGTTCATGGTGGTAGTGTCCAACATCTCGATTTCCTCACAGAGCACGAGAAAGATGTTTTCAAAACATTTGCAGAACTTTCACAGAAAGAAGTTGTAATTCATGCTGCTCAAAGACAACCCCATATTGACCAAGGACAATCTCTCAATTTGATGATTCCTGCCGGGACGAAGCCGAAGGAAATTAATGAATTAATGATTTTTGCTTGGGAAATGGGCATCAAGTCATTGTATTACCAACGTTCATCAAATCCAAGTCAGGAATTGTCCAGATCGATCCTCACATGCAAATCATGCGAGGGTTGAGCGTGATCAAATCACAATGAAGTAATTAGAGATTTAATATATTCCATCCAAGAAGCTTTCTCAATCTTAGAAGGAGTTTTCTTCTCATGTAACTGCGCATAAGACTGGGCCACAGTGTTATGCGCATTTATTTTATTATTCTGTGCATCTTTTCGAACATCACTATTAGATTCGACAAGTTTCAAAGGAATATTATTAAAATGGTGACTATGTGGATATGATACAATTAAATCATCAGATGCTTTAGCATAAACAGGGTAAAAATCACCACCGATATAACATTCACCGATAATTAATCGTCGGTCTTGATCTGTGGCGAATTTACCCATAACAATTGTATCCTCCGTTTGTTGGACCTCCAGAGGTGCTGTAACGTGCTGTAGATAGGTTTCGCCTTCAACTGCTAGACCACCTCCTACAATTAAATTATTTTTAATCCCCATGGAAGATTCGACGTATACTTGTCTATTGGTTCTTAAAACAATTGTCTTCACAGATTGTAATTCAATACCATTTTCTGATCCAATATTGATACCATGAGAAGCATTTAAATTTATTTGTTTGAATCCTCCTCTTAAAACAGTTCCACCCATCTCAAAAGAACCAGTGGTTTTCAAAGAAATACCACCAGATCCAACAATCCTACTGAAAGTATTTCCAACAATTGCGTGATCTTTTCCACAGGGGAAATTAGAGGCATTGTCAACTTCTTCGATGAGAGGGGCATAATCATGATTTTTGAAGATACCTGTATCAGATACCAACATTTCAAATGGTTGACTTCTGCCTTTTTCATCAATCCTCACAGATGGGAAATCATTGAAAATCGCGCCAATCGTTTCAACTTTATTTCTTTTAGTGATAAGATGTTCGTCACCACCATCGCCCATTTTTTTCTCAACATCAGTCAATGTTTCTTGGATATCTAAAAATTGCTTATCGATATCCAATGCATCTTGATCACCTCCCCATTCACCATTTTCAGTGGCGGCAGATTTGGAAGCGCCAAATTCTAAAACACCCGGAGCTTGAGAACCAGACGATCCAGCACTTTTCTCAATATTTTCAACAGTGATTGATGCTTCTTTCGCAGACTGTCCTGTTCTAAACAATACTGGCGCATAAGCAGCCACTTCATCACCTTTTGATGTTCGATAAGGTGTTTTAATATAACCTGAGAATTTATTTTCAACGACAAATACTTTTGAATCTATCACTGGATTACCATCACGAGTTCCGCTTGGTTCGTTAGTTACACCGTTTGGTAATGATAATCCGCCTCTTTTTATTTTAAATTTTGAATTATTATCTGCAATCGGTTTGATCAAGTCTTTCCATTCTTGAAATGCATTTATTTCATTTTCATCTATGAAACCTTTATAATTATAAACAGTTCCACCTATTCTTTCATTTTTGCCACCGACGACAAATTCACTAGAGTCTCCTTTAATGGTATCAAATTTATCATTCAAAACCATTGTCTGTTTATTATTGGTGGCTAATTCAGAATTAGTTACATTGTTTAATAAAATATTACTTCCTGATCTTTGTGAAATATGAAGTGATTCGTTGTCACTCGTATTGTTGATAACGATTGATCCACCTCTTTGGTTTAATACTGTTCGATTTCTATATTTCTTTTTGGACATATTTAATTTTCAAAATTAGATGGATAATAAGGCGAAATGTTGGATTGGTTATCAGTTCTATTTATCAGTGTGAGACTTCTATAATCTTGAGTGACACCAAAATAAACAGGGAAATTCAAATCTCCCAAATAATGAAATACCCACACTTTTGAACCAACTTCTGGAATTCCCATCAATCCCTTTGTTTTATTAGCAAATTTTTCAGATTTATAACCAAAAGAATACGTATTGCATCTCACGGAAAATGCATCAATCGGATTATTGAAAGCATCCCCCATAATGGTATCTTTGTTTTCATAAATAAACGAAGGTGAGAATGAACCTTTTTGTAGAGTTGGAGGATTTTCATCATTTGTTCTGAAGCCTTCGTCGTAATTACAATCGGAAATGGTGGAGATGCTATCTTCATCATTTTGATAATATCGTCCATTTCCAGATTCACCAATTATAGGATAACATGGTTCGGCCCATGGAATATTATTCACTATCTCTTTAAAAATTGAAGTATCACTCCAATTATCAGTTGGATTGTTGATCCCGCCAATTTTTATATCAATCTCATCATATTTTCCAAACCAATCATCAAATGGTTGATTCGATAATTCTGGAATATAAATTTTAATTCTATTCAATTTTAAGGGATCATCATTTTTTACAACAATGCCGCTATAAAATGATTCATCAGTTCTTTTAGATTCTATTCCAGAACCACTTCCCCTATTAAACATAATATTATTTAAGCAAAAAGCACACGATTGGTTCGTGTGCTTTTTGTATAACAGTAATGGATATATTTTATATTAGTATCCTAACAATCTCTTTCTACGAGTATCTGGAGTGGACACTGTATATTCTTCTGTGATGGATGCTGTGGGGACAGTTGTGACAGAACTCAGGAAAGTGAACACTGAATATGAACCATCCGTATTAACAACAGCCATTGGGGTATTGTGGAGAGAATTTGGAATGTTAAAGATTGAACCGAGAACATTCACTGTGACACTTGGATAATTGGTGATCGAGAATGCTGATGCGGTATTGACAGTGGAACCTACCGAGAATTGAATTGGATTGAATGCAAGTCCAACATCAGTTGTGGACAGAGACACCATACCAAGTTGTCTACTTGTAACCACGACGTTAGCACCAGAAATATATGTAACACCTGTCGAGGAAAGTGTAGTATTGGTGAGATTTGGACTACCAGTTTTTTGGGCAGAAAGAATGTTTGATTGGAACGTATAAATGCTCATGTTATTATTTAGTAAAATCGCTCAATTTTTAGAAAATTTGCGATCACTATAAAAAGAAGAAACCCGAGGCTCTTCGGCACCTCGGGTTTCAGATTTTGATTTAGCGTGTTGCTTAGTTAGACTTACAGATAAGTGCTAATCGAACCGGGAGTAAACGCAGTACCAAGACCTTTGACAATAATCAGGTGATAATAAAGATTAGCACCGAAGATATTATTGACGATACCATAACGGGTCATGAGGCCAACGCGAGGAGCGAAATCATTCGGTCCAATTGTGCGTTGCACCATGATCGGGATGTATGGGCAGTAAATAATACCTGTGTCATAGTATTCAGAACCCTTGTAACCCAACAGCGCATACTCAACACCGCCACCAGAATTGGGAGCATTAGTGTAGTAGTTAGGCGAGTAGAGTGTGGAATTCTGAACTTCAGTCCGAGTATCACGATAAACAGTCCAGCGGCTACCAACAGTACCAACTTTAGCAATACCGACACCAGCAGTGGAGACAGATCCATTAACTTCAAAAACTTTGAAGTCAGGAAGCATCTCAAGGATGCTGCAAACGCGAGGAGTTGCGATAACAAAGTTAGCGGCACCTCTACGGTTACGAGCAGCCATACGGCCACTTTCGATAAGCAAGCGTTGATAGAAGGTAATATTCCTTTCAGCAGTCCAACGACCATCCGCACTGACAGGACTCCAGATGGAGTAACCTGCACCAAGCTGCGCATTGAAGGCGGTTTGGATCATACGCATCACAACTTCACGGTCGATTTCGGCTTGGATCTCATACGACATTGCGTTCGTAAGTTCTCCATCGATATCGATGCCATTCATGTTCTTGATGTCTTGTTCCAACTCGACCGACCAACGTGTAGCCAATCTACGTGTACCAGCTTCAACAGCGGTCTTGTCAAACTTGAGTTCGATTTGAGGGATTTTACCCGTCAATTCGTAATTGGTCAGAAGTTCGGCAATACCACGATCTTGATCTGCGAATGTCCAGTGATCGGTGTTACCCGAAAGGAATCCAGCAGATGTGCCAGTGAAACGTGTGTCCAGAAGTTGATAACCAAGTTCAGAGTTGGGGAGATTAGTACCGCCTTGATAAGCAGCTTTAAGCTGATTACCAAAAGAAGAACCAGATCCGCCAGCAGTGGTTTTGCCGTCGATACCACCATCGCTCAAAGTATCACCTTGGTAGGCATAACGAAGAGCGAAAGCAAGACCAACAGGTCCGCCCATAGGCTGAACACCAACGATTTCATTGGAGATCAATTCGGGGAAAGTGCGTCGAATCATAGGAATAAGAATCTTCGGCAGACGAGCATCGCCCTGAGCATACGAGTCGCTGTTAGCGATACCCGGAGTGCTAGTGCCTTGCAAAGCGCCGAAAACACCACCGCTAGAAGCGGTGTTTGCTTCTTGGAAGCACCACTGTTCTTGGTTCTCAAGAAGCATAGCGGTAGTCTTGTAAACGTGTTCGTTCTGGATAGCAGGAATCGAGTTCGAGCTATAGTCCAGCACCTTACGCCATTTAGCGACTGCGCGTTGCATCTTTGAGCCATTCAGATCATTTTGTGGGATATTCATATATATTTGACTTTCTATTCACATTTGTTCAGGAATTACTTCCTCATTGTGCGGGGTGGAAATTATCTTTTGAATTCCATCGTTTGAAGGACACTCAAATAAGGATCATTCTCCTCTACATCATTATTTACCTGTTCTTCGATAATTTTTTCATTTTTCACGAAGTCGGGCTTATATTTGCGATTTTGGATAGCTTCTTCCTTAATCACTTCGAGTTGTTTCTTCTCTTGTTTTTCAAAGAGACGAACAGTATAATCGAAATTTTCTTGAATAAACTTCAGAGATTTATCTCCAAGAGCCTTTTTAATGAAGTTCTTCTTGGTTTCTGGATATTTTGAAGTCTTAGCTTCGAGGAACAATTTGGTTTGTGTCGAATTCTTCTCTTCAGTGATAACTTTGAGATTATTCTTCAACTTGGCATTTTCATTGCGAAGATTGTCCAATTCATTTTTACCTTGCATGATCGCATCCGAAACGGATTCTTTCATGACAGCAGAATCGATTGCTAACACTCTGCGGAGATTTTCCAAAACATTGTATGCGGTCTTATTCTTAACCGCAGCTTCCATATCCTTTTTCGGGAACGACTCGTTTAAAAATTCATCCAAAAAGACGCTAACAGATTCTGTAAGTTGCTTTTTGAAATTGAGAAGATCAAATTGCTGCTCTCTTTCGTATTTCTTAACAACCTTAACAAGTTTAGCAGTCTTATCTCTATCAAAAGCTTCCATCAATTTTTTCATTTTAATGGTGCGATCCTTATCGACTGACTCCATGAGAGATTTCAATTTGATTGCATACACTTCATCCTGTTCGACCAATGCAGCTTCAACTGCCAGATCAACCTTAGCTTCCAAAGCTTCTTGGATGGCATTGACGGACTCGTCGGAAAGACCGAGACTTTTTTGAACGTCTTCAGAGAAAAGATTCTGTTTGTTTTTCTTCATAATATTATTTAGAGATTTGATATATTTTTTTATGATTTAGAACAAAGGTTTTTCAATTTCTTGCGAAATTTTTTGTTGAATCTTTTGATTGATCATATTCTTCAAGTGTGAGTGAGCCTCTGCATGATTTTTTGTCATGATCGCTTCGATAAATTTGATAACTGATGCTGATTCTTGAAGATCCACTTTTTTATCGCGCTTATATTTTTTATCGTTATTGTGCGGTTTGGTGGGTGGTGCAAAATGTTTACGCTCTTTAACTTTTGGACCCTTGAGAGTGATTTTCTTTTTGGATTGTTCATCTTCCTCACCCTCAGTCTTGAGAAATTCTTCAATTTTCTTTTTAGGCATTTCTTTAGCTACTTTTTTAGCTTCGCCCGAAACCTTTTTTTGTCCTTTTTTAGCACCCATAACAGCGCCAAAGAATCTTTTTTGTTTTTCCGTTTTAGATGGCATATTATTATTTAGATGCTATTGATAAATTTTATGATTTGCTGGCGAAGATAATACTCGACATCATGTTTTGGGAGAACTTTGAGAGACTTTTCAAAATTTTCATATACTTCTCCGAAAGAACCATCTTGTTCAACCACATATGTTTTACTTTCCAGAATACCATTGACAAATGCTTTTGGATAAGATGGATCTGCAACAGCATCAATAGCGACCAAATGCATATTTTGAACCAAATTATAGTCACGATTTTCCATCAATTGACCCAATGCACGGGTGGACATTCCGACTTTTACACCATCGTTGATAAGAGCACGGAGAATCTGACCAGTTGGAGTTGATAAAACCTTTGCTTTACCGACAAAATAATCATTAACTTCAGTCAATTCGGTGACCAAATGACAAGCTCTTTCCAAATTGACATCTGCGCTAGTGGGGTGATTCAATTCGCCCATCGCTCTACCCGGAACAACCATCTCATTGATGTATCTCTGAACTTCCGTTCTAGTTTCATCAAGACGATACATTCTCTTATTTTTATTCACGCTATTACATCCAATGAATGGACCTTTCACATAAAGATTAGATGAACTGTTTCGATTTGATTGTTCTTCAATAACTTCGAAGTTATCGAAAATATCGGGATTTTCTGCGATCAACTTTAATTTTAGCATATGATATTATTTATGTTTAATGATTACAAAATCTATCAATTTAACTCTTTTTCAGTGATAATAATGAAGTCCATACCATGTTTATTTGCAAATTTCCTAGCGAAATCCCATTTATCACAATTATTTTTCCACATTACTTGCTCATAGAGTAAATTAGATTTCTTTTTTCCTTTAGTGGCTTTTGGTTCTTGTGTCTGTTTCCAAGGTTTAACTTCTATAAGATATTTTTTAATATTATCACCTTCCTTTATTTTCACATAAGCATCGATGAAATATTTTCTATTTTTCTTTTGCACACTATCAAAGTATGGAATAGTCACTTCTTCGCTGTTCCATTCCAAAACATTTATATTATTATCAGCCCATCGAAATAATTTTAATTCTAAACCAGAGCGATATATGATATTATCAAGCTTGCCTATATATTTTTGGGGATTTTTTGGGTGATAAAATCCTTGATGGAATTTGCTATTTCGTTTTGATAAACCTAGATTTCCCATTTGTGCGAGTTCCTTTTAATAAAAAACAATGATTCTTACAGCCCCGTCATTACCATCTCCTCCAGCACCAGAGTTAAAACCATTGACACTAGCGCCACCACCTCCACCACCACAGCCATAAGCACCGCCAATACCTCCACCTATCCATGAGGTAAGACTGTCAGCTACACCTTTGGTTCCAGCACCCGCTGGTCCTGTTATACTGGCATTACCACCAGAACCACCGCCGCCAATACCGATACCAGCTGTATAAACTACATCAGTATTACTGATGCTACTGCCACCTATTCCACCCATACTAGCATATACTACAGTAGTATTGATAGTATTGCCAGCTAGATTACTGGCACTACCATTGCCACCGTTAAACATAGAAGTTACACTATTGTTTCCTGTTCCCCCAGCAGCAACTGTCGTTCCAGCTGTTCCTACGGCAGTAGTTGAAGTAGCACCCCCTTGATTCCAATACGAGTAACATATTGGTGTGGTTCCGACAAGTATAGTGCTAGGTGTTCCTGCTCCACCAACGCTCCCGTTGGTGTCATTTGCTGTAACAGCTGGTGCTCCTGTGCCTCCTTTGCCAACAGTAATTGTTAATGTAGTTGAAGGCAATGAAGCAACTGGCACATCTATAATAGTTCTTGAGCTACCTGCTCCACCACCTCCACCAGATCTATTAGTTCCAGCAGCGCCTCTTCTACCAGAACCACCTCCACCTCCACCACCAACAGCTTCAATACGAAGCATGTCAGCATTTGAAGGTAAAGTCCACGTCCATACACCTGCTCCTGCTGATACAGCATTTGAAGTTGTCGTTGTGTAAAAGAAATCAAAAATATCAACTGTAAAACCGTGTAATGCCATATGTGTAATTAATAAAAAACTGTTATTCTAACGGCTCCATCAAAACCGTCCCCACCTGCTCCTGAGTTAAAGCCATTGACACTAGCTCCTCCTCCACCGCCACCTGTGCCATACGACCCACCTATTCCAAATGTAATACCACCAGTTGGGCCGTTTCCAGAACCACCACTAACAGCATTTGTTGTTGTGCTTGCTGCTCCACCTGAACCGCTTTTTCCATATCCAATACCAGCAGCGATAATAGTGTTAGCAGCGTTAATACAACCACCAGATGCTCCACCAGCACATGCAACTGTAGCTGAAGATGAAGATATGTTGCCACCAACTAAACTAGCATTTAACCCTGCTTGTCCAGCAAATTGTCCAATTGAAAAATATCCACCTGTTCCTGCTGTAGCTGTTCCACCAGATCCGCCAAGAGATCCTATCGAAGTGCCTGCTTGGTTCCATTGAGCGTAACATACAGGGGTCGCTCCTGCTAGTATTGATGTGGCTCCTCCTTGTTGACCAGCATTTCCGTCTGTATCATTAATTGTAACGGCAGCACCGCCTGTTCCACCTTTTCCGACTCTGATAGTTAAGACGGTAGATGATAAGCTATTTACAACAACACTCTTAAATGTTCTAGCACTTCCTGCTCCACCTCCACCACCATATCTATCTCCAGAACCACCTCTTTTACCTGAACCTCCACCTCCACCACCAGCGACAGCTTCTATCATAATGCTAGCTGCTCCACTTGGTATAGTCCACGTCCACACACCTGCTCCTGCTGATACAGCATTTGAGGTTGTCGTAGTATAATAAAAATCGTATGATTCTACTGATAGTGCTTGTAATGGCATAAAAATATTTAATAGTATACTCTGATACGGACTGCTCCGTCTCCACCTTTACCACCCGCTCCTGAGTTGCCAATTGAACTGGCTCCTCCCCCTCCACCACCATTTCCGTAATTGCCTAGTATATTTCCATTTCCAATCAATGTAGCAGTAGCATCTCCACCGTTCCCAGCATTTCCTGTTGTGCTTGCTGCTCCGCCAGTCCCTCCCCCACCATAACCAATACCACCGACATAAGCTACATCCAAAGCATCAATACCTCCACCAGATGCTCCCCCAGCACAAGCAAATGTAGTTGCTGGAGCATTAGCATTTGGAATCGCTGCATTAATTCCTGCTGTGTTAGCTACATATTGACCAGATCGAGCGGCACCGCCGGTGCCGCTTCCAGACTGGCCAGCACTTCCGTTTTGTCCACCAACAGCTGTTACAGTCGTTCCGTTATTAGTCCAACCAGAACGAGCAATAATAGTAGCACCTGCTGATATTTCACTAGCAGTGCCCGGACTACCATTACTGCCAATACTATTTACAGTTCTAGCAGCACCACCAGCGCCTCCTAAACCAACTGTTATTGTTAAAGTTGTTGATGATAAAGAAGCAACTACTACATCTTTGATTAATCTAGCACTACCTGCTCCACCACCTCCTCCATATCGAGCAGTGCCAATAATACCCTTCATACCAGAGCCTCCACCTCCTCCACCACCAACCATTTCGATATTCAATAGTTTAGCTCCAGCGGGAATATTCCATGTCCACACACCAACACCAGCTGATACAGCATCTGTAGCTGTTGTGGTTGTATAAAAGAAGTCGTATGTATTCGATGTTAATGCTGTTAATGGCATAAATTATAGCTTGGTTGTTGATAAAGCTCCTGTGTTGGTAACTGTAAGTCTCCAACGAGAGTTATCAGGTGATTTTAAGATTACACCTTTAGTGAAATCTGTAATTTCAATATCACTTGTTGAACTCAGTCCAGCAGCTATTACAGTTCCTGTAGCACTAAGATTACCAGCTACAGTAAGCTTTTCATTAGGTGTGGATGTTCCAATACCAACGTTACCCCCACCATCTAAAACTAGAGGTGTCTGTGCTGTATTTCCACTTGAAAATGATAATTTACCTGAATTATTACTATTAGACGATATAAGTTTCCACCAACCAAAATTACCATTACGTAAAGTCAATACCACATTTTTAGATGAGGCTGAACTGTCATTTATGTCTAAAATAGATGAGGGTAATGTATTGGAACCAATACCAACTTCACCAGAACTCAAGATAGTCATTCTCGTAGCACTAGCTGTCTGGAACAGCATGTTACGCTGTGGAGCAGATAGTGGTAATGATTCTGTGCTGATTACAAAATCATTGTTAATATACTTGAATGCTGTTCGTTCAGCTGATGTAGCTGAAGTGTAAGTGTTGTAAATTCTAAATTCTTGGGAAACTAAATTAGTTGTAGTACTCTGAGGATTTCTTAAAGCTAAAACGTTATTAACACCATCTGTAGTAATGCCAGTAGATCCGTTTGCAAACGTTATGATAAGACCAACAGCTCTCATACTAAGTATATTACTAGCGGAGCCAATATCTATTGTTTTACCTGTACCTAATGCTGCTGTTATAAGTAAGTTATCACTAGAGTTTTGAGTGATTGATGGTGGTGAATTTTGTGCTGATCTACCTACAAAGTATATACCCGGATTTGAAGCATCTTTTGTACTTAACAATACTGAACTAGTGCTTAAATTTCCAACAATCGTAGCATTGTTATTGATAGTTACATCTCCTGAACTCAAAATGGTCATTCTAGTCACATTACCAGTCTCAAGATTCAAGTTGTAATTGTCATTGGTTCCGATAGTGAGATCAGATCCTAGTGTATTGCCATTGAGATAAACTAAGTTTGAAGCTGAAAGCGGGACATATGCTGTATCAGCAAAGTTTCTAAAATTGATGGTCCCGTCAGCAGCAGCTGAAATTTTTGATCTTATACCAAAGAATGTCGATCCAGTATTTGGTAGATATAAATTACCATTAGTAGTCTGAATAGCACCATAAACTCTAAGTGACGAGCCTCCAGATATAGTATCAGTAAATGTTTTTGCTCCAGAAATTGTCTGATCACCAGTATTATAAACAAGATTTGTGCCATACATGGCATTGTTAGAACTTAACATCCCGTTAAGTGTTTGTGTTCCAGAGAATAAATTACCTCCTATTAAGTTAGCTTTTGTGGAAAGTGTAGTATAGGAAGTTTGCCAATTTGAAGAAAGGCTTGATACAGTATTGAATGTATTATCCCAATTTGTTGATAGAGCAGCTAATGTTGATGTATAAACAAGATTTGTACCATAGATGGCATCGTTAGAGCTAACACTACCCTGAACTGTGCAATTTCCAGTAACATTGAAACCAGAAAGCTCATATTGCTTGATGTCGATAATTGAGATGTTCGCGGAAATAGCATCCAACTGAGTAGTAAAAATTCTATTTGCAGATAGTCCATTGACGTTGAGACTGTTGGAATTTTTCCATACGGAAGACAAGCTATCGTATACCAATACATCATTATTGGCCACTCCGTTGATTCTGACATTGTGAAGTTCGTTCAGTTCATATCCATTATCAACTTTGACGAAAATCTTACCTTGGTTTTGATGAGCATAAATAACAAAACCAACAACGATGGTATGATTTGGAGCTTGTGGCTTAACATTCGTTAAAACACCAGCAGTTGTAGGTGAAACATAAAGAACATCACCATCACTCCAAGTTTCACCTTGAAGAGAACCGGTAGTGTTGATGTTATGAACAACGCCATTTGTTGTGACAAATCCTTCTTGATTGGTTGAAATATCTTCAGCCACAAGACCTATTGTATCGATGCTGTTGGGATCATTATTTCCTTGAGCTAAAACAATAGCCAACCGTTGACCTTGAGAACCACCTTCAGCTGTTGAACGAATACGAACAACCTGATATTGTGATTTGAGAACATCACCTCCCGTTTTGTTAACAACTCTAGCAACCGTATCTTGTCCAATTTGTAAGATGACGCTACCACCTTTAAGACCAAGATCGAGAGTGCCATCTGAATTATTCCAAGTTAATTGACCAACTCCCGCTGTTAAATTTGCGCCAGTGTTAAATGCGATACGGTTAGCGGACAGCAATCCAGATACTGCTAAATTACCAGAAACAGTTCCACCAGATAGTGGTAGATAATCTCCTGTTAGTCCACCTTGAATACCAAGATATTGACTAGCTGAAATAGAACCCAGCACAGTGAGATTACCGTTCATTACACCACCATTTTGATATTGAGTGGCATTTGTTCCACCACCAGAAGCATAAACGGAGATATATTTTCTTAAATCTGTTTTATAATTTTCGAATTTATCGTGAATTTTTTTATCCCAATCTTTTTCAATGGTCGTCCAATCTTTAACAATTGGCTCACCTTTTTTAGATTCTAAAATATATTCGACAGGTTTTTCATTTTTAATTTTTCTTATTTCAGACAGTAAATTTTGTTTACTTTCTTGAATAAGATTGTGAAAATAATTTCTCGCTTCATCTGTGATATCGAGGGTTTCTTCCTTGATTAAGGATATCCTTTCATCAAAATATTGCGTAATTTCTTGTTCAGCATTTGATAATTTTTCATCAAATTTTTCAGAAATATCTATGATTTTCTTATCAATATTACCAACTCTGGACAATGCTTTTTGAACACCTTTGTTCAAAGAATTGTTCAATTCGATATTTGCGTCACGAATTGCATCCAATTCCTTATTGACACTTTCAATTAGAGAAACATTCGCCTTTTCGTTTAATTTATCATTGAGATTTTTATCAATTTCTGATACTTTATCAACAATTTCTTCTGCAATATTTTTTAATTCTTTATCAACCTTTGGATTGATATTGCTTTCATACAATTCTTTTACCAATTGTTTGACAGATTTATCGATCAGCTTGGAAGAATTTTTGAAATTATTTTTGAGTGATTCATTTAATTGATCGGCAATATCTTTAATTTTGAGATCGACACTTTCACGAATTTCATCCAATTTATCATCATTATTAAAAATTAATTCCTTTTTAATTTTTTCAGATATATTCGTGAATTCATCCACCAAATTTTCTCTAGCTGATTCCAAATATTTTGCGAGAGCTTTTTCCTTTTTCTTGGTCTCGTTTTTGATATTTTGAATTTTCCTAGATTTACTCTCTTCAAGAATTTCCAGAGACTTCTTAATAGCATCTCTCTTTACTCTCTTTATTTCTTCGATAATTTCTTGTTTTCTATCCTCTATAACTTCAACATTATCAAAAGATTGTTCAACAATTTGTGTTATTTCTTGATCAATGTCATCTTCTTCAATTTTGATATTAGATTCAAAAATTTCGACTGGTTCGCTTTCCGAATTGAAATAAATTTCTTGATTTCCCTTTAAAAGTAGGAATGGGTATTGTGCTATGGTGTCACCATCTTCAACAACAACAGAAATAATCGGATTTCCGTTTTCCTCAGAAATCTTTTCGGCCACATATTTATTTTCGTTTATCTGCACCTCAAAAACACCGAAAAAGACTTCTTGAAAATCTTTAACCTGAAGGATATTCCGAGGAGAGTTAGACGAGGTAATTTTCACCTCTTCGCTAAACAGTCTCATTTTTATATTTAGTCAAATGTGTATTATGTCAATTGCAATTCCTGTATTCTTCGAATGTAATTGGAAAATATTCCAAATAATCATTATTTTCAAATATATGTGTGGAATTTGATAATTTTTTAATAACATGATTACCGATTCTTTTCATTTTACACAACATTGGTGATGTCAGTTTTGTTCTTTGGATAAAATCACTCTCTGATGTGAAATATAGCACATCTTTGTCATTTATAATAATTTTAAATGGTTTCGATTTTGGTTCTATATATGTTTTTGGTTTATATTCCTTCAGTTTTTTTCCTTTCCTTGGATGAATATAGCCATCACCATATATTTCACCCACAGTTTTCCCTTTTCTTGGGTCTTCCCATTCAGAGTTCCCAATCCGTTCTTTCATGGATTTTCCTGTTTGACGAGTAGATATTTCAGGACACCTTTTACCTCTTCTATAATGACCAGTCTTACTTAAATTAGCTTCGTCTCCTCCATCTAATATATTTGTCAAGTATCCACTACAATCCACCAATTTACCACATCTTTTTATTATTTGTTTTTCTATTCGATATGCTTTATATTCTGGTATATTCTTATAAATTACTATTCTTTTGAATTCTCTGTTTGGAAAAGTTTCCACCAATTCTGTGTGTAATTTATTTCTTTTTATATGCTGAACTCTCGCATTTGTACCTATACCTACATAGAAAGGTTTTTTGGTTATTGGATTAATATCTAAATATACATTAATTAACATATATTTATTTAGTATAAAGTTAAGGTGATTTAGATTTTTTACATGACCATGAAAGATAGGGGATCGAAATCGCCATATCCACCTTCAATTAAGAATTGTTCAAGTTCCTTCTTCTCTGTAACGCCTTCTGATAAAATAGCATCACCATTTATAGATCCACCACCGGGTAAACTGACTCCAGTGATTTTTGTGAGAATTCTACCCCACATAACTTTGCAAAGAGCAGTGGAATAATCCAGAACCCATTTTTCTTTCACCAAATCTCTAAGTGGTTTTTCAACATAACATTCCAACAAACCATAGAATGTGGTATTTTTTGGTTGAGGTATCAAGCGTAAATATTGTGTTCTCGGATCAAAATAAATGTCTCTTCTTGTAGCAAACATTTTTTCTCTTGTGTCTATCCAATCCTTTACAGTGTGCCAAGACAATATATCAAAACCATAATTTCCAAGAGAATATGCATGATATGATTGCTGTGCCATTGTTTGTTCAACTGAGAATAATGTGTTGACACCAGTTGTTGATCCTTCCTCAAATGAGATGACATCGACAACTTTTCTATAATCCATGATGTCATAGTCAAACATATTGTTGAATGATTGCACATCTTCTTTGGGTTCACATTGAATAGTGAAAGGTTTTTGATATGATTCTTGGAATAAAGAGCTTAATGATGCATCAAATGCAATCAAAGAATTGTATGTTGCTTTATCTATGATTTGCATCGAAGATATACCATCAGATGGTACCACAGCACTCAAAGCGGAAGACGAAGCAAAATAAGAATTTGGAATTGTCGAAAGAGATACATAAAGACTCTCAGGTATTTTAATCTCATAATCAGGATTAGGCCCAATTTTTTTATCATTCAATTTTTCAGATGGCGTATATCCAGAATTTGCAACAGTGAATAAAGTATCAAGTCGAATACCTTTATTACCATCATACAATCGGCTATCAAAAATAACATATTCTTTTGAATATCCTGCATATTTCGTGAAATAATCTATTGCCATCGAAATCGCCTCGTGAAGTTGATCATAATGTAATTCCACATTGATCATTGGATGACCCAAAAGTCTCAAAATTCTTTCACCTAAACGTTGATAACACTCAATTTTTGAATTGAGATTAGTAGACATGAAAGCTGAAATTGGTTCGATTTGACAAAGACTCATAGAATTATTTAATATACTAAATAGTAATATGGCATTTGAATCCAATAATAGTTCTGTTTATTATCAACTTTCTTGTGGCGTTCCCACCGTTTCAGGTTGGAATCCTAATAATAACAATAGTTCTAAATATTATTATATCTCCTCCAACGACTTTATACTTTGGGGGCAGAGCACCGTTTTCACGCAACCATCTGCCAATAATGGTAATCAATATTACTTTTATGTGTGTAATAAATCGACTGATACTGGTTGGTCCTCATTATCCAATAACGGCACTAAATTTTATTATAGTTCTGCGTTAAATTGTGTCAGCTTCTGCGGATAAATAATATTATGGACTTATGGTTTTTTATAATACAAAACGCTCAACCTATTTCAATTATTTTTGGAATAGTGAGCACTTTTTTAATTTTTTTCAAAAAAATAAAAAAATTTATTACTAACAGATATCAACGACATAAGGTTTATTCTAAATCTAAACATGAAATACCGGAGATTTTACAAAAAATCAAATCAGGTATTGATAATTTAGATACACGTTTAAAAAATGTTGAATATGAAATTTCCCCAAATGGTGGAGGTTCCATGAAGGATTCTTTAAAGATTATAAAAGCTGAAGTGGAGGCAATGTTCTGGTTGAATCCAAAACCATCTTTCCGAACTACTTCAAGAGGAATGAATATTCAAGTAAATGAAGCATACTGTCATTTATGTGCTACCACATCGGAAGAATTACTTCGATTGAATTGGAAGAATTTTGTAGATGATGAATCTCAATTGGACGATTACATGCGGAGATGGGAAGAATCGACTGACGCATTTTCACAATTTGCTGGTAAATTGAAATTCAAAAATTCTCATGGAGAATATATGGGGGAATGGTTGGTGAAAGTTCGCCCTCTTGGATCAATAGAAGAAGGAAAAGAATATTTATGGCACGGGACAATTTATCCTTTTGATCAAAAATCAAAGGAATATGCCAGAAATTTCAATATCCCGTTAAATTAAATTTCGGGAGCTTCTGTTTCTGGTGGTGCTTCTGCTTCACCTCCTAAATCAGCGGATTCTCCACCACCTATATCGGCTTCTCCACCTCCTACGGTAGCTCCTGCACCTCCGAAGTCTGGAGGCATACCGCCACCACCGCCGCCTCCTAATTCACCCATATCGCTCCCTGCTCCCCCAGCACCTTCAGCTTGTTGTGCTGCGATTTCTTTCCAATTAGGACCATTGGCTTTAATTTGTTCAATTTCGTATAAGAATTCCGCTTCATTTCTCAAGAAATGGCGATTAGCCAGAATATCTGAGTCTTTCCAATCCAAATATTTTTTCATGGCGAAGGTCTTGGAGACAAATTCACTATTTGTGATGCTGCTGAAAGTATCAATTTTAAGTTGAAGCTTTTGACTTTCTCTCATGTCATAGAAATTCGTTGGAACATTGAATTCCACGCGAATATTATCTTCAAAAAGATCATACTCATCAAACATTTCCTTGAATTTGAGATGAGTGATAAATGCTCTTTTAATACCTTGAGCAAATCTTTGTTGTTGGCGAATGATCATCTTCGCGAATTTAAGTTCTTCACGAAGCATTTCCGTCCCGTCATTGTAGCCTGTCTCGTTATTCAAACGAGAAGTAGGAGTCTTCAAAGAACGATAAAGTTTTTTGATGAACCAATCCAGCACATCCATATTACCATCTGATGGTTGACCACCAAATGTTTCAACCGTTGTCGCTTCTTGTCCTTGTCTTTTTGCAAACCAGAAAGAATCTAAAGTGGATTGTGGCGCGTATTTTTTGACAATATCACTTTGATCCAAATCGAAAGTCTTCGTGGACCAGTATTGAGATTGTAATTTTCTCAGATATGCTTCAGCTTGTGGGACAGGTAATCTACCAACATCCACATTAAACAAAAATCGAAGAGGGGCGTGAACCATTCTATGGATAACCACAGAATCTTCAATCATTGAAAGCTGCCTATAAGCTCTACGACAATTTTCAATAAAAGGAATGATGAAATCTTTAGTTTCATTGTATTGTCCGCTATTCACATACAGAACTTGGTTCTTTTCAAATGGAATATATTCGTAGCGTTCAACTTTTCTATTATCAATACTCGAAAATATTGGCTTTTTATAAATGAATGCTTTGACCAACATCGTTTGAATGTTGTCATAAACAGGATCAAATTGGTCAGCAGGAAGATTTTTAATCGCGACAACACCTTGTTTGATATAGTCATCTTTGAGGATCAATTCGAAAAAGAGTTCTCCTTCAACGAGAAATTGTCTAAAGTAATTCCAACCATTGTCCTCCATTTCCATCATGGAAATGAAACGGGAAAATTCTTTTTGCAACTCTTCCTTTTTCTCCGAATCTAAATCTGTATTTCTAAAATCCAGTGTTACGATTTCACCATTTTCATCAACATTGATGGTTTCATCGCAAACTTCATCCAAAGCATCGGCCACTTCTGAATAAGCAGCGATCATACGATAGTCTCTAAGACGACCGGGTTTTTCTTCGGAAGCTTGAGAATACATCAAATCCGTGAAGGATTTGTCTTGGTAAATGGCAGAGAATGCAGTGCCATTCCAGTCATTGTTGAGAGCTACGGAGTTCTTCGCAATTGCTTCAGGTCGGCGTAATCCAATTTTTTGGAAATATTTATATTTTGTATTTTTCGCCTCATCAGGAGTTTGCTGAATAAAATTACCACGATTCTTCAAATAGGATTGCATATTCCTATCAAAAGTGGAGCCTTTTCCATCACTCCCTTGATACTGTTTATTTGAAGATGGTGTTGTTGAACTGCCGATACCCGCCATATTTATTATTTAGGGGGATTTGTCAATTATTCAATTAATATCTTACGAACGACCCGATCTAATAAATTGAATGACCAATGGCTCGATTTCATATGGATCATATTGAATACGATTTTCATCTAAAGTGTCGAAAATATTTTGGATGTGTGACATAAGAGAACGTCCATTGTAATCAGGGGATTTCAGTTGGTCTAGTGCCATTGACATATTAGAATTGACAATTTCTTGCACAGACATCGATGCTGCATTGTTTTCATAATTTTCAAGGTATAATTCAGCGATTGCGATTTGATCATTTTTAGTCATAATATTATTTATCTGAAATGTTTTTTTTAATGAGAACTTATCCATCCCGCATCATTAGCAGTAACAAAAACATAACCACCAGATAAATTATTTAAATAATTGGAACTCAGCGACACCGTGGTAATATTATCGTTCACCACTGTAATAACATTCTCTGGTAATTGATATGCTGAAATTGTGGGGAACTTGGCAGTATCAATCTCTGTATAGACCAATTGAGGAATATTATACGCACCAGACAGATACCAAGTGTTGTTATACCCAAATCGTTTACCATAAAATGTGAAATTTCTATCATTCAATTCTGTAACCACCAAAGAATCCCCTTGGTGAATACCGTTGATGAAATAATTGGTAAATTCAGGATAAGCACTGATGGATACGCTATCTGTTTGAACACCTTCAGCACTGATAGCATCAAATAAATTATAATCACAGAATTTGTTATTTGTTGGTAATGCATGGAAATCAGCATTCACCACGTAAATCGGTGCTTGCGTCTGATTGTAATCCTTGAACAACCAACCCTTCAATGTGAAGGAAGTGGAAGCAGAAATACGCCATTTGGTTTCGGGTGATAAATCTTTAGGATTCTCGTAAGAGATATCACCCGACCATTGGATTTCGGAACGAATCTCGTCAAGGAACGGTAGATTGAATTTTTCAGGAACTTTCCAAGAAACAATAATATATGGATTACAATTTACAACGAAATTTTGGATAATTTGGTCCAAATCTTCTTTGAAATAGCAGATGATATTCACATCCAGTGTGATATTTACTGGAATTGGTGTTGGAATTTTGGCCAATCTATTGGTGGAATCCAACTGTTTTCTGTATAAAAATTGGTCTTTATTAGAGATTCTGGATGGGTCGCGAGATAAACTTGTCTGTTCGATCGTAACTACAGGCAACGTGAGCGTTTTAGCTCGGTCACTCAAATCATGGAGAACACGGTGTTTTGGACCGTTAACATACCGAACATCTATTCTCTCTTTAGCCTGTCTGGTATTGGCATCATAACGATACACGAAAGCATCGTCAAATGCTGCTACGAACAGATTGAGTAGTTGGGAATTTTCAAAGAAATAACTGTAATCACGCATTACAGTATTACTTAATTAAAAATTTCCAAATCCGATACTTCTTTCTTCAAATGAGTTCTTTAATGTGTTTTCTTTGTGATGATTAAAAACCTCAGCCAAAGTCATCTCATTCTCAATTTTAATATCCAATTCACAATAATCAGCCAATCTCTGACCATCTTTGATGGAAAGTTTTCCAAAATGATATTCAAAATAAAGTCTACCTTTTCGCATCAATGCCGGGTCGATCTTCTTCAGGTCGCAATTGAAAGTGCAGATAATACGCATTTTCATACAATCTCGAAGAAATCCATCTGTCATACCAAGGATATTCTGGGTGCCGGAATTTCTATCAATCGATAAAATTTCTTCAGCATCTTCAATCAGCAAAATACATCCACGATTTTCCAACATGAAAGATACGAAAGATGGCTGTGATATGACCGATACCATCGAAGGTGGAATGTAAATGACATCATCAACACATTCAGTAATCAGATTTTTAATCAAATTTGATTTTCCGCTACCGGGAACCCCATGAAGAAGCATCAAACTTTCAGGATGATCTTGCTTGACAAAATTCAGAATTTTTTCATGTGGAAAAGATTCACCATAATACAAATCATATCTATTATCCTTAATTTCAATATTATTGAAAGTGGTTTTTTGTTTATACAAACCATGTGCTCCTTGAGCAATCATGTAGAAATTTTTCTCAGATTCTGGGACAAACAAAATATCTATATCGGACAATTCATTTAAAAATTGTTCGATCAACTTTTTATTCTTCAATAGCGGACAAAAGTATATTGAAAATGAATTTCTATCATCAATACTGATCATATCATCATCGTCACTGTTATTCACTTTATTTTGGCGCAAACCAAAATTACAGCGAATCATCATGAAGAGAGATTCATTAAAATAAAATGACGATTTGAAATCGTTGATTTTATATTGCTTAGTGACATCAAAACCCCATTTTCTGAGAAATTCATGAGTCTCATCAATTTTTTTAATATCGACCAGATAATCATCCAAGCTGATAGTATTCAGGGATGTATTTCCAAATTTCTGTTCGAATTCTTGTGGATATTCGGAAATATTTTTAAATACACCAATCGAATTGGTCCAATATGTTTTCGCCAATGATTGCTTGACGATTTCTGCAAATTTACTCATTTTATTTTTTAGTTGAATCTATCTAGGAAAAACTTCGGAAGCTTCTTCTTGTTTCTATTAATAGCATCGAAAATGCTCCCGTCAAGTATGTATGTTTCGCACCAGTCATCATGAGCGCGAACACTGCGACCGCAAGCCTGAAGAAGAGTCTTCAACATTGCATTCCCATACCAATCTTTGTCAATTTTCATCAATTTCTCCACCCGCACATCCTTTGTAGGGAGCCATGGTGCCTTAAGGATAATTTGAAAGCGAGACAGATCACCTTTCAAGTCTACACCATAAGTCATCGAGGGTGACACGAGAATGGTAGGCTCATCGGACGATTCATGTATTTCCAACAATTGTTCATTATTCACACCTGCTTCTCTGCAAAGTAAACGGTCAGATTTTATATTTTCTCGAATGTAATCCGCCAAATACTGAGTATGAGTGTGGATAATACCCTTTTCATTAGAATGATGTTCCATGATTCCTTTGATTTGTTTCATCAAAGTTGGAAGCATGGCCTTCAAATTAGAGAAATTCAATTTCTGCTTCGCCATAATATGAATCGGGGATTTTTCAGGATTAAAATCAGTTCCAATATGGATGTATTCGAAATTGGTAATACCGAGAGCCTTGCAATAGGCATTAGGATCGATGATCGTTGCCGATAGAATAACAACCTTCTCTGCATATTGAAACAAATATTTTGACAGCATATCGACTTTCAATGGGATGAATCGAATGTTATTCTCCAATCTCTCCACGATGTAATCACTGTCATAAAAAGTTTCGACCAACAATGCCAGCGAATTTTGTAAATTGGTAAGTTTAGTATATTCTTGCTTCTTTTTATTGAAGGTGATGATATCCTTTTTACCGCTATTTTCTCCAAACCAATTTTTATATTCATCTACAGAATTGGTCACACTGTCAGAAATTTTACTAACCCATGCCAACACTTTCGTTTTATTCTTATCATCATTTGGGAAAGGCGTTACAAGAGTTTGAGTCTTCATTAGAAATGGGATATCCACTTCGCAGGTGAATTGACCCACCAATTGTTCCTCCAACTCGGAACCCTCATCACAAACAATAATTTGCCTCTTCTTAAGATGATTTGGGAGAGAAAAGAACATGCTATAATTTAATGCGGAAAATTTCGATGTGAGCATGTCATTACGAGAATTGTAATATGGACAACGATTTGCTTTCCAACATTCATTCTTTTGATTTGCAACATAGATACAAGGGGCGACATCAACTGATAATGTATCATCAACATCACACTGGTAATTGCTCTTACCTTTCAGAACACCCGTATCATCGAAAGTATTCTGATATTGGTCTTGCAGCGATTTAGTAATCGTCAAAGAGTAGCAACCAAATGGTTCAATATCAGCCACCAATTCACTGCCATTTTCAGCGAAAATGCTGTAATTTTTTACGAGTCGTTCAAATTCGACGGGCACATCCTTGGATACATTACCAAGAGTTTTCGCCAAGTGTGTTTTACCAACACCCGTATCAGCATGGACAATGACGAACTTTTTCCCATTTTCGAATGCTTTTTCAATAGCATTGAGAGCTTGGGCTTGCTTATCACGAGGACTAAATCCCTCTGGGAAATTTAAGATTAAATTATTCATGATTACATATTATACCAAATTTAGACCCACTCGGGTCCGCATAAAAGAGAATACCACGTATTGAGCGGCATTGAATATTGTTGATTGAATTTCTCTTCCATGGAGGAAAGAGTATCAGAGTCAATCAGGATGTCAAGACGTAAAGGTAATTATCGAAAAATTTGGATGCTTCCGATTTGTTGATCGCCTTCATCTTCCAATAAACCTCTTCAGTTCTTGGACAAAATGCACTCAGAGCGTAATCAAAAATAAATCCATTGTCGGTTACTTTGACATCATACGGGTAAGAAAGTTCCCATTCTTTCACTTCTCCGTCTTCTTCAATTTTAAACCTTACAAAATTTTGCTTGGTATTGAACATTTGTATTTTACCCGATTTGATAGTCCGAGAATTCAGCACAAATTTTACATCGCGGAAAATTATTTTTTTAAGATATTCTTCGATTCTATTCATTGATAAGTGTCGAGATTGAGTTCAAGATCCATGTATCGCATTTTCTCATTCGGACTCATTGGGAATATATTTTCATTGAAAAATTTCCAAAAATTGTCATCCGCTGGAATTTTTTGAACGAGATAGCACAAATCCATTGAGACGTTTCTGTAATCCTGCATGAAAATGTCCCATGTAACGACTAAATTATGCTTACGTTCGTCAACTTTTTTAGGTTCAAAAGAACCTGAGTAATTCAATACTCTTAGACCATTTTCAGATCTAAGAAGTTCCATACTGTTCGTGCATAACATCTGACGCAATTCCGGTCTTCCCGGCGCACGTTCAGGTCGTCTACGAACAACCAATAAATCACAAACATTACTTTTCAGTAATCTCTGCAATTCAGTTCTTTTTATTCTTTTCAGCATTTATTTCACAAACGCCAAACATGCGTTGCTCGTTCAAGAACAGTCCGTTCTTCACTTTACCATGACCCGTCACTTCTAAATTGGTAATCGGGATACCCATATTATTGGGAAACACGACGATATCACCGACTTCGGTATATCGAACATTTGGACCTTTGAGGATAACCTTTCCTTTCCTCCAAGCATTATGAACTTGGGCGACAGGGATTGCAATCCCTCCACGTAAAATATAATCCCCCGTTTCTTCTCCTGTGACCAAATCACAATATTCAAGGAGCATCACATCATCAAACAGCTTCGATAAGCTATAATCATCCAACCCGAAATCGCTAGGGAGTGCCTTATCACTAAGGTCAATATGGGACTTCTGGGTAGCTAAAACATCAATTGATACATTCGACATGAAAATATTTATTGATTAATGTTGGATGTCAACCATTTATTAATAAATATTCTATCTGTTGATAAATCTTAAATTATTACTATATAAATAAATATGGCAATTCCTATTTCATGTAAATGTATCACATATGGGCGAATTGATTTATTAGAGGAATCTTTATATAGCTTCTTAAATCAAGAATATGATGGTGATAGCGAGATGGTGATAGTGAATGATTATCCTGAACAAAAATTATATTTTGATCACCCAAAGGTTAAAATAATCAATGTAGATAAAACATTTGACACAATTGGAGAAAAGGAAAATTTCGCCGTGGAAAATTGTAATTACAATACCATCGCAGTTTGGGATGATGATGATATCGCATTATCAAATCACTTGAGCAATATAAACAAATATTTCCCAAGTCACGATTTACTACATTGGCAAAAAGGTGCGTTCGTCAATTATAAAAAAATAGATGCTTTGACTTCTTTGGGAAATTCTGGCATTATTTATACCAAAGAAATCTGGGAAAGATCTGGAAAGCACGAATTGGAAAATGCTGGCTATGACATGTCTTTCGTCATTAAAATAAAAAATCAATACAAATGCAAGGTTGTCAATGCTGATCCTCCTGATGATGAGGTATCATGGATGTATCTGTGGGGTGGAAGATCATATCACATGTCTGGTCTAGGGACAGATACTCCTGATAGAGAAAATGTAGTAATGAGACATTCCAAACACATTGATAATTTGAAAAATTCGGGAAAAATTCCAATCGGAGATATTGAATTGGTTCCAAAATGGAATACAGATTATAATCAACTGCTGAAAGATCATCTGAAAAATAATCCTAAATGACATTTAATGTCAGGAATTATCTGGGATATTCCTTTTCTTGGAAATATATTTGATATTTTTTCTCTTCAATTTTGGAACAATGTTTTCGAAAAAACGAAATTTTTCTTCATCTGTTTCGAATATTTCTGAATACTTGTTGATCGTCTCATTGGCGTAATTCAATAGATCAGCATCGTAGAAACTTAAATATCGAGTCACCATGTATGGTGAAAATTCTGCCAGTAATTCATTCGTCATTTCCCCTTTCTTCTCGAAGAGAATGTGGTTTATTGCATTAAACATCGTGTTTTATAATTTTTTCGTGATAGATGTCAGTAGCTTCACTATTATTCACGAACCACTTGGAAGGGAAATAGGATGTTGTATTGCCGATCAAAGCAGCCCACCAAGAAAAAGTGGAGTTACTACCAACGAGTGTATCAGACTTTGCCATGCATGCAAGTTCTTTGATATCAGAATCTGATTTCAATATATCAAATTTATAATCGGAGAATTCATTCGCTACATGATCAGGATCGTCAGTGAATACCTTGATGTCTCTATCTTTGAATTTCTCAAAGAAATGTTTAAAATATTCTGTATGACAAACGTAATGAATGTCTGGATATTTTAAATAATCACCTCTTCTAATATGAAATCCGACATCGATTTTGAAATCATCTTTAATTTTTGGTAAATTTAACAAAGATATGAATTCATCTTTGAATTCTTCAAAATATTTTAAAGACTGAAAATATCCATTCAGTGAGACACTACCTTCATAATATGGTAATTCATCATAATTAAATCTCTTCTCTTGTATTCCTATTACATCTCTTGTAACGTAATTACCATATTCAAAATTCTTAAAAATTGTATCTTTATATATTGAAGGGTTGGTGCCTTGGCCAGCAGACCAGTTGCTCGTATTGATGACCAATTTTTTACCATGTATTTTAGCATAAGCATATCCAGCAGCTATTTGGAATAGCTGGTTACCCACACCACCTATAATATTAACGTAACATACGCTCATAATAATCCACGACTTCTTTAATTATTTCATCAATATTTTTCGTAGGATTCCAACCTAAAAGTTTTTTAATTTTTTCACTATTAGGGATTTTTTCAGGAGCTTCTGAAAAATATTTTCCGTGTAATATAGTTGGGTCTACAAATGATATATTTGATTTACTATTTGTCATATGCTTCACTTTTTCAGCTAGATATAAAATAGTGTTTTCATTTTTTTCATTACCAATATTCCATTCTTGATTCCAAAGATTTTCTGGTGCTTGAGACACCAAATGAATACCATCGACTATATCCTTTACCCAAGTAAATGCTCTGATTTGCGAACCATCGTAGTAAACAGTTATATCATCCCCATCTAAAGCTTGTTTGACAAATCTGGGTAATACGAATCCGCCGTCAGGTAATTGATATTCACCAGTTACATTGAAAGGTCGGACGATTTGATATTTTAAATCTGGACACATTTTACCATAATTATCTAAAACAATTTCAGATAACAATTTAGCAATTGCGTATTCATTTCTCACTGTAAATTCACCTCTGAGAACTTTATCACCATCTTCTTTCAGATAACTTTTTTGTTCGCGATAACCATAAATTTCCGAAGTCGATACAAAAACTAAAGAAGACTTATGATGCGCTGCGCAATTTATTACCCAATAAATATCATCTAAGATAATTCTAGCCATTTTACCAGAATGTTTCAAAACACCCACTGGGCCAACTGGGGATGCCAAATGGAGAATCATATCTATTTTATCCAATGTTGTATAGTCAACATCTAAAATATCAGAATTGATCACCTCTACATTTTCAAGAATAGGATCATCCAAATTAATTGTATTTGTGGATAAATTATCGATCACTTTAATTTTCCATCCCAATTCTTTCCATTTTAAAATTGAATGTGCGCCGATAAATCCTAATCCTCCAGTAATTAAAATACTCTTCATGTTTTATATTTATCCACCACTTCCCAATCGTCAACAAACATATGATATGTAATCCTCTCAATCATGTGGATTTCTCCTGAGATAACTGTCCAATCCATAAGACTTCTGATATATTCATAAAATTTTTTACTATATTTTAAAATATATTCTCTCGGTATAATATAATTCCCACCGGGGGAAAAACGAACATACTCTAAATCTGGAGGATTTTTATATACATCTTTCAAAAAATCATTTAAATTTGAATAATATTTTCCCGGATGTTTTCCGAAATACCAAGAATTATTCTGTTCTAAATAACTATTATCTGGTCCAATTCTATTTGCTATACCGTTGATCCTCCATGGTTCGCTAGTGAAATCTTGTATTTCCGTGAATGTTGTATTATTCGCAACATTCAGAAAAAATTCTTCCGTGCAATTACCAGTTGATAATCTTTTACCATTTTCATCATATCTCGGAGTTCCAGTATCTTTAGGAAACATTAAACATGACCGACAAAAAAGAATCGATTCTGGTAAATTTTCATAATTATTAATTATGAAATCAAACATATCATAATGATTTTGCCCAACATTTTTCTGATGCTTCACCTTGTCAGATTCGGGAAATCTATGATAACGATCATAAATAAGATAATTTTCACACCATTGATCTACCCAAGAATCCTCAAGATTCTCAGGCAACCAATTGTAATCACTAACCACTACAAAATTTTTATGAATTTTTTTCATAAATATATCCTATTGAAGTCTTCTACGCTAATCAAATTCAATGCCTCAATCCGGCGTTTTTCCAAAAACGAATAATCATATGGATCTTCATCAGGAGAAACAGGAAGTAAAATTTGGCTACCGCGACGAATAATAGCACAACCCTCATCAGTATCGACAGTGTGAATAGTAAGCCCAATCTCCTCCATACGAAGCTTCACGATAGCCTTCCAGACATCACCATGCCATGCATCTGAGGCACGTTCTCTACGTTGAGTAATTTCTGTAACAGGATTGCAATCATGAACAACGATAGTGCCATTTGGCGATAACCATTTCAAAGAGTTCACGATATCCCGGTAGGCTTGTTCGAAAATATGTAAACCATCCACGAACACAATGTCGTTAAGCTGCGGTGTAATTTTTTCAAAGAAATCATCGGATGTCATCTTATAGACGCCCTCATGATCAACATTTGGATCGACCCCAATTTTGTTTTTCACCTTCACTCCTTCCCAATTATATCCGGGTTGTGCTGGTGTATTTACACCAATTTCCAAATAATCTTGATATCCATGCTTATTAATAAGCCCATTAATAATTTGTGTTCTCGTCATAGTAACATTAATCCTTTCTTAACTAATTCTTCTTTATTTTTTATGATATATTCTGGTAAATCCGATTCATCTTTCCAAGTCATTTCTCTCGATACAATTTCAAATCGAGCGTGGACATCATTATATTTGAATGCGTCATATTTCGAATCTTTATTTGTCCAACTAAAGTGCCACCCACCATTTGAAATAGGGATACTTCTAGCCTCTCGTTCAGTTCTGAAATGATTACATCCATAGTGCTTCAGGGTCTTATATGTGCCCACTCTTGTTCCCGTCCAACATCCAATGTCTTGGTTCGAACGATTATTTAGATAATACGGATATGCAGTTTGTATTGGTCGGTACACTTCACCATCTTTAATATCAAATTTAATTTTTGGATTCCAAATCTCATCCAAATCTGAAAGAAAAATGATATCATCATCGCTGCAAACATGTTCCAAAGCTCTGATAGGTGCCTCTTTTTGATAGAATTCTCGCAACCAATTATCAGCACCATCTCCAACATTTGGACTTCTCAGTGCTCGTTGATAATGCTCATTGTCTTGTGGGAAATCTAACATCACATGGTGAATGATTTTGTGATGCCATTTTGAAAATCTTTCTTTATTCTCTTCATAGTATAAAGGTTTATCATCACCACAGAAAGTTTGTCGTGATTCCACGATTACAAAATAATCCACATGTTCGTCTAAAATATTCAGACGAACTTCTAATAAATCCAACTCATTGTAAAATGAAAAAACGTCAAATATTCGCATAAAGTCCTGTTCTTTTTTTGTATTCTTCGTGTTCTGCCACACATTCTTCCCATGTGAAGAGATTACCTTCTCTATCTAAATAATTATGATTTCTGAAAATATTATAACCACACGACCAATATCCATCAGAAATATTATATCTACCCCAATACTTGGGTGCTAGAATATATTTCACTGTATCGCTCAATAGCGTTGCAAAATATGGAAAGCTGGAATTCGATAAAATCAAATAATGAGCATTTTTAATAATAGTGAAATCAGTTGCAATATCAAAATGTTTCACTTCAAAATCAGGAAATTGTCTACTCGCTCTTTCCACATCATCAGTGATAACCACGAATCTAAAATTTGGATTAATTTGTCGCATCCTATCAACCGCATCATCCCAATATTTTCCATTCAAATGGAAATGAGTAACACTCGCGTATTCACCACCACGATAATTGATGATACAAATATTTGGATCAGAATAATCATAACAATCTTTTTCCGTTTTGATTTTCAACCATTGTCTAATTTCATTTCTACGATGAATTATACGATCTTCCGATTGAAAAATTCCATCAATTTTGGTATTATCTTGAATCAATTCTAAATTAATATCATCAATAGTCACATTAGAACCATTAGAAAGATATAACCATCTCTCCTTAAAATAATGCTGAATGTTATCAGGAAGCGTGTGTGGTGGCCCACCCTCTGGACCAGAACCCCCATCAACAGGCAACCCAAAATCTAAATCCATAAAATCTAAACATTTGAATTTTTGCGGGTTCATGATTCCAAAATCAAAACCCTTATCCTTCGCGACCACTCTCGTGGTCACATAACAAGCAAGCTGATTGCCGAGTCCTTGTCCATTATAAATTTCAGTTACTATCATATTTCTCTCTACAATATTTTATTTCTTCTTCTAAAATTCCCGAATATCTACTACTGATTTGATTTTCATGGCAACGATTCGTGATCAAACAATCGTCAATTACTTTTGGTTGACCATATTTCATTTTGAGATGGTGGTAGTATTCCACATCCATCAGCATTGTCAAGTTCTCATCGAACAATTCAATGTTTTCATTTCTGAAAGCTAGGACAGATGGTGAACTAATCGTGTTTACACCCTCCAGTAATTTGTCGTTCCAAGAAGGAACCATAAATCTTTCAAAATTCACACTATCTCTTGTATGGTTACAACCACATACGACCCATTTCACATCTTCATTTTGAAACTCTTTATCAAATTTTTCCAAACATCTACGGTCAAACATGAAATCATCTTGAAACATGATTTTTATTATTTCTCCAGATGCCCTGATCAGAGTTTGATTCAAATTGTAGACGCCATTTCCACGATTGCTCAAATTTCTGACATATTTAACTTTATGCAAAGTGGTCACAAATTCATAAATTTGATCATTTATACTATGATCAGAAATGATAATTTCATAATTCTGAAATGTTTGAATTTGAATAGAGTAAATTAAGTCTTTCAGGTATTGAAGACCGACACCGTGCTGCTCCCAGACGGGAATGCATATGGAAAATCTAGGTTTCACAAACTCCAACTACGAATATATTGCTCCAACTCCTCCCGTTTAGTATTTCCACAGACGAAATCAGAATGTTTTCTATTATTTTCATAATATGGATGCTTTTCTCTCACCGTGTTTTCATGTGGTAAATGCCATGCGATTGCATTTTTATCTTCAACTCTATCGATAAAACATCCCATTTTGTTGAATCTAGCTAAAATCTCATCGTCTTCATAACCCCATCCTTTAAAATTAGGATTGTAACCATTACATTCGATGAATGTTTCCTTGCTGAACATCACCATGCCACCTTTGCTATGTGGATGTGCTACTAAAAAATTATCGTCCTGATCATAAGGAATCGGCTTTAATGATTGAGATTTTTCCAATAGATCAACCAAGGATTGATTTTCCATGAATTTTTCAAACATTGCTTGCTTCAAATGGATAAACATTCCATTGTACGGGTAAACGATTCTACCCCTCCCATATTTTTCGAATTTATATTTAGCTTCATGTAAAAATACTGGATCGACAATCACATCGGTATCACCAGCAATTAGATATTTAACGTCCAGAATCTTGGACATCTCGTTAAATGCCTTGGTTCTCCAATAAATATCAGGATTCTCCATGAACAATCCTTTACAATCGTATTGATTACAGAGCCTCTTGAAATCTTTATCCAATTCCTTGTCATCATTCACGATTGCAATCTGAAGATTTTCGGAGTTCTCGCGATAAAATTTCACAACCATTTCCAAATTGCGAAAACGGTCATCCACATCCCTACGGAAATGGATCATCAATCCTATATCACTTAAATCTGTTTTCATATTTAAAGAGGTATAAACTCGTCAATACTGTTTCCATCTTCATCGAGAATTTCAAAACATCCCCATTCTTCACCAATCCATTGATTCACTTCATCTTTAGATTCTGTAACAAGTTCTAAAGTTTCTCTATAGCAATAATATTTCATATTCATGATACTCTCACACTTTTCAAAAAGGTCAACACTTCTTTTTCGTCTGTGTCTGGAACACCTTTTCTTCCAAACGGATAAACTCCAAATTTTTCTTTGAAATACTCCATGGAACTACGAATATTATTTTCCCATTGTTGCATAGATTCGGGAGTCTTGATTGACGAATTTTCCTCGGAACATGCTTGCTCTTCGATATAATCCAAAGAATTTGCCAAATCGGCCCACCACCAATAAGGTGTGGAATATCCTTTCAAAGCAAGATCGTAACTATGGGAAACGTGGTCAAACGCATTGCGGAATTTTTCATCGATCAATCCGACATCTTCGAGACACTTACGGGAATAATAACAAAAAGCTCCCACACAATGCTGGTTAAATGCTAACGAGAAATCTCCATAATTCACTACTAAACGAGGGCATGGTTCACCCTTGGAGACGCCATTCTTATTGGCAGGTCCGTGATAACCGAACATCAAATGTTGGATACCACTTTTCTCGGAAGCATTGATATATACTCGGAATATATTTGGATCTTTGATGATCATATCATCCTCAATCAAAAATATATGATCACATCCAACCTCAAGTAGATGTTGTAATGCTTGATTTTTTGAAATTGCAACGCCTGTATTTTTTTCATGTTGTATTAAATTTACAGGATTTGAATAAATCAAGGGGTTGACAGAATAAGGTTTACCATCATTTACCACAACATATTCATCGATATGGTCAGAGCATAGCTCCAAAGATTTCCAACATTTCCAGAAAAACTCTTCTCTATCTTTGGTTATAACACCAATTCCAATCTTACCATTATTCATTATCTCAAATCTTGAAATTCTTGATCTGATTAGTCAATTGTTTAAACTGATTATCTTTCTCAATCCATTGTCCTTGTTCTCTCAACATTTGTTCCATTATTTCGAGATTCTTGGGATCGAGAATACTTTCTTGTGTTTCGATCAATTCACCTTTTTGGTCAATGAATTCTCCTACCCAAGCAATTCTATCGTCAAGATTTGGGATATTCTCGATTGGAATAATAGCTGGGCAATCTTCTGCGATGAAGAATGGCGTATTTTCCAAATGGTCTGCATATTGTTCATATAAACCAGCAAAAATATCATCAATTTCTTTAATATAATTTAGATTGGTATCGCGCAATCCATCATCAACGATTTTAATCGAAGGATCATATTTGATCCAAAAAATAATATCAAGATTTTTTAGAGAACGTCGAACGACATCGACAGTAACACCCAAAACATCTTCAGACACCAAATCTTTTTCAGTGGCATGAAGAGTGTATACCAAATTATCCAATGGGCATCGATCATACACAACATACTTTTCGTCCTTATTAATTTCCAAAGTCTGAGTCATCCAATCTAAAATAAGTAATTGTGTTTCTGCTGTAGTATTAGAGGAATGCTTCAAATCATTTTCTTTGATAATATCTCTGTATGTTTTCAAAGGTGTTTTATACATTGGCCATTTCTTCAAAAATGACTGAATTAAAGTTGATTTGCCAACATTTCCACTACCACAGAACGCGATTTTCATATTATTAAACTTATCATTCATTTCTGAGAAATCAAGTGGGTTTTGGTTAAATAATAATGTATGTCAGTTAAAAAGACACCTCGTAAGAGGAAAGAGCGGGATGTAACAGAGGAATTCACTGAACACATAAAAAAGGGGTTTGATTTATCAAATATAAATCTAAAAAATAATTACCCCATGACTGATAATCAGCAAAAATTTTATTATATGTCTCAGAATACGAGAAATAATATGGTTTTTGTTAATGGACCAGCGGGAAGCGCAAAAACCCATTTAGCGGTATTTTCAGCACTAGAACTTCTGAAAAGCGGATGTGTCGATAAAATCATCTACATCCGTTCAGTTGTAGAGAGTTCTTCTCGTTCGATTGGTTACCTGAAAGGTGATGAAAATGAAAAATTTCTACCTTACATTATGCCAATGTTGGATAAATTAAACGAGATTTTGACAAAAACAGATATCACTCATTTGATGGATAATGAATATATCAAAGCAATACCAGTAAATTTCGTTAGAGGATTAACCTTTCATCGCTGTGCTGTCATTATCGATGAAGCTCAGAATATGACAAAAGGAGAATTGACGACCATTTTGACACGTTTTGGTAGACATTCCCATTATTTTGTTTTGGGTGATGCTGCACAAGCAGATATTAAAGATTCAGGATTTATTTCAGTATATGATGCGTTTGATACTGAATTCTCCAGAAAAAATGATATTCAGTGTGTCAAATTCGATACGAGCGATATCGTGAGATCTCAAATATTGAAACACATCACGCAGGTGCTCAAGGTATAAGTGTCATCTGTGATTGACTAGATGATAAATATCATATGGAATATCCCACATGAAACAAGCAATTTTTCGCTTGGGTTTCACATATAATTTATATCTAACAATATTAATCACATCGCTAAATTTAATATTCTCATTTTTATCTTTCTTCTTCAATTTGAAGAATTTTAGAATTTTACCATTCAGACTTTTTTCGTATTCTCGAACAAGGTCTGATTTAACTTTAGAGTATCGTTCTTGAATTTCATGACAATCTTCGATTCGAAAATGTCTACCATTTGGGTTCATATCCCAGATGCCATTCAAATAATTTTTTGCCAAATTTTCAACAATTCTGGTCAATTCTTCCTTTTCAGCATCTGACATAACATATTCATATTTTTCTTTTTGCATATTATTAACCTTTAAAAATTCCTTTGGTTTTAGCTACTCCTAAATCATCTGAATATTTGATAGCACCCCCAGTGGATTTACCATAGAACTCATTGAGAAGATCGTTCATATCGATACTTTCTTTACCAAAAACATTTTCCTCGTAAATGTTGCCAATTTCTTGATTGATATCGTTACGCTCCCAAGCATCAAATATTTTTCCAATGCCACCATATTTTTTAGTGAAAGAATCTTTCATTTATTTATTTACTAATTTTTCTATAATTCCTTTACATTCTGAACTATAGCCATTTTCTATATCGTAGATTTTAGCATCTAAATCCATCAAACAAACAAAAGGAGAATGAGTCGCGACAATAATTTGATAATCTTTGGACATCGTTTTCAACAGTGCAAATAATTCCATTTGCTTGGGTAATGACAATGCTCTTTCGGGTTCATCGAGTAACAATGTGACTCTTCCTGTGCGCGGCAGAGAACGAATATAATCAACCTCTCCGATCTGGGCTGGATGCCTAGAAATATACTTGGTGAGATCGGGAGGATTTTTAAGCATATTGAAAAGCTTGTTTAACTTTTTCAAACGATATTGTCCTGATGATGGTTTTTCGATCATCGCATCCATATGTTCTTCCTCGGTTGTCAGACCATCCTCGGATGAAATTTCTTTATTCGTGAACCATGCCCATTGATCAATCTTAACATCCCCTTCGTTATAAAAAGTTGGGGTGCCATCCCATCCCACAATGCAATCTGATTGACCGGGGGAATAAGCTCGGTATACCCAAGGAAAATGACTCTGCTGTTGGGCACCCAAAGCAAGTTCAGAAGAGATCCTAGACCACCCAGCAAATCCGTTTGGAATGCCGCAATAAGCTTTGATCATCTTCAATATACTGGTTTTACCGCAGCCATTTGGTCCACTCAAGATAGTCAAACCTTCTGGAAAATGATATTCAATTCCCTGATGAAAATTGGGGAGTTGAGTCGCGAAACCATTTAAAATTTTAATGTGACTGATCATATTACCTCACCCCCCAAGATGTTCCATTGAACCAAGAAAGACCATTTGGATTTTCCAAAGTTGGCTGTGATTTTTCTTCTTTGATTGGTTCTTCGATTATTTGTGAAGGTTGTTCGTCTTCACTATTCACAAATTTAAAATTCTCATCTTGACTCACTACGATTTCGATATTCATAGTGATATTTACGAATGAGAATTGAATGTCAAGTTAATTATTGATTTTCTGGTCTAGCTGAATCATTCCAATATTCAGGTTCACCATTTGTGATGACGAACTGATCACTTCTAGGTTTGATGACCCATTCAAAAATATTTTTCTCTCTATCAAAGAGAACAATTGCTTGAGGATATCTAAATTTTTTACCGGGGACGGTATCACCTTCCTTGTTGATGCCTTTCTGAGCAACTTTAACCACGTAATGTTGACCCTTTGGAGTATTTTTTCCCAACTTAACAGTATCATTTGGGATTGGGACTATACCTTGCTCATCCATCCAATCCAAAATACGTTCTTCTATTTTTAAACCTGCTTGTTTTATTCTCTGTCCAGCACTTCTAACACTTTTAATCATATTACCCGCTTGAGACATGGTATTGGGTGCGACCACATTCGCCACTTCTTTAACACCTTGACCCAATTGTTGAGCCAATCTACCGACTTTGCTATCTTTTAATTTACCGTATCCTTTTTTAAAAGAATCCCAAAATCCCTCTTCCAATAATTCTCTCTGTGATAACTTATACATTGACTGATAATTGTTTGTCTGCTACGTTATTTAATGCCACATCAATCAGGGCGTCCAACTCATTTTTGATGAAATCTTTTCCAATCAAAACTTTGTGGTCATTGGTAGATCGATTACTAATAGAGAAGGGGATACTTTTAAATTTTTTATCACCTATGATGCAATCAAAGAGACAAACCGCTCTCTCAACAGTATTACCCTCTCCAATATTAATTACGATTGTGTCTTCAACTGGTTTTTCTAATCTCATGGAATTGATGGTTGTGAATCTTACTATTTTTTCGCCCGTCTTTTTGTCTTTTCCAAATTCAACATCTTCGCCGTGTAAAACATTGAAGGCACCGTTTCCAGTATCTAATTTAGCGGAAATAGTCCCAACACCATCAATAATGATGTCTTCGATTAATCCGAATATGTTTTTTTCCACGAAGAATTGTTTGAAGTTTGTCATTCATTTATCTAAATTATTAATAATCGTGGGACTGTTCGAATCCGGTATTCGCAAAGTCGGCCTTAGCATCAAGACGATGCCAAACGTCAGAAACATAAGTTGAAGAGATCGTGATAGCAGAAACCATCCAGTCCTCAAATTCGCATTCGTTTCTCATTTCATACAAACGATTAGCGTATTCAGCGAGCTTTTTCAACTCCGAGACGAGAACTTCATTAATTTCATGTTTTTCGACAGGTCCAATAGGGTCAATTTCCATAACCATTCCTTGTGGATGTGGTTGATCAAAATCATCATCGTGACCTTCATCATCAAATCCATCATCACCGAAATCGGGATCATCATGCATCGCATCATCACCCATTTCATCATCAAAGTCCTCATCCATCTCGTCGTCAAATCTTTCGCTGATAACTTTACCTTTACGGAAAGATTCCCAAATCACATCATTCTCTTCTCCTCTGAATTTCATAATATTATTTAGCTAATAGAGTCTAAATTATCTCTTAATTCCTGTCCTTCTTGGGCAGGGCGAATAATTGGTAAGATTTGTGTTTGATAAATGTCTTTAGCAGTCTTACCAGTTCCATTTATTCTCTTAATCGCATCTGGTCTTTTCAGAAGATCCAAGAAATTTTCCAATGCGATTCTGTCGTCACCTGAAGGTTTAGGTTCCATCAATGCTGCTAATACCACATCTTCGATATACCGAATTTCAGCTTGAGAGCTTAATGGAACAGTTTCTTGTTCTGGTGCTGGTGCTTCTGGTGCTTGCGCTTCTGGAGGAGCCTCTGGCGGAGTCTCCATAACAGCATTAGGATCTTGCTCATCCTGCTCAATAATGCGATAATATCTTTCAATTAATTGTAATGTTTTTGATTTCATATTAATATACTCTGCCAACTGCGGATCTTTTCACTGCTTGTAATCCTTTTTTAATTCTTTCAGAACCTTTTTTATAAGCATCTACAGCTTGACCAGCAAGATTTTCTCTTTCTTTTACAGCCGATTTTGCTTTCTGTGCTTTGGTGCCGAACATTTTACCAGCAAGACCTTTTAAGCCGCTAGAAGCTTTACCCGCCAATCCTTCCACCTCTTTATCGATTTCATAAGTCCCTGTGTCAGCATTGATAGATTCATCTTCTTCAGCATCTGCTTGTCGAGATCTCATACCAATTGCTTCCAAGATAATATCTCCTTTTTCTGTATGCAAGATGATCTTAGAACCTTCAGAACTGAATGGGACTTCTTGTTCATACAAGAAGAACTTTGCTTGGAAAGCAGCATCCATTTTTGATTGATTGGAAGGATCGTGTTCTTCGAGAATTGTCAAAAATTTACTCATAGCATTATTTAACAAATATAGCCATCTTATTGATAACTTCTTGGAAGTATTGCTCATTGAGAAATGTCAGACCTTCCTTTTCCAAATATTTGGAAATCTTGCGAAATGATGGTGTTTTTCTATTTTGAAATGCAGATTCAAATTCTGAAATAATCTCAGCATTCCGAATCACTAAAAGATATTCCAAATGCTCCATATCAAAATTCTTTTCAATGATATTTATTTTGAAAATTCTACGACTTTTGCTTAAAAGCTGATTGCGAAATTTATCTTTTGTTAGTGTATTTGAAAAAAATATGAAATCTTGCCGAATATATTTTAAAAATTCAGTCAAAGTCTTTATGAACTCGTGAGTATATAATTTTTTGTTATTCCTCTTAGAAAAATCAAAAGTGGCGGTCAATCCAAGATTTTCTAAAAGGATTGCAAAGTTCACGTTGGCATCTTTAAACACCTCATCAATGTCGATGATTATTTTGTTTTCAAATGAAAGACCAGTCACAAACCAAAAGTAGCAGGATCGCGTTCGATGTCAACATAATTTTTTGGTATGACACCTAATCTTACAATCTTGATACCAATAGACTAAATATAATTATGAGTAACAAAATAGGATACAATCAATACAGTGGTCCGAAATACAACAAAAACCAAATATTAAAATTGGTGAAAAATATTCGCGGTAGGAAAAAATTTAGAAAATCAGGTCTTCGTGAGATGGCAATACGAGAGGGTGTGATAGAAGAATGTCATCGTATAGTAGATAAAAATCAACAAGATTATGAAAAAAATATTACAATTCAAAAAAGAAATGAAATAGATAGTGTAATACCAAACATTAGATCAAAATCAGACTTCAAATTAAAATATCCTAAATTACATTATTATGCTAAACATCATTATAAAGAAGCGTTTGATAAAATCATACCTCAAAAATACTCAACACAACAACTCATTTGTAAGAAAATATTAGAATCTATTATTGGAACATCATGTGTTTACAATGACCGATCTACTTTAGATGGTAAAGAATTAGATATTTTATTCCCATTACAAAAAATCGCATGTGAATACAATAGTTTCTTTTGGCATGAACATCGTAGTGATGATGACAAACTCAAAGCATTAGAATGTGAAAAACTTGGTATATATCTCATTGTTGTAAAAGAACCACATCTCAATGCATACAACACCATATCAAATTCTATCGAAGGAATTAAAAAACAGATAATTGCCCATCTGGATGAAATTAACAAGCATATATTAGACATAAAAAATGAAAGTGATATAAAAGAAATTGAGATTATAGCTGATGACTTATTGGAGAAATCATATTCTCAAGTAGATATTGAGTATATTGTAAATCATTGTAACCGTTATTCAGAAGTTAAAACAAAATATAATAAGATATGGCAATATCTATTACGAAATAAACTACTTCATGTGTTAGACCCGATAAAAAAACGTGATTATATTTATATGGATAAATCGGAAATTCTTAAATATGTGAAAGAAAATTTTTTTACTTATACTGATTTTGTCCAACATAAAATTTATCAATTGGTTAGAAAGAGGGGTTTTCTTCAAGATGTGAAAAATTTATATTCATAAATTTAGAGTATCTATATTCCTATCAACATCTATGTAATCCTTTGGAATGCGTGAGATTCTACATGACAAAATACCATTGTAATATCGTTGATCCATCAAAGCGTTGCATTTAATTTGCCAAATCAACTCCGAATATGTCATATGGAACTTTGAGTTGCATACCTCTATCACTTCTCTTGAGAAATGCTCAATACCATATTTTTCAATGTCGGCAAGCAATTCTTTGGATGATCCCCAATACTTCTCAACATCGTTATCCACATAAGAAATTCTATTGCGTGTCTTACCTTTCAATGGTTTCCGTTTTACTTTCTTGAGCAGCTTCTTTTGCCCGATATAATATTTTTTCTTTGAATCTGGGTGATTATTGCGAATGAGGTAAACGAATCCTATGACACCTTCAGTATCAGTTGGGAAATTTTTCCATGTGTTTTGGGGTTGACTTTCGGATTTTTGCATTTATATTTAATTATAATTGATTATGATTATTAGTATTTATTATCATATTAATCATAATCAATATCCAATGATAAGCTGATTGATTTTAATTAATTTTTTTTCTTTTGTTTCTTTCTTTAGTTATCTTTAATCATAGTTAATATATAATCTATATCTAATGATAAGATAATTAATTAAAATAATAGAATGACTATTGACAAATGAATATGGTGAGTATAATTAATGGGAGGGGGGTGGGAATAGATAATAAATATATATTGGTAAATTTAGTTAAATTTAAAAGCGGGAAAAATTGAAACGATCGTTTGAAAAATCGAAAATCGATCAATTCCTTTTGATTTTTCTGCGTTTACGCTTTCCAGTTTTCAATCTACCCTTTCTTGTGGTAACACCTAACCCATATGGGTTTCTCGCATCTCCCGGCGCAAACCAATCTTTATTTTCAATTCCCGCATGCCCAGCAATGTCACCACCGTAAACTCCACCAGCAGTCATATCTTCATTCAACATGGTTTGATAAATATTGGCAATATTTTCTTGATCTTTTCCGCTTGACATTTGCATATTACTATTTATCATACTTCTATTAATAGGAGTTGGAGAAATTATGAGCTACGAAACAATCAAAAAATACCAACAGCAATACGAAGAATTTTGTAAAATCGATGATTTCACACTCGAAGACAGAACCAAGCGTGTTCCTGCTGAAAAACACTTCTGGGTATGTCGTTTAATCGATGCTAAAATCGAGAAAGATAGACTATACAAATCCAAAGCATCTACCAAACACACTCTTCAAAAGAAGCTCATGGAAGAATCTCCGGTGACTCTCAATAAACAGGTTTTGGATGATTTAGATAAAACTCCAACTTTGGAGAGCATCAATCAAAAAATTAAAGAACAAGAGTATTTGATTGAATATTTGGAAAAGTTGGTAAGTCAAATCACATTCATTGGAAATGATATTAAAAATATCTTGGAACTGAAAAAATTGGAAGAACATTGAATCATGGATAAATATGAATTAAACCCGGAAGAATCTTTCTATGAAAATATTTTACGTGTTTATCGCATGAAAATGGAACACGAAAAAGTGAAATTCGATTATATTAATCCTAATATGATGACAGAAGTTCTTGAAAAATTGGAAAATTATGGTAAGTTTGAAGCAGATAATGATATTTGGGATTGGATACAAGATATGTATGGTGCATGATAACATTTGATTACAAACCAACCAAACGACAAGCGCAATTGATTACGGATTCTGATACCATCGGAATGATCCGTAATCATTTTTCTGTTAAGAACGATGGTGCATTTTTCGCCAAAAAGAAAGGTAAAAGATTTGTAAAAGATCGTAAGTATGCGATTACGCCTACTGGTTTATTTGATTTCGGCTTTTATGGTGAAATTCTAAAGTATCTAAGAGATAATCAAATTACTGACATCACATTTACGGATGAATTTAGAAATAGATTAAAATGTGGTATCGGTAAATTCGATTTTGAAGATAATCTTAAATATGATGCTCGTTATTATCAGAAAGATTCGATCATTGCTGGTTTGGAAAAGGGGTATGGTATTTTTTTGTTGGCTACAGGTGCAGGTAAATCATTAACACAGGCACTACTGGTGGAAAATTATATGAGAAAAGTATCAAATGATGCTTTCAAGTGTCTGATTATAGTTCCCGGATTATCGCTGGTAAATCAATTACAGAATGATTTTTTAGAATATCAAGCCACATTCACTTATTCGGGATGGTCTGGTGATAATCCCCTGCAAGAAACTCAAGTTGTGATTTGCAATACTCAAAATTTAGCAGCCAAATTTATCGATAATCCATGGATATTTGATGTGGATTTATTAATAGTTGATGAATGTCATGGTGTGAACAGCGATGCCAACTTGTCAAAAATCATCAATAAAGTCAAGACTCCAAATAAATTTGGATTCACTGGAACATTATCAGATAAATTATTGGACCAATGGAAGACAATCGGCACTTTCGGTCCTGTTATTTATGAAAAGAAATCCAAAGAATTGAGAGATGAAAATTTCCTATCTAATGTATCCATCAATGTTTTGAGATTGAATCATCCAAAAACATATAAATTGAATTACAAGCAAGAACTGGAATATTTATACAATAATGAAAAGCGTAATAATTTTATTTACAAATTGGCTGACAAAATTAATGGGAATGTTCTTATCATGGTTAATCATTTGGACCATGGCGATTCTCTACTATCTGTTATGTCTAATAGATTGGATAGATCTGTATATTTTGTCAAAGGGGAAATGGAAGTTGAAGAAAGGCAAAAAATAATTGACATGATGGAAAAGAATGATAATATTATCTGTATTGCGATGTCATCTATCTTTTCCACAGGTATCAATATTAAAAATCTTCCGAATATCATGTTTGTTGGGTTGGGTAAGAGCTTTATCCGTGTTGTTCAATCGATTGGTAGAGGACTTCGACTGCATGAGAATAAAGACAAATTGAGGATATTTGACATCATTGATAATACCAAATATTCATCATCACATGCTCTATACAGGCAACAAATTTATGATGAAGAAGACATCCAGTGGACCGAAAGAACGATTAACATATGAGTAATAAAAACGAATATTATGTGAACTCCAAGGAGTTTCGAGAACAATTAACAGAATATTATAAATCTGACAATATGAATAATCAATTGGCAATGAATATTCTGAAAATTGCTGAAGGATTATCATATAACCATCGTTTTATTCGATACTCAAAAAGTTGGAAAGAAGAAATGGTAGGTGATGCAATTGTTAAAATGTATCATGCTTTGGAAAAAAAGCTTTACAAAATTGAATCTGAATTCAACCCATTTTCTTATTTCAACCGTATTGCATGGAATGCTTTCACAAACCGAATCAATAAGGAAAAAGGTCAGCATGAAGGGTTGAATGAATATAAAGAGATGGTATATATGGAGAATATGTCTGGCCCTGATGCAATGGGTCATGTGTATGTTAAACCAATAATGGAAGGAGATGAATACGACGATAATGATTAAGAAACCAAAAGTGGCAATATTTTCTGACCTACATTTAGGTCTTTATGGAAATTCGACAGAGTGGCATGAAATTGCTCTAAAGTGGGCCGATTGGATCGTATCTGATTTGAAAAAGAAAAAAATCACTGACATTTTTTTCCTTGGTGACTTCTTCCATAATCGTTCAGAGATTTCTGTTCAGACAATTCACGTAGCATCTGAATTAATTACCAAGTTCAAGAACTTCAATATGTTCATGGTGATTGGTAATCATGATGCTTACTACAAGAATCGAGCCGACGTTCACAGCTTGGGATTCCTCAAGGGTCACGATAATATTACTATCATTGATCAGAATTTGGAATTTGAAGCATTCGGTAAGAAATTGCTCTTTGTTCCTTGGAATCATGAATTACCAGATGGTAAATTCGACCACATTTTTGGACACTTTGAAATTCAAACATTCCAAATGAATAATTATAAGGTTTGTGATCATGGATTCCAAGTGATGGATTTCCTAGCATCCCGAACCACTAATGTTTGGTCTGGTCACTTTCACACTAAGAGTATCAAGAAATACAATGAAGGAACGATTCGATACGTTGGTAACACTTTTCATCACGATTTTAATGATTGTGGGGATGACAAGGGTTATCATATTTTGAATTTGGAAGATGATTCTGTGGAATTCGTGAAAAATACGGTGTCTCCTGAATTTATTAAAATTCCTTTATCGAAAATTAAGGACTATTCCAAAGAGAATGTCGGGGGAAACATCATCAAGCTGATCATTGACAAAGATATTGAAGATGATAAGGTTGAGAAGTTCAAAATCTATCTGTCTAACTTCGCTCCTTTCCGTCTCACAACGGAATACAATGTGGCAACCAAGACAATCGGAGATGTTGAACAAGTCGATTCAATTGATATCATGGGAATGTTTGACGAGTTCTACGAACAACTCAAACTGGATGATGATCAATTTGAAAGAGTGAAAAAAATTAATGATGAGTTATACGAAAAGTGTAAATGAAAAAAATACTATATAAACAATTATCAGGTCAGAATTTCCTCAGTATCGGAAACGATCAGATTGTAATCGATTTCCAATCTGGTTTCAACCTGATCACTGGAAAGAATTTGGATAATCCTGATCGCGTCAACGGCATCGGAAAAAGCTGTATTGCAGAACTTTTCTACTATGCTTTGTTTGGTAAAACCATTCGCGATATCAAGAAAGAGTTCATCATCAACAACATTACCAAAGGGAAGGGTGCCATTGAGCTTACGTTCGACATAGAGACAGACAATGACACTCAGACATACACGATCAAGCGACAACTCAAACCAAGCTCTGTGACGCTCCTGAGAGGCGAAGAAGACATCACCAAGGATTCTATTGCGAACACTGATAAATTCATCTGTGATCTGATTGGTTCAAATCCTGTGATTTGTCGTAGCTGTGATATTTTATCATTGTCTGATAATGTCCCATTCATGGCCAAGAAACCCGAAGAGAAACGTAAATTCATCAATGATATTTTCTCTCTGGAAGTCTTTGGTAAGATGAGCAACGAACTGAAGAATCTGATTCGTGAGAACAAATCTGATATGAATATCTCTTCTGCCAAGTTGGAAGAAATCAACAACACTTTGGAAACGCTGAATAAGCAGCAAGAAGATTATCAAAAGAAAGTTCGAGAGCGGGAAGCAATCCTTGAAGAAAAACGTAAGGAAATCCAGCAGAAAATTGATGAAACGTCTGAAAAGATTGCTAATATATCCATTACGGATGTTTCTACAATACAATTGGAAAAAGAAAAATACGAAGCTGCTTGGGAAAAGTTGGATGGGAAGATCGGAGATGTGAATAGCCGAATCTCTTCCAAAGAAACTTTACGAAAAATAAAGGTAAAGGAAATCGATAAATTCTCCTCTGTTGAAGATGGTATTCAGTGTGACAAATGCTTACAGGAAATTCCTCATACCCATGTGGAGCATCTTGAAAAAATGAAGGAACAATATCAATCCGAATTGGATGATATTTTAAAAGAAATAAGTAGTCTTTTTGAAGAAAAAGAACAATTTCTTTCTAAGAAATCTAAAATTCAAGCTAAAGTGACGGAATTTCAGGATCAAATCAATGAAGCGAAAGTCACTAAGCAGAAATTGGAAGGATTGGAAAACAGTCTCAAGCAATACAAGGAGTCTCTGGACAATTTGAAGTTGGATGAATTACCTAAACCAAATTTTGAAGAAAGTATTCAGAATACTCAGGTGAGACAAAATGCTGAGAATGATAATTTTCGAATGCTTAAACAGAAATCAGATGACTATGAAATCTGTAAATTTGTTCTTGGAGAAGAAGGTGTTCGTAGCTTCGTGGTGAAGAGACTTCTCTCCATGATGAACGCGAGTATCCAACAATACATCAATGATCTTGGTATGACAATTCGTTGTAAATTTGATGAATACTTCGATGAACAACTTTCCAATGATAAAGGGAAAGAGATTTCTTATTGGAACTTGAGCGGTGGAGAACGTAGAACAGTTGACCTCGCATGTTCATGGGCATTCAAGGATCTGAAGAGAAAGATTTCAGGTATTTCATCCAATGTCGAATGGATTGATGAGGTGTTTGATTCGGCTTTTGATGAGCGTGGTTTTGACCTCTTGGTTGAACTCATGAAACAGCGAATCGATAAAAATTCTTTATCTGTTTATGCTATCTCACATCGTAAAGAAATGGAGAAACATGTTACAGGTGAGATAATCTTCCTTGAAAAAGAGATGGGTGTAACTAGGAGAATAGCTCATTGACAAATAATGGCGAATGGCTAATTACTGTATTATGTATAGTAATCGGCCATTCGCTTCTCCTTTTCCCACGAATCCTTTTCAGGTTCAAAATGTCCCAAAGCAAGAAGAACGTCCAAGTAATGTTTATTTAAATTTTGTTGCTGATCGTCAAGGATGTGGACAATGGCGCGTTGGATGGCCTGAGTTTCATATCAATATGAATAATCTTGGAGATTCAACATCAATGACCAAGATGATATTTGACAAACATTGGTTCAAGGATGTTAAAACTGTCAAATTGCAGCGACAAGCATCCACACAACAAAAACAATATTTTGAATACCTCAAGAGTATTCAACCTGAGATGGGATTCAAGATCATTTATGAAGTTGATGATGTAGTATTTTATGAGGAAATTCCCGATTATAACAACGGGAAGCAAGCATTCAATAATGATGAGATTCGTCAAAATTGTGTGGACATGATGCGAATGGCTGATGAAGTGACAGTGACATGCAAATTTATGCGTGATTTGTTCATCGAAAAAATTGGCAAACCGAATGTTTCAGTGGTGCCCAATTTCCCACCTGAATGGTGGATCGGTCATTATTACGATGCTTTCAAAATCAATAAAAATTATGATAAAAATCGTAAAAAGCCAAGAATTTTATATTCTGGTTCGGGCGCACACTTTGATGTTAAAAATGGTCGCCAAGATGACTTTTCCCATGTTTTAAAATTTATTATTGATAATAGATACAAGTATCAATTCATTTTTATCGGAGCATACCCTCCTCAATTGCATCAATACGTTCAAAATAGAGAAATCGAATTTCATCCTTGGCAGACATTGACAAATTATCCGAAATTCATCTCCGAATTGAACGTGCAACTTACGCTCGCACCTTTGATGGATAATAATTTCAACAAATCCAAGTCTGATATTAAATATATCGAAGCTGCTGTATTGGGTATTCCGTGTATGTGTCAAGATTTGGTAACTTATGAAGATGCTCCAGATTTTATGAAATTTAACAATTCTGAAGATTTGGCATACAAAGTGGAATATATGTTGAATTACAAAAATCGTGATAGGTATCATAATTTATCAAAAAAATTGAGAAAAGTTGGTGAAAGTAGATTCTTAGAAAGACCCGAAAATATCGGAGCATTTCTCGAATCGATCAATACACCATTCGGTGATCCATCTCGCAGATTCATGAAATATTGGAACGAATGATTTGACAATCAAATTTATCATGATATGATCAATTCATGTCATATTTACATTGTCACAGTTGCGATTGGAGTCAGGATGATTTTTATTCGGAAAATGGTTATAATCCTGCAAAATATCTTTCTAGTTGGAATAATTATTTGTGTGGAAAGGATTTGCACAAACTCGATGAATTGTTTTCAGATGATTACCAATGGTTGAAAGATGAGGGATATGTTTCTACTAGAGAAGTCTTGGCAAGACAATATGAAAAATATGCCAAAAGAATTCGTAATATGAAATGGGTCACTTTGGAACAGTGGGAGAAAGATAAAGATACTGCCGTCTGCCCTCAATGCGGTGAAAGAAACTTTGATATAGACTAAAATGTATAGAAACTGTATTTACTCAAATAAAGATCGTAAAATTTTTCTATGGACATGGAATGAGTATGGTGAACGTATTAAGGAAGAACATGATTTCAAACCATACATCCTGTTAGAGGATAAAAAGGGTAAAGAAAAATCAATCTATGGAACTACTCTGAAAAAGAGAGAGTTTCAATCATCCTACGATAGGAACAACTTTGTTAAGGATAGTAATATCAAGAGAATTTATGAAAATCTCCCAGCCTATCAACAATTCTTAGTTGACAATTATTGGTCAGTTTGTGAGGATGACAATTTTTCTCAATATCCTTTGAAAGTTGCTTATCTCGATATTGAGTGCCCTCATCCCGATAAATTCCCAGAACCAGAATCAGCTGAAGCTGTGATCAATCTGATTACAGTGTTTGATTCATTTTCCAGAATGTATCATGTCTTCGGTTTGAGGAATTACCACACGACTAGAGATGATGTCAAATACTATTGGTGTAAATCGGAGGAAGATTTACTCAAAACTTTCATCAAGTTCTTTAGAAAAGAAGAGTTCGACATTATCAGTGGATGGAACATAGCAGGATTTGATATTCCGTATTTGATCAATCGAATCACATTCGAATTGGGAGAAGATTGGGCCAAGAAATTGTCACCAATTGAAAGGATTTATGAAAAGACCAATCCGAATGGCAAATTTGGTATGCCTACTAAGGAGTATGTAATCGAAGGTATTTCCATTCTGGATTATTATGTGATGTATATGAAATTCAGCTTGGAGAAGCAAGAGTCATACAAGTTGGATAATATCGGAGAAGTCGAATTGGGTATCAATAAAATCCAACACGAAGGTAACCTGTGGGAATTGGCCAAAAAAGATTGGTATACATACACGGATTACAACATCCGAGATGTTGAGATTTGTGTTAAATTGGATGAAAAGAAAGGTTACATCAACCTCCTTAGATTCCTAGCTTATACGGGATTATGTGATTTGGAGAGTGCTATTAAAACACTTCCACCTATGAACGGAGCTATCGCCATTCGCGCCCGTATGCGCGGAGAATACATCCCCACATTTATTCGCCCTGTAACGGATTATAGGGCACCCGGTGGCTACGTTGCCGAACCAAGAACTGGATTTGCAGAGAACATCGTATCATTTGATGCAAACTCACTGTATCCATCCGTGATGATTTCTTTGAATCTCTCTCCTGAAACGAAAATTGGTAGGGTCGAGAAGGATGGTGATAAAGTGAAAATCCATCATGTGTCGGGAAGGGTTTTTGAAATGAACAAAGAAAATTTTAAAAAGTTCATCGATGAAGAAAAAGCAGCTTTAACCAAAGCAGGATTTCTCTTCTCTCAAAAGAAGCGTGGTCTAGTCCCGGAATTCTTGGACAATCTGTATTCCAAGAGAAAAGAAATGAAGAATAAGATGTTAGATGCTCGAAAGAGAGGAGAAAAGGAAAATGAGCAGAAATTTGATAGCATCCAATATGCTTATAAAATTCACCTCAATTCTCTCTATGGATACATGCTCAATAAATATGCTCCTCTCGGAGATGAGGATATCGGAACATCGGTCACTTTGACAGGTCAAGCGGTTATCAAGAAAAGTAATGAGCTTTTTACAGATTACCTATTACAGTATTTTGATAATAAAGAAGAAATTGAAAAATCTTTGATATACAACGATACTGATAGCTTTTACACTTCTTTGAAGATATTCGAAAAAATTGGATACTACTTGAAAGATGGTGATAAAGTGTCTGATAAATTTTATGGATTATGTCAAGACATTGAAGATTTTGTGAACGATGGCATCGCAAAATGGGCCAGACAACATTTGAGAAGCATTGATCCTAGATTCGTGTTTAAGAGAGAGAGTATCTGCGACAGTGGCATTTTCATCGGTAAAAAATATTATGCTCTCCATAAATTGGATGAAGAGGGAGTTGTCATGAACAAATTCAAATACATTGGTGTCGATGTTGTGAAAACGACCATGCCCAAGAAGGTGAAACCATATGTGAAAAAGGTGATCGAACATATGATCATGACACAATCTTTTAAAGAAACTAATGATCTTTTCAACGAAGCATATGAGGAATTCAAGAAGTTATCCATCACCGACATTTCTAAGATTTCCGGCATGAACAATTATGACGAATATTCATCGAGATGCAAAGGGATGAATACTGTGAAGGGAATGCCAAGTCATTTGAAAGCTGCTTATTTTCATGATTTGATCGTTGAACAAAATGGTTGGTCATCCAAATATGATAAATTTAAGACTGGCGATAAGGTTAGAATGGTGTATATTAAGAAACCAAACAAGTATAATTTAGAGATGATTGGATTTAAAGGCGAATGGCCTGAAGAATTTGACGATATTTTCCATGTTGATTATGAGAAAATGTTTGGTAAGGTTTTTTACGCTGCAATCGAGAGATTTTACGAAGCAGTTGGTTGGAAATTGAGAAAGCCATCGGAAAATCTCACAGTAGAATTGACAGATTTATTTGGAGAATGACATCTATTAAGTAATATTATGCAATTTACAGCTTTATTTGAAAAACTTATAAATGAACTCGTTGATACTCTCTTCCCTACATTTGTCAGCAAAAGAGCAGCTGGTGCAAAGAAAATAGAAGAATCAGCTAGAAAGAAAGGCTCCTTTACTATTTTAACAGCTTACCACTTCGCTGGTAAGGTAAAACCATATGCCGATGCTTTGAGAAAGGCTAAAAAGGACGATAAAGAATCTCACTTCAAAGAAAAATATAAAGAAGCTTATGCCAAACTCAAAGATCTGGATTCTCTTTCACAAAAAGATTTTCAAATGATCACGGGAACTCTTGAAGCATATGGTGAAGTTTATCTTCAAGCAAAGAATCCAAAAGATTATTCAAAATAATATTGCATTTCTTTGAAATGTTGTAAATAATCTCGTTAGGCAAAACACCCTAACATTACACACAAATGAACACAAACAAAAACGCATACGAGATAAGGCTCGATATATTGGACATCGCACATGGAGACTTGATGGAAATTTACCATCAGAAGTTGGAAAACTCCAAAAAGAAAATGATTGGTGATGATGGTTATGTAGAATCTAAGATTGATGAGAAAATCATCACTGATCTATTACCGACTACCGAATCTATTATTAAGAGAGCGAAAGAATTATACGCATTTGTGGAGAATGCGTAACAATGGTTGATCAGTCGCTCTGATCTGATCTGGAATAAGCAGGAGTATGTCCAGTAAGAATGATGATAAACCCTGCACAAATTTTATAATATGGACTTACAAACAGCATATAATAAGGGTTTAGATGATGCAGAAAATCAAATTATTGATAATTTCATCAATCTATTGAATGATAAGGAATATGACACGCCTTTCGTCAATCCAAGGTTGGAAATTGTTCGTAAAGTAATCAAAGAACGTTCTGATTATTATTTCAAGATGGCAGAGGGGAAGCATGGAGTAGCATTAGGATTTCAGAAAAAAATACAAAACAACAAATTAGAGCTTGAAAAAGCCAAGTAATACATTAAAATACAAACAATATGAAAGAAAAATACGTAGTAATCATTGATCAAATCGGACGCAACATCATCGGCAAGCTTGTTGCTGAAACGGATGACCGAATCACACTTAATAATCCTGTTATTTTGTTCGCGCAACCCGAACAATCCGGCCAAATTCAAGTCCAAAGTTTCCCTATTTTCTTCTTTGAATTTATCAATAAGGAATTTCGCGGGCAAAATAATTGGTCATTTAATAAGAGCAGCATCGTAATTAGCGATGTCGTCTTGGATGAAAGAATCATTTCTCAGTATGAGAAGATCAACACTCCTCCAGTTGAAGTGCCATCTGCCCCAACATCATCGCCAAAAGTCATTTCGATTAATGACCTATAATCATGACCCCTGAAACATTCACATACTGGTTGAAGGGTTATTTTGAGATTTCGGATAGCAATTGTCTGTCCGATAACCAAGTCCAAATTATCCGTGATCATTTGGACTTGGTGTTTGCCAAGGTGACACCCGAGAGAAATGATTCAGAACCGGATTTTTCACATTTATTGATCAATAATCCTTTTAGAAAAATAAATACCGAAACAAAATATTGTTGATAAAATATGAGTGATAAATTAGATAAAGATATTTTAGCGTCTTTGAACGCTTTGGATGATGTTGTTCCATACTCAGCTTATCTGAGTGATTCCACTCTTTCTAGTGTGAATGACTGGATCGACACAGGAAGTATGGTTCTCAATGCTTTGATTTCTGGTTCACTGTATGGTGGCGTCCCCAAGGGGCGCATCACACAGTTGGCAGGGCCATCTCAGAGCTTTAAGAGTGGTTTGGTTATGCAAATTCTCGCGAATGCTCAGAAGAAAGGCATGATTCCTGTCATTTTTGACACGGAAGGTGCGATTGATCCTGAGTCTGCTGCCAAATTTGGTTTGGATATCACCAAAGTTAAATATGTTGGTTGTGAATCGGTGGAGCAAACAAGAAATGCTATTTACAAGTTCTTGAAAAATGTTAGAGAGAAGAAACAATTTGGTAAATTTATTATCGCCATTGATTCTCTGGCAAACTTGAACTCTGAAATGGAATTATCACGGATGGATAAGGATTCCATGTCTGCTGATATGGGAACATTCGCTAAATCTGTCAAGAGTCTTTTGAAGACATGCACCAACATGTCAACTCTCACCAAGACTCCTATCATCATCACCAACCATGTTTACGATGATCCCAGTGCCATGTATCCTTCTCTGGAGAAGAACATGCCGGGTGGCAAGGCAGCGGTGTATCTCCCATCTGTGACTGTTCAACTTGCTAGAAAGCTTGTCAAAGATGCTGACAACAAGCAGGTGAATGATAAATTGGCAGCGTCACAGAAGAATTACTCTGGTGTTGTCATCCGCGCCTTAACAGTCAAGAATCGCTTTATCAAGCAATACCTTGAAGGTGAATTCTATTTGTCTTTCAGTAAAGGTCTGGACAAGTATTATGGATTGCTCGATATCATGAAAGGTATGGGAGTTGTCGATAATTCTGGTTCTTCTTACACCGATTGGGAAAATAACAAGCTCGGATACTACAAGGTTTGGAGTAAGGATATTGATCTTTGGGAAAATAAATTGCTTCCTGAACTTGAGAAAAGAATCAAGGAACATTGGGCTTATGGTTCTGCTCCTGAAGAAGATAATCTTATCGAATTGGAAGAAGATAACGAGATTGATGAATAAATTAATGCCACTGAGAAAAACTCAGTGGCATTTCACTTATCAATCATTTCATGAACGTCAATCACTATTAAGATTATCTTTCGGATAAGGCATTGGTTTATGCTTCAATTCGCTTAATATCTTTTTACGATCTTTTTTATGTAAAATATAAATGTATCTATGTTTTTTCTTTATCTTGACTTTTTCGTAATTGGGATCAATTTTAATTAATTCTTCACGTTTAATTGTTTTATATACAACACAAACACTTCTTTGGTTTGTAAGTTTTCCATGTATTTTATGCAAATACCCATTTCCACCCGCAATTTTATTACCCTGATACAACCAATTTGTTGCTTGGTAAATAATGCCTAAATGATTGTATGTCGCGTCCGAATAACTAACTAAAACTTTAATATTAGTATTTTTTCTCAACCAATCGAAAGTTTTACCTATGAAATAACTTTCACTATTTTTCGGTGCTTCGTCTATAAGCCACAGTCTTTTTAATTCTAAAACATCTTTATTCTCTAAATTGGGTGTAATAGATTTAACAGTTTGTCTCCCAACAGGAAAACCATACACTGCAACCCCGATTAAATTCTCCCCATCAAATAACCCCAATGTATACCTAGAAGGAGTCCATGCGTGTGAATAATGGTTTTCTTTTATTAACTTTTTTGCTAAGTTTTTATCTATTAAATCTATCGTGTAATCCATAATTGAATTTATTGCTCATTCATCCATAACCAATGAGCATAATTTTTAGGCTTTTTGAATCCACGGTCTTTATACTCTCCGATGTTGTTAAGATGTCTGTCTTTATTGACTTGTTCAGTCATGTAGCCCATAACACCTTCTTCATCTTCGGGACCATCTGCTTGAAGTTTGGATAAATATTCGGACATAGCATCAATTTTTTCAATATCTGCATCGGGGTCAAGCATCATTTCCCTCAATTTTTCCTCAATTTCTGAAGCTGTTAAACCTTCCACTTCATCTTTAATATCAATATTCGGTTTCTCTTTAGCAGCCCATTTTTTACCTCGGTCTTCATATTTTTTCTTGGCATCTTCAGCATGTTTAGCCTGTTCCCCTTTCTGTATATTTTTACGGAGGATTCTTTCACCTCTAGTTTGGATATTTTTTTGCAAATTTCCAGAAATACTCGCCCATTTTTTAAGAATTTCACGATCTTCTGAATTTATAGTACCTTCTCGTTCCAAATTATCCAAAAGCTCGTCGTCCAACATATCAAATACGGTATCATAACGATCTTTTAATGCATCCATCGGATTGCTTTGTAATTCTTTATACAAAGCATCATATTCTCTACGAACCAGATCGGAAATACCAGTCATTTTTTCAATGATATTTTTATATATTTTGTCCACCTCAAGTGGTTTTTTCTCATCTATTCTTTTATTAACAGTATCTAATAGATTAGATAATATGGTTCTATCAAATTTAAACAATCTTTCTCCTTCTGGAGTTATTTCTTCTTTATTTCTAATATCTTGAATGATTTTTAATTTTATTTCCAAAAATTGTTCCAAAGTAGTTTGCATTACAAACAATGGATATAATTTATTTTTAGTATTGAATTCTGTTGGTTTTTCTCCAATTTTTTCAATATCAGCATGGTATATAGAAGTACGCAATCCTCTTGGCAATTTTTTAGATTTTCTAAGTTTTTTAATTATTGCTTTGGCTTTGTTTAAAATTTCATTAACGTCCCCCATGTCCATTTTGAGAATTTCTTCTTTTTTCTTTATCGTTCCATATGCAAAATTGGAACTTCCTGTTTTTAAAGGATTATCGTTTAAAAATGCGTCAATATTTGCATCATCCATTACTTTATTAACAAACTTTTTGGACATTGCTTTTTCTGGATATGCCAGCGCCATTTTTGCTAACATGAAATCTTGTTGTAAGAAAGAAGCACGCGAATTTACTGGGGCAAATTTAGCATATTCTGGGGTAATTTCTGTGGAATTTTTAATTCCCCTTTCCATTCGTTCTTCATGTGGAATATCTCGGATTGTTAAATTTCGAACATTGGCCCCAAAACCTGCATTCTTATCAATACCAATCGCTGCAAGTTCATCTTTTGAAAGAAAATTGAATAACATGCGAGTGATATATTCTATTCTTCTGTGACCAAGAGTTGGCCCAGATGGTGCTTTTGGATGTTGTTTCATTTTATTTTGCACATCTAAATATAAATCCATAAATTCTGGAAAATTACTATTCCAGAATTTACTTTTCGGAGCCATTTCGTTCAACACTTGAACTTTTTTCACCAAATAATCAAAGCCATAATTTCTCATAATATTATTTAGTAGTTTTTATGGTATTTCATTTAAATATACTTATGAATAAAAAAGATTGGGATGCTATATCAGAATTATACTTAGAATCAATTGATAAGAAACGGATTCCAAACGCTGATAGATCACAAAAACCACCAGAATTGAAAAAATTCCAAGGATTATTTTCAGTTGATCCTTTGGAAAATGATGATTTGATGAATAATATAGGAGAATGGTGTGTTATGAAAAATTGGACCCCCGAAAAGGGGACTGCCAACTTATTTCCATATAAAATAATGCATTTACAGAAAAATTATAAAGGAGATGTTATTTATAGGGTGGAAAATCAGGCAGATAATTTTGGGCGACCAATATCTCCCGATGAAGTTAGAATTATAGATGTGGGAGAAGCTAGAAAAATATGGAATTATTATAGAACCAGAGCGGTAAAAGATCACATATTCGATGAATTTGATCCAGATTTTGATAAAAAATGAAAATTTGACTTCTATCTGGACAATGTTAAGGTAATTACATGTCGAATTCGAACGTCTCTTCAAATATTTGCATTTTCTCGGCTAGTAAAAAATGTGATTGGCATTTTCCATTAGCGGATTCATTGATTGAATTAAAATTGGATGAATTTAGTCATGTTAAATTGAACAATACACGCGGACTTGCCAAGGTTTACAACGAATTTCTTGATACTGCTATCAAAGAAAAATTTGATTATGTTATATTTGTTCACGATGATGTGCATCTGGAACATGATCCTCGTCCAAAATTGGAAAAATTATTCCAAGAATTTGATATTATCGGTGTTGCTGGATGTTCCAAAGCAGAAATCAAGTCTCCCGCTCTCTGGCATCTGATGGGGCAAGGTAATTTACACGGCGCGGTGGCTCATAAACACGCTGACAAGAAATACATGACAAGCTTTGGTGCTTACCCACAGAGAGTGGTGATGATTGATGGTGTTTTCATGGCATTCAATCGGAAAGCTATCGAGACTGTGAGATTTGATGAGAATTGCCCATCAAAATTCCATTTTTACGATCTGAATCTTTGTACCAGAGCTTTACAAAAAGGCTTGAAAATTGGAGTGGGTGATATTATAATTACTCACGAATCGCCGGGATTGAGAGAATTCACGGAGGATTGGAAAGCTGGGGAGAAATATTATTTAGAACAATACGGTAGCTAATGACAGATAGAAATGTAATAGGGGTCATCAAACAAATTGAAGAGAGTATCAAAAATGGCGATACCGACAATGAAGAATTTTTGTTCCAAGTGGAATTTGTTTGTTTTATTTTGGAAGAAATATTAAAAAAAGATAAGAAGGATCATTAATGTCAGAAATAGATTTTGATTATTTTGAAAAAGTTCTGGTGAAGAACGCGATCACGAATGGTGCTTATTTGGCATCTATCGCTGATTACGTTCAACCAAAGTATTTTACGGACAAAAACATCGCGAAATATTTCGAGATTGTTGCTGATTTCTATGAGAAACGTCAATCTCTCCCCACTTTCACGGAAGTAAAGACATATCTCACCACGGACGATCTCAAATCCAACTTCAAGAAGTTGATCGAGTCGTTCAAGGAGATAGATTCCAACCACAATGAAGATGAGTTGTATGAAAATACTGAAAGATTTCTCAAGGAAAGGGGAATGTATTACTCCATTTTGGAATCAGCAGAAGAAATCTCAGAAGGAGATGCCGATACTACTAAGATTGTAGAGAAATTTGAGAAAATTGCTGGTATCAACCTTAATATTGATAAGGGAATTGAGCTTTATGGTGATGTTGAGAAGGTTATTGACGACATTTTGAGTGACGAAAACACCATTTCTTCCAAGTGGCCATGGTTGGATGAAGCATTGGGGGGTGGATTTCAAGAAGCTGGTAAGAGTTTGTATGTATTTGCAGGACAATCCAACATCGGTAAGAGTATCTTCCTTGGCAATGTCGCAGCGAACATAGCTTCACAGGGTAAGCATGTGCTTGTGGTGACTCTGGAGATGTCAGAAACGCTATATGCGAAGAGAATCGCGTCCAATGTGACGAAGATTCCCATGAAGGAGTTCCGTAATTGTGTTCCAACGCTTCGACATGCTCTGGAAGAAGAGCATAAGAACACTGATGGTAGGATTTATATTAAAGAATTTCCACCATCTACGATTACACCAAAGCAATTGGGTGCCTTCATTAAGAAAATGAAAGATTCTGGTATCAGAATCGATGCTATCGTGCTTGATTACATCACTTTGATGACTGCTGCTGGTGTAAATTCTTATGAGAAGGGTAAAAACATCTGTGAACAAGTCAGAGCGTTATCCTATGTCTACAAATGTCCTATTATTTCAGCTTGTCAGCTAAATCGATCTGCTGTTGGGCAGAATAACCCTGATATGTCGGGTGTTGCTGAGTCTTTGGCGATTGTCATGACTGCCGACGTAATCACATCCATCTTCCAGAACGAAGAAGATCAGGAAATGGGCGTAATCCGTCTAGGAATGATGAAAAATAGGTTTGGACCGAGAGGAATGGTGCAGACTATGAGAATTGAATACTCAACGCTCACAGTATACCAATCGGAGGATGATGAAGAAGAAATTATGAGCGATGATGAACTCAGTTTGCTTGAAAAATTATCAGATTGACAAATTTTTCGATAATACTAATTATAGTATGTCGAAAATTTTTGCTTGGGTTAACTCTGATTTGGATGGTATAGGTTCTACCGTCCTTTTGGGCAATTTGTTTAAGAATTTTGAATACCGTCACTGTTTTTTTGGTAAGTTTGAGGAGCAATATCTACTCTGGGCCAAAGAAAATGCTGAGGATTACGATAAAATCTTCATAGTTGGCATGGTTTTGGATCAAAATCTTATCAAAAAGATTGATGATCATCGTGTGGTATTCGTTTCTGACCGTCCTGAAGACTTTAAAGTGTGGGATTCGACTATGATTCAAGCAGAATGTTCATCTTGCACCAAGCTTTTGTATAAAAAATTCAAAGAAAAGATAGAATTTACAAAAAATTTGAAAAAATTCTTTCTTTATGTTGACGATTACAATTCTTACGACCTGAAACATGAAGAAACTAAGTATTTGAATGCTCTTTATCGAAAATCTGGTGGAAATCGCTTTGTTAATTTCGTAAATCGCTTCTGGAAAGGATTCGACGGGTTCACTGCAACAGAAGTAACGCTTGCTGAAGGATTTTTCAAGGAATTGGAGAAGGAACTGGGAGAAATTACCCTATTTACAGGGGAATATGAGGGTGCTAAAGTCATTTCCACAATTTCCAAGTTCTCCGTGAACGAATTATCCCATTCCATCATGGAAAATTATCAAGGAGACGTTGTGATCGTGATGAATCCTGATACACAATTCGTTTCTTTCAGAAAATACAAGGGATCAGAGATTGACATTGCTAAAATGGCTGCTAATCTGTGCGACGGTGGTGGCGGTGAATGGGCATCAGGAGGTAAAATCACTAAAGAATTTTTGAAATTCAGCGAAACACTTAAAGAATTATGACATTTGACCCATCATCCGAAATTGTCGAGGAAGAGATTAATCATCTTTTCCTCTGTTACTGTTCCTTCGTAAATCATCTCAAAGGAAAGAAATTATCAATTCAAAATGTTTTTGTGACTACTCTTCAAGAAGAGAAATTGAAAACAATTTTGAAGACGATTTTATCACTTGATTCTGACCAAGAACTTGTTAAAGTATTTTTAGAATATGACCCAAGCATTGCGAAGTCAAAATATGTGACAAAATTTTTGAATAATAGAACTGATAAGACGAAAAATAGAAAACAAGAGCGTAAAAATGTCGGAAATTAAATTTAGATTTTGGAATAAAATAGCACGTAGATTTCAACCACCATCCAAATATGCTATAGATGGTAATGGTAAATTGGTTTCATACGATTATGAAATGGGTGCTTTTGATAGACCTGTCGATCTTTCGAAGACTTGCATTGTTCCTCAAAGATACACAGGATTTAAAGATAAAAATGGTAAAGAAATTTATGAGGGTGACATTCTCAAGATTGATTTCCCCATTAAAACAGTCGAACCGAATCTTGAATATTATTATGATGATGTCACTTTTTCATCATCTTTGGGATGGTGGTGTCCCAATGCCGTAGTAAGCGGCGTTTATCAATCTGAGATAATTGGGAACATTTTTGAAAATTCAGAATTAAAGGATACTGTATATTTCATTCATAAGTCCTGAAAATAAATTTTCAATGACAGATTTTCAAAAAAGAATTTACAATTCTCATTTAGCAATTTCTCGTAAGATGAGAGACAAACCATTTCGCATCAGGAAAGATTTTTCTGATATGGATCAATCCAAGTTGGATTATCTCGCATCATTAGAGAGATTTTTTAATAATTATCAGAATATTAAAATTGATGATTATTTCTCTGCTCCTTATGCAATTTTCGAGGACGATGATTATTTTGATCTCGAATTTTATTTGTCTTCCAAGGCGAAGAAAGCATATTCTCAATACATGAAAAAAATTGAGATGGATGATCCCGATTCGGAGAATTCTCTTAAACGATTGGTCGATGGCCTTAAATTTATTAAAAATTTTTGTAAAGAAAAAGACTTGACTTTGGAGTCATATCCATTATATATTAGTGACTCTTTACCAAATATGATTGAACATTTAAAGAATCATCATATCAATATGTATGCATTGCATGCTTTAGGTGTTTCGAAAATAGAGGTGGAGAATCGGATTCTGGATTTTATTTTTTCAGACTTTTGGATTACGTTTCAAAAAACAAAAAACAAATTTTATCTGAGCAAGAAAATGAAGGAATTATCAAGACAAGCAATTGAAAAGGTTTCTAAGCAGTTAAGTATATGAATGGGTATTGATATAAATCTTTCGAATAAAGCTGGAATATATAAAATAACTTGTATTGATAATGGTAAAATTTACATAGGAAAATCTGTAAATTTATATTCCAGAATTAATTCACACAAAAGTAGTGCGAAGAAAATAATAGGCGATACTTATTTTGAAAAAGCTATGATAAAGCACGGGTGGGATTCTTTTGAAGTTGAAATATTGGAAATTTTTGAAAATTTCGACAAACATAAAGATAATGATGAATTATTGGAACGAGAAGCATTTTTTATTCAAAAATTTAATTCTTTCGATATAAACAAAGGTTATAATAGGTGCAAGTTTTCAACAGATAGAACTGGTCACAAATGTTCTGATGAAACTAGGAAAAAAATGAGTTTGTCGAGAATCGGAAAACCGAAACCTGAAGAAACTAAACAAAAATTGAGAAAACCCAGATCAGAAGATTTTAAAATAAGATGTCTCGGAAGAACCCATACTGAAGAATCAAAAGAAAAAATGAGAAATTTTAGATTAGGGAAATCTGTTTCAGAAGAAACAAAACAAAAAATAAGTAAATCTAAAAAAGGAAAATCATTATCAGATGAACATAAAGAAAATGCTAAAATGGCTAGATTAGGCCATACACATACGGAGGAAGCCAAGGAAAAAATGAGAAAATCGGCATTGGGTAGGTGTATGCCTATGGAGTCGAGAGAGAAGATGAGGAAGGCGAAATTAGGTAAACCATTGTCAGAAGAAACTAAGGAAAAAATGAGAAAAGCTAAGTTGGGTAAAATTCTTTCAGAAGAAACCAAAGAAAAAATAAGTAGAGCTAAATCTGGCATACCTAAATCCGAAGAACATAAAAATAAAATAAGAGTTTCAAGATTGAAACATCTTGACAAATGTTGATATACTGATATATATTAATGATTAACAATAATCAAATCAACTGAAAAAAAAACAACTAAAATAACTAAAAACATATGAGTAAAACAACAAAAAGTAAATTCGGTGCTGCAATGTTCGATTCGATCAAGGCAGCTTTAAACAAGAGTAGCGAATCATCCGGTGGACAATTCTCAAATATCATGAGTTTTCCTGCTGGGAATACCTATACTCTGCGATTGATCCCTAATGTGGAGAACCCTGAAAAGTCACTCTTCCATCATTGGGTTCATGGCTGGAACAGCAAGGCCACAGGCTCTTACATGAGTTTCCTTGGATTGCAGACCTTTGGTGATCGTGATCCGATTGCTGAACTTCGTTGGAAGCTTTGGAAGGGCTGGAAGGAAGCCAATCCCAAGGCTGAAAATAAGGATTATAAGGCCGAAATTACACAGAAAGAACAATGGTTGGTTAATGTCTATGTGGTCAATGACCCAGCTAAACCTGAAAACAATGGCACTGTGAAGATTCTTCGTATGGGACCACAACTCAAGAAGATTATTGATGATGCCACTGAAGGTGAACGCTCGGATGAACTTGGTTGGGACATTTTCGACCCGACTAAAGGACATGATTTCAAGATTGTCGCTGAAAAGAAGGGTGAATTCACCACTTTCGAATCATCTTTCATTACAACCAAGTCTAAGGTTGTTCTGAGCGAAGAAGAGGTTGATGCGATTTGTGAAACTATTCACGATCTTGAAGCTGTTTATTCGGTTAAGACCTATGACGAACTTCAGGATGTTCTCAATGAACATTTCTTTGTTGGTGAAGAAAAGGAAGAGCGAAAGCCTCTGAAGCAAGCCAAGAAGGAAGTGGTCACCGAGGATGAAGACGAGGACGATGAAATTCCATTTGTCCACGAGAAGCCAAAGCAAACACCGAAAGCTAAAAAGCCACCAGTTGAAGACGAAGATGATGAAATCGATGATCTTCTTGCTGGATTGGACGACTAACTAATCAACCCTCCCCATCAATCGGTGGGGAGGGTTTCCCTTTTAAAAATATGAGCAATATCCCAGAAGAAATTGAAGCAATGGCATTTTTGATTGGTCAATCCAGTCAAATTGATCAAATGATGGTCGAGCGACCATCTACACTTGTTACGTCAACCCAGACTTTAAAAAATGGATTGAATGATTATATTCAAACGCAGCGTCAACAAGCACCGCAAGCACCGCAAATGGCATTCCCGACGCATCCTATGCAATATCCGCAGGTTCCACAGCCACCTATTGTCAATCTCCCTTATATTCCGCCACAAGAAACACCAAACAAAGTGAATGATGGACAATTGGAATTTAATTTGGAACCTACTAAAGCGGAAGAGATGATTATGATATTGAAGGAAATCTCTCAAAAGTTGACAAAGCAAAATAATCTGTTAGAAAGGTTGTATGCAAATCAATCTAAGCAAAAAACCGTTTCAGTGCCTATTACTAAGCTTGTCCCAAATACATGATACATGTATTTTGGAGATGACCGATGATGGGATACATGCGATTGCTTCGAGCGAAGACAATTCCATGTATGCTCACGCTTATCTACAAGGGGATTTCGAGTATAAAAATTTGAATTTGCCCTCTTTGAAGAAACTTTCCAAAGCTTTGGATATGATTTCATCTGAAAACCTCAGAATGAAATTGAATGGTAATCATTTAGAGTATAAAGATAAGCAAATCAAATTTAAGTATCACCTCCACGAGGAAGGTGTCATCACTAGACCAAAGTTATCATTGGAAAAAATTCGTAATTTCGAATACAACATTGAATTTGATTTAGATTTTGATTTTCTCTCAAACCTCATTCAAAAGTCATCGATTACCAACACTGCAAAATTATATATCTCAACAGAGGATGATCATTTGGTGTGGAAAATCGGGGATGAAACTGTTCCGAATAGTGATTCTTTAAGTATTATTGGTGATGAAGTCGATTTCGAATTGAATGCTTTCATCTTGAAGATTGATAATTTGAAATTGCTATCTAAAGTCTCTAAGACAGGTAATATATTCAAGATAAATTCCAAATTAGGTGTCGGATGTATTATCACTAGAAATGGCGATTTTGAGATGGAATATATCTTCAGTTCTTTAAAAAATTAATTATGGATGAATATATTAAATCACAGATAGAAGATGCGAGAGCAGAGATCCAATTTCTTCAAGAACAACAAAATAACATATATAAAAATATTGTTGGATTTGTTGATAAATACACTGAAGGATATTTGTGGGATTATTGTTTCAATTGTCCAATCGGAGAAAATTCAGAATATTTAGACATAGTTCGAGATACTATTTTCAAATAATAGAATTGCTATTGTAAAAAATCAAATAACGGTAAATATTTTAATGAAGAATAATATCACCACACAGGGTTATTTTGTTAAGAGATTAAGAGATTCTGGTTTCATTGTTGTTAAATTATTCGATAAATATGCTCAACATGATCCTCGTAAGTGGTCAGTAATGGTAGATCCTAGTAATTCATCCGTGATAATTACTTGTTATCAAAATAAAGAATTCAACGGTGATGTTTTATTTGAGATTAATGATGGTGGAAATCGTTTCATTAAAAATTTCAACCTTAAAACTCGAAGCATGGAAATCATTATCACAACTTTATTGGAAAAAAATGTTGGACAAGTCCAAGATGATTCGGTCTATAAGAAAGACTAAATAATATTATGAATATGGGAGAAGAACCCCCCGATGAAACATTCGTGGATGAGAAGGTTTTAGAAATCCTCAGAGAATCTTTGAAGCAGAAGCTTAAGAAAGAAAAAAGGGTTAGCAAAAGCGGAGTGAAGGGGGCGTTGAAATCCACAATGCAAGAATTCCTAACATGTGGTAACCTTTTTGGTTACGATTTGGATGGTAATATAGTGGAAATTACATTCCATAATAATAAAATGGAGGATAATGCCATGCAAAATCTTTTCGTTCAGAAATTCGGAGAATTCATGGCCAGTAGAATGAATATACAAGGTGATTTTTAATTTTTTAAAACGTGAAATTAAAAAAGGCGATGTTTATGCTGTGCAAGCTGGAGATTTCGTCGGACAATTCTTCAATTTTATTAAAAAAGATGGTGAGGAATATATTTTTCTTACCACACCTTTGTTGGAAGTTCAAAGAGTAACAAAGGAAAAATTTGACTTCGCAAAAGAGAATGGTATCGTGGAATACGTTGAAAATCTCCCAAAAAATATCTTCAGTGTTATCAAGGCGGAATACGACAACCAATCAAAAAAGAATGGTTGAAATTCCGAGTGATTATGTGATATCTAAATTCTATGAGTTTGGATATAAAGTGAGTCATAATACTCACGGGAATACGTATAATTGCTGCTGTCCAATTTGTAGAGAAGGTAAGAGTTGGGGATCGAAGAAGAGATGTTTCTATATTCCAGAAAATGACATCATCTATTGTCATAATTGCGGATGGTCGTCCAAACCCTATAAATGGATTAAAGAAGTATCAGGTTTGTCATTCGATCAAATTGTTGATGAAATAGAAAAAGGAAATTTCGGAATGATAAATGTGATGGATTTGGAAGAAAATCCTAAAAAAGAAAAGATAATATCATCTTTACCATTGGATAGCATCAATTTATCGGATAAAAATCAGACAGACTATTATAAGAATAACAAAATTGTTCAAAAAGCATTAGCTTATATCAAGGAAAGAGGACTCGACACCGCAATAAATCGTCCTGATGCTTTTTATATTTCCTTAAAGGATAAAAAGCATGATAATCGTCTTATTATACCTTTTAAAGATGAATCGGGTAAGATCATCTATTACCAGACTCGTAAAATTTTGGATGACGAATCACCTAGTTATCTATCTAAAGATGGTGGTGAAAAGAGTGTGTTTGGTATCGAAAGAATTTCTACAGATCTGGACAAAGTATTTATTGTCGAAGGACCATTAGATGCTTGTTTTGTGAAGAATGGTCTGGGACTGGGCGGCATCACTAAAGGTGATCAATTATTCACCCTCATTCAACAAGAACAAATGGATGGTCTGAAATTCTTTGAGAGGATTTGGGTGTTGGATAGTCAATGGATTGATAAAACCGCACGAGAAAAGACCTTAAAGCTGATAGAGATGGGGGAGAAAGTCTTTATCTGGCCTGAGTATGATGGAAAACGCTTCAAAGATTTAAATGCGGTGTGTAATGCATACGAGATGAACGAATACCCGACAGATTTAATTCTGAAAAACACCCATAAAGGGTTGGCCGCGACCGTAAAAATGAAATTGATCAAATGATCAATTACTTAGTCACGCTTTTGGGCGACTGACATATCAATAGCATTATTGAATTCGCTAATATTATTAAGAATTCTTTCAATTGCATTCAATTCACCTGTTAAATCTCCAATGATAGTATTGTTACGTGCTTGTGAAATGGATGCCAACACATTATCCCTAAGATATGAATCAATTTTTTGAAGATTTTGCTTCCAACCATTAACAGTTGAGATCATCTGCTGATTCTGCGAATCTCCACCATCATCCATGGTAGCCATAACATCTGGATCTGCTTCTGTATCCACGCCATATTCATCGAGATTGATGCCATCATCCAATTGTCCAGCAGCTGCATCTTCTTCGGCAGCAGGATCGAAATCTAGTTCGGGTGCTTCTCTGAGTAATTTAAGGAATTTGGCTTGAAATTTGTTTCGCATATTATTATTTAGCGTAAATGGTTAAATAATCTATATATGTCAGCTTCTAATTCTCCCTATTCCACAGCAATCGCATCCGGTGCTATTGATTTCGACTTTGAAAATTCGTTGAATCCATCACAGCAGATGAGAAAATATAAAACAGATGAAAAATTGGCAGACGCACCAAATACTCTTCCTTTTGAATTTGGAGAATTGCCTCAAAATTTGGCCAATATTGTGGATAATGCATTTGAAGCGTCTTCGAAGCTGGAGAATATTATCAAAATGGAAAAATATCAAAAAAATGGCGATTTAATCAAGTTGAAAGGCAATCTTGAACAAATTGTAATGTATTTGATGAAAAATGGTGACAAAACATTGTCGAAATATACCATTGGCAATGAATAAAAACTAGACCATAATCGGGTCATGTTTGAAATTCCCGACAAAACAAAATTAAATCACATCAACGGCTATCCATCGTTACAACAGCTGTTGATTCTCAAAGATATTTGCAATAAAATTTATATTGCGAGAAATATTTCAATGTCGGAGGAACAAATTATCGACAATTTGGAAAAAATTGATACTCTATTCAGAGACAAATCCAATTTGAATTGATAATAATTCGAAAGTGGTAAAATTAAAAAAAATATGAAAAAAGAAGTAATTAAAAAAATATTATTGAGCGCAGCAGTATCAATTGTTATCGCTTATGGGGTATCGAATGATTTGAGTCGATTTTCCAAGACCTTTGTAATGGCTGGTTTGGGATGCGCAGTAATCAATTACTGGCTTGAAAATAGAAATAAGACTGATAAACGAGTGGAAGAATTAGAAGGTCTCTTAAATAAAAAAGAAATTGACGAGCGAGTTCAAATACTTGAAAATATGATTCAAGAATCGGACGCTGTGATCACAGAACAGGAAGATGTTATTAAAAATTATGAAGGATTGCTGGACGAGGCATCTGTCAAATTCCCCTGTAATTGTGGTAATAACATGTTCGATGGCATTTTTAAACCAATGGAAGAATTTATTGTCGAATGTGACCACTGTAACAATAAATACGCCATAACCCTTAAATTGGAATCTGTATTGATCACAGAACCATTGGAAGATCTCAACATTGATAAATTAATTAAACAAAATACAGATGATAAAGATAGAAACTAAAAAAGGAGATGTCAAAATGACATTAACCGAATTCGCTAGATGGGCTTGCTTAGTAGAAGCTTATTTATTCATTGATGATAAAGCTAAAGAATTTGGCATAGACCCTATAAACATGATAAAGCCACTAGCTATCGAAAAATACATAGATGAACGATATCATGCGATGCTATCTGATGTTCAATATGAATATGATTTAGGAATTATTTAATAATTCCAAAACATTTTTCTCAATTTCCGTTTGCTTATCTTCCGATAAAACGTCTTTGAAATTTTCTTTCAATTCTTTTGTCGGAAGATTTAATTCATGGAAACCTATCATATAATTACGAAATCTTTCTTCGAACTTATTTGGATACGTTACACCGTTTGGTCTATTGAAACGATGCAACCATCGTAAAAATGGTAAACACAATGTTCTTTTACCATGTTTTATATATTTTTTATGGATGTATCCTTCTTCACCTCCAAATCCTCGAAATTCTTTGTTGAAACCCAACCAAGAATCCTTTCTACATGAAAATACGCCCATACCTTGAGACGGTATTTCAAAAGGATCATTATCTTTATTCAAACCTCTGTCATCTGTTTGCCAAGTGCCCCACATATGACCACTCCATGTAAAATCGAAATGTGTTGAATAATTTTTCATATCATCGTAGATGATTGGTCCCTGTAATAGATTACCATCATCTAATCCTTCATCATAAAAATCTATCAATTTTTTCAATGATCCCTTTTCTAAAAAAACGTGGGAATCAATACATAAAACATAAGGGGTATCCGCCAATTCGAATACTTTATTTTTTATGCTAGTTGATTTGTATTTGGTGAATGGTAGATATTGAAAAGGTTCTTTAATCCAATTCGTCAAATCTCTGATTGCTTTACCGTGATTTGATTCGGGGTTGTTGTCAACGATAACAAATTCAATATCATCCAACACTTCAGGATGATACATTCTAATAGCTTGTATCGAAAAATACACACCATCATAATCATCATGTGTCGCCATTCCAATTGTTAATTTACGCATGAAAATAATTATCAAAACCCTAGCTTATTACAAGTATTATCCACACATTTTATAATTGGAATTGTGGGAGCAAGAGTGGTCGTAGTAGTAGTTGTGGTAGTAGTTGTGGTAGTAGTGCTGGTTGTTATTCCGAAATTTAAAGGATTAGAAGTAGTTGGAAAAGTAATGGATGATTTTAACTTAGAAACTTGAAAAGTGGTAAATGCTTGCAAGATTGGTGGAAAATCTGCTATAATTTCTGGAGCAGGGACACAACAATTTTGTGTTTCTGTGGTAGACGGTGAAGAAGTTGTAGTGCTAGTGGTAGTAGATGTAGTTGATGTAGTGGACGTAGTTGATGTAGTGGACGTAGTTGATGTAGTGGGCGTAGTGGACGTAGTTGATGTAGTGGGTGTAGTGGACGTAGTAGACGTAGTTGATGTAGTGGGTGTAGTGGACGTAGTTTCCGTAGTGGATGGTGTTTCCGTAGTGGATGGTGTTTCCGTAGTGGATGGTGTTTCCGTAGTGGATGGTGTTTCCGTAGTGGATGGTGTTTCCGTAGGCATTATCTCATCTATTATTCAATATATTTTAATATATGATGTAATTATTATCAGTCACTATATAAAATGTGTTTGGATCTTTATTAGCGGATAGAGTTGACCAAGTGGTCTTATTAGTGCTAACTAAATTTGTTATGGTGCTACCACCATTAGCTATTTGCACGTTACTATCAATTCCTTTACCACCAATAGCTTCCCAATCACTAATAGCTGATCCGCTGCCAGTCTTCAATCGATATAATATCTTAGTATCGCTGTTGTAAACAGTATCACCAATTTCTGCTGGAGCAACACTGGTGATATTTGTCACACTGCCTTTAAACAGATTGCCAGCGAGAACACCACCAATCGTTACACCATCACCGATGAATAAACGACGAGTATCTGTAGTGAAAGCAGGTTCTCCTGAATTGAAGACTACATTCAGACGTTCATTATTATTTCCTTGACGGAATAAAATTTTTAATAGGGTGTTGTTGAATATTTCTACGCTCATAATTAATATGCAAAGATTGGTATCGCAAATCTACCGAATGGTTGTCCTGTTTTCGAAGTGAAATCGCCTTCATAAGCCAAAAATCCAGCAGATGTTAATGTTATAGTTACTGTGCTAACACCATTTGATGATATTGCTTCAAAATTTGTCAATTTAAGGCCCGGAATAGCACCTGTAATATTGTGTGCGGGAGTGCCATTAAAGATGGATGATAAAGTATTCGTTCCGTTTAATGTTGAGTTACCTGTGAGTGTTGTAAATACTGATCTCTGAACTGCTTTCTTATCGCTAATATCGGTCCATGCCGATGACAAATTAGTGGAAGCATTTGTAGCTTGGTATAAAACACCATCCACAGTTGATACATCTCCAACTTTTGCTTGGAGTGTCAATAAAATATTCGTATTGGCGGCAGGTGTGTAAAAAGTGGTTTTGCCACCATATGAACTTATTGAATTGTATATTGACGAATAATTTGCTGATAAAGCTCCATTAGAAAAAGTAAAACTAGCAGGATCAACGTTGAGAGATACGGTATTACCATTACCCCCACTCAATCCATTTCCAAAAGAAGATGAAAGTAATTCTCTAGTGGTAATAGAACCCAAATTCAATGAAAATTTATTTGCCGAAAGGCTAAAAAATGATGGATTGTAATTAATTTGCAATTTATTATCATTGATATATAAACCATTATTGACAGTATTGGGGTTTATTTTCGATACTGATACCCCACTCAATTTTAAATTGATAGTAGACGACGAATCATATTCAAATTCTTGTGATATTTTGGTCGCAATTTTTCCCCATTTTGTAAGATCAGTGTAAGGATTTGCTGTCAATTGATACCAAATATTATCAATAGATACAATATCACCTATCTCTGAGTAAGTATCTGATAAGCTATAATAATTAGTCAAAGGTGTGTGGTTTTTAGTCGTCACCGACACACCACCACTCAATACCCCATTACCAATATATAAACGATTTGTATCAGTAGTATATCCCGGTTCGCCTTGGTCTAAACGTATAGCCAATCTTTGAGCATTGGTGCCCCTGCGAAATTTTAATTTTGAAATTTGAATATTTGCCATATTTTAAGATGTTCTTTTCCAAACATAAAGACCGAAAGATGGTGGTGTTATTGCTATCGGTGCCCCTCCTCCGATTGATGAGGTTTTACCGATAGTGGCATTTCCAGTGCTTCCTTTGAGCATGTAAGCTTGATCGAGAGATACCGCTCCACCGACTGCGAGAACATTACCAGATGTTAAAGCATTTGCAGAGTTTGCTACGACAACGCTATCACTTGAAACATAGTGAGAATGGGATGGGAGATTTGAAGTATCAAGAGTTTTGGAATATGATCCTTTGTTCTCTAAAGGATTGAATGTTTTAGTATTGCTATTTTCATCTACTCCAGTACCAACAGATACGATGAATTGTCCTTGTGTAATTTGTTCCCAGATTGTATTTTTAAACCTAGATGATGGATTAGTGTTCGTTGCACTGAAATACACAGAGCCGATAGGATAAAGATAATTGATCAAGGTAGAATAACCGTCGATACTCAACTCATCGACAGATACTGTTCCAGAAAATGATGCGCCATTACCTTCGGCACCTATTTTCATGCTTGTTTTATTCCCCTTACCATCATAAACTTGGGTTGAATTACTTTGAGAAACCGGAACATTCGAAGTGTGAATTATCCCAGCGTATGAATCTGCTATAAATTGGTCAGTGAGATCAGGTAACATACTATTATTTATTCAGAAGTGATCAAATTGGAAATTAATTTTTGCTGAATCTCCGTTATCAATGTAAAAATACGCTGCATCGTTGTAGTGTTGATACTTTCATTCCCATTTATTCTCAGATTTTTCAAATCATAATCGATTTTTTTGATACTATTCAACAAAACATCATCTTTTTTGAAATTGTAAGAATTAGATGCTTTTGTATAAAGAGTCAATGTATCTTTCAATATATCCAATACATTTTTATTGAAAAATATGCCAAAAGAGTGCTCACCACATGAAACATTCGTAAAATATTTGGTGATACTATCATTAATTGATGCGTATCTGTTGTTCATAATTGGTTGTTTGAGCGCATACAATCTACCCGAATTGTGTAATAGAGTATAATTTTTGTTACTTTTTGTAATCTCATTAAAGATGATGTTATGGAAATTATTAGAATTCATTCTATTAGTATTCCATTTAATTGGAGTATCTCCAAATTTATGATATGTGTTGTTGAAAAGATAATCTGGTGGATATTTTAAACTGAATTTTTTAAAATTACCAGCAGTGTTACGTGGATTTGAGATAAATCTTGTTTCAATGTTGTCAACACTTCTTATGTAGAAGATATTCGAATCATAAGTTGAAAAGATGACATCATATTGATTTTCACTTAAGTCGTTTATCTCACAATTGATAAATGTTGTTGATATCGCATATGGATCGAAAGTTGCTATTGAATAAACACCATTTTTTAAGTGTAAAATGATCACGAAATCATCAACATTTCTGATATCTATTGCTGTGACATTCTCTATACCATATTCGGCTAGATTCATTGTTGTGAGTAATGTCGAAAATTTCTTATTCCAGAAATATAACACATTATTGTTGATAATTGTTCTCATATTATCGCCATATTTCATGAATCTCACATTATTTGAATTTATATTATAAAATCTATCTTGAAATACGCCAAATGTCTCTTCAAATTTTTTCTTAGTGCTCCATTTCAAAGATACAGTATCGACATCACCTATTTTGATGCTATCAACTAAAATTAAGGTTTCACATTCGATATAATTCAAACCTTCATAAATGTTGATGACTCCATTGGTGATTACATTGATTTTATTTTCAGATTCATCGTAATATATACCATAGATTTCTTCACCAAATTCCAAATCGTTGATATTATATGTCAGCAACGACATATCATCAAATGATCCATTTATAGTTATTAAATCTTTACCAGTAGAGCAGAGATATTTGAAATTCTGGTCTGATTTTACGATGAAATCTCCATATTTAACATTTTCTAGGAATGCCCATTCATCAGAATAGTTGAAATTATCGATATGGGTGACAACATTTTTACCCATCATGATGTCATCGTTTCTCGTATCTCTATTTGTGGAGGATAATCCATAAAAATGGCAATCATTTTCATCAAAATCAATAATTCTAGGATCACTGATAATCAATGATTTGAAAACCATTAAATTGTTCATATTGACTTTATCAAATATTTTATCTAATTCATTTTTATTTAAAATATCGAAAGAATTTGTGAAATATGGTATAATTTTTTCAATAGAATTGAATTGATTATCGAATTCTAATTGCTTGAGATAAAATTCGGATAAAAAATTGTTTTTGGGTGTTAATTCTTCGGAGAAATTATCCTTTATTTTACCAGTATAGGCGACGGCATTCTGGATGTTGAAAAACCCCGAATAGTCAATACCGTTTAAGGTGAAAGATTCGCCATTTGTGTATTTAAAATATGTTGTCATTATTCAATAAAATTCTATCTTATTTATTTCAGTGGTTAAAGGGGAGAAGGATTTACATGTATCCTGCACAATTTTTATCAAATTATTTTTGATGTCATTCGGGACATCAACATTTTTAATCAAAACATCGATATGATTTGATTTGAAAGTTTGATTGTTACAAACACATTGCAACAATTCAATTTCATCTTCACTGTTTCTCTGTCCACATGGAATGGTAATGACGAGAGTGTCGATATTCTGTAAACCATTGATATAAGGTAATATCAATGATTCATCAAAATTTAAGTATTTGGAATATATTTTGAAATTTTCAACGTTGTCATTTAGATCGAAATCACCAAAAAGCAGCTTCTTGCCAAAAAATTGTGACTTATCAAAAGAGAAATCTTTAATATTTGTCCCATTTAAGCTGAAATAACCAGATCCATTGATAGAATCTAAGGATATTGTCACTGTATTGATTTTTAATTTTTTCAATTGTGTCGTAGCCTCAAAAACGATGGTTGTTTTATTGCTAGGATCGTATAATTTCAAAGAAAAAGTGATATTATCACTATTCTTATCAACATTTATACCGCCATCTATATTGTTGCGTCTGCTGGCGAATGACCAATTTTTTTCATCGCCGCTAAATGTGAAAAATATGGAAAAAACACCATCATTGTTCATTTTTTCGAAATAATTAGAATTTTCTATTCCACATATTTGGATTTCATCTGCTGAATTTATTGGTGGTAACGTATTCAAACGCTCATATATGAAAACATCATTTGGTTCAATGATAAAATCACTTTTCTTGTCGAAAACATAATAAGCCGATAAACTTTGTTTGATTAGATCGTTCCCTTCAACTAATTGTTCAATTAAATCAGCGTAAGTAACATTGAAAGTTGAATTACTAGCCAAAGCAGATTGCTTTTCAATACGATCTGGGTAATAATATCGATCCACCCAGACTTTATTATCACCTAAAGGTGAACCGGACAACCAAGTGCATAAATAAGTCTGCCCATCACTATAACCTTGAGAATTGTCTAATTTATAAACTTTATCAGCATAAACAGGATTTGTGTATGATAATGCACCAGATTCGATAAATTTTGTATCGTTTATATTGATTTTTGTAAAAGGATTTAAATCATTTGGTGCCTTGATTGTATTCTTACCCTTATTTATTATGTATGGTTTGTTGTAAAAAATATAATTCAACGATAAACTTTCGTCTTTTTCACTATCAATATCATTAAAAATCGAAGAATATGCCCTCATTTCTTTCATATAGAAAGGAGAACTATTGGCGGATATCAACGTGTTTCCCGATGTAAAGATATCATCTTGAGTCAATTGATTTTTCAAAACAATAATCTCAACATCATCATTTTCAGAATGTAAGAGAAAATTATTAGACAAATCTTTCTCTATGAGATTGTCTGGAATCAAATTACTTTCATCGTAACCAACTAATGTGAAATTATCATTATTTCCAACATTGGTATAGATATTTTTATCAATTTTGATATTATTCAATGGTGCCAGCATCTTATTGGCACTCGTGAAAGGCACCAGCGTCAATGTATCACCTATTTTACTCAGTAATTTACAAGATCCATCATTTCTAAACAAACAAATCGAGTTATTGGATTTCGAATAAATATAATTAAAATCTATACCCGATAATCCTAATTTTTGAGTGTAAAAATTGGCAGTGTTTTCAGAATCTTGGGTCAAATAGTATTTTTTGTAATCAAATACTTTGTAAATATTACAGATATTTGAATCTTTAAGATCGATTATAAAATTCGTATTGTCCGATACGTTACTACTGAACGTATAATCACCATAGCAATCATAATTCGTGTAAATACCCAATGAACCCAAAACAGAATTACTTTTGAGATTAAAATTCAGATAAGCATCTCCAAAATTTAAGAATGTCAGAGATTTTTCCGATTTTATGTTGATATCGTTTTTAGGAGTTACGTCAGACTGTTTGATTTCATCCGTTAGATAGAAAATACTATAATTTTTATGTTTGGTATCTCTAATATTCGAGAATGCGTTGTAAAAATTGAATTTGTATCCACCATCATAATATCTTTCAAATTTACTGAGAGTGAAATTCTCATCATTATATGAGAATTCACGAGCATTGCAGGATGATATTTTACTTACGAATGTATCCACATTAGTATTTAATTGGACGGCGTTTCAAGCTCAATCAAATACCCACCATTTTTAGTCACAAATTGGTGTATTTTTTTATCAAATTTGCTAATCGTATTTATTAATGTCAGATCCTCAATACTTTGCTCGTAATTGTAATTCACGACACTAATAGGCACGGTAAAGGTTGAAACATCACCATTACAATAAGATACATAAAAATTTGCAGATAAATCTTTACTTGTCGAAGACCCGCTAGGATAATATATGTGACTGAATGTAGTATTCAATACTTCAGAATATTTTCCTTGAAATGAAGCAATATTCAACATGACATCATTTTCGAAAAATTCTTCAGTGTCATCGCCCCAATTTATTTTCAAAAAACAAGGTAAGAAATTTTCTGAAACACCTGTCAACATAACATTCAGTGTTGTGATATCATCCAATACGACCAAAGGAAGAATATCAGTATTCGATGTGTTATTTGAAGACAATGATAAATATGCGGTATTCATTTTTGATTATATTGAGAAACATTTATTATTTTAAAAGGATTCATTTCGAAATCTACTTCAGCAATAATGAATTCGCTTGAAGCATTCTTGATTAAGAATGATGTGGTGAATTTTTTATTTTTGCTATTATAGGCTAAGGTTGGTGATTCAAATGCCGATATCGAAGGTGAACTGACAGATATCGGTGAAATGGAGTAATTATCATACTCTGATAAAATATGCTGCTCAACATTGAATTCGAATATTGAAGGCTTTATCAACAAGGCATCAACATTATTACTAGATAAATTGTCAATAATGGTGAAGTAGATGCTCCCATCTTTATAATATCTATTTGAAACATTACCACCATGTTCAATAACGTATGTTTGTTTGGTGGGTGTCAAAAATTGACCATTTTCGAAAAACAGTTTGGTGATAATCAGGTTGTTTTTTGTTTCTATGGTAAGAATATCAGAAACAATGTCAAACCTTCTAACAGCACTCAACGATTCATTATAAACCGATAATGGCAACACATTCGTAAGATATGTTAATTCAGATTGCAATGGTGAAATTTCCATTGTGTATGAATTTCTAACATATAATTCACCATTCGTATTGAATCTGTCATACAAATTCTTAACAGGTGCTGATGATAAGACATATTCACTGTTTTTCAGAACTGTATCATCATAGTATATTTGAGATATAGTCGGTGAAAAATCTGGATAATCACTACCGAAAAATGCTCCATCTATCATGAACGTATTTGTATCATTTGGGTAGATATCTCTCAGCATGTTTGCTGTTATGGTCGGGAATCTTGCATCTAATAATGCCCTTCTCAGTGGTGAAGAAGAATTGATACCAGCTTCGATGAGTTGTGAGTAATAAAAATTACCACTCAATTCGAATGAACTTAAATCAGAAGAAGCCGCATCCACATAAGGGGTGTCACCATCCATTATATACAAGCCTTCCAATGTTTGGAAATCTGGAAGATATTCATTTTCATAATAAAATTGATTATTGCTAAATGTTCCTCCGAATATTTGATAATACAAATTGGTAGAGGAGATGGCGGAAAACCCATTAGTGAAAGTGCTCAATCCTGATCTATTCGTGTAATTATATGTTGTATCATCAACAGTAGAATAATTGAAATTGAACCCTTCATTATAAAGATAGTCATAAAAAGTGTGACCATTCAATATCTTATAATACAAATCTGGAACAGCATCATGAGAAGAAATGGTCCTAGTGAAAGAACCATCATTTTTGAATAATCCGAATAAATTATTGTAAATATCTTGTTTAGAATCCTGTAAATAACCTATATTTGACAACTTATCGAGATATTTGTCAGAATTTAATTCGATTTTGGATATATATCCGTAATATTTACTATCATTTCTTTTACTACTTGGTAATATCTTTGATTTACCAGAAGTGAAATTTCTACGGACATAATCGTTATCGTTAATGAATGTGATAATATCACCATTATCACCTCTTATAGCTGGATCTTGAAAATAATAAATGGTATTTGGTTGTAAATTTTCAAGATTAAATGAAAAACTTAAATTCTTACCATCAATATTGATTATAGATGTTTTATGTGGTCGGAAATACCCCACATCTTCTTTCGTGATTAAAATTTTCCTATCTGTCGATGCGGTGGTTGGATAATCAATATTTAAAAAGTTTTGAGATGGTTTATCCGCTAATATAGCCAAACCCGATACGAAATCATTAACGGTTGATCCTGTAGATAGATAATAAAAATCATTACCAATATACTTCTCAGTCAATTTTCTTTTATTATCTAAAAGATCATTTATTTCTTTAATACCTAATTCTGAAACGGTCATATTAGAAAATACTTCCGAAATAATATCAGAATTATTTTTTAAAAATATATCCAAACCGTAATCTAAATCTTTATTATCATAAATTTTATCATTTGGTGTCTGATTGAAATAAAGAGGGTATGAATCATATAATTCATCGACATTGATAGAGATATTATCTTTAATTTCTTGAATATTGTAATAAATTTCTCCATTATCAACATTTTGTAAATAATTTATGATATTATTTCTTATCTCTTGTTCCAATAAAGTGTTAGTGCCTACCAACTTTTTCTTTATGATTTGATATTTGCTTTCTTCCCTTTTTTTATTGTAGTATCCAGCAATTTCTGTCAATTTTCTACTATAGAAAGGTATAGCCAGATCTAAATCCAGAGGATCGTTGAAATCTAATTTGGATAAGAATTTTTGTTCTTCGTTCGTAGAATATTTTAAATTTATATCCCTTATAAAGTCTCGATATCTTTCTATAATGGTCGAAGCATCTTCCGTTTCCTTTATACTTTTCACCCTGTTCCATTTTTTCAAATATTGGGTGTAAATAACCTGTAAATTATCGACAGTAAAATTGTCGTCTATTATTTTTATAAATTCTAAGAACGAAAATGGTTGTGCCGAATCCAACGCATTGACAATATCAACGTCGGGATTTGTGATGGATTTGGGAAATTTGATGTCTGATACGTTCTCCATTGCTATTATTTAACCAACGATAATGATTGATAGAGCGTATCACGCAAAGCGATTCCAATCGTGAAGTCTTTGTAAGACGGTGTGTCGTATTCACTCAAAATGTATTCACCATTCTCATCCAAAATCGGGTTGTCATTACTATCCCTGATGATATTCTCAGTGGATAGCATGTCATACAATGTATTATTTTTTATTACAGTGTTATCATATAGCGTATTATCAAATTTATCGATGAATTCGAAGAACAGATAGTATTTTTCTATATCCTCAAATTGGAATGTATCAGGTAAAACCAAAGGCCATCCCCAATTTTGATTATACGATGATAATGGGAAGATGTTGCTTGTAGTATATTCCAGCGGTTGTTCCGTGTTCAATAATGAATATTTGTTGCTGAATTTTTCCAATGCTACAATAGGAGTCCCAGCAGAAATCAAATAAGTCTTTGTGTTTATTTGATCCCCGAGATTAATACCATATACACTCTTGGAAGAGTAACCTCTCAAGTCGAAATTTTCTTTGAATTTATTTTTGACTCCCAACAATTTGTTATTGCTGATAGAACAAAGATCTAAAATTCTTTTGATTTTTTCTGGATATGTGAAGGAATTGTTTTCAAACACATTATTAGGTGTTCCAACCATATCCATCTGTGATATCAAGGAAAATATCTCATTTCTATCAACATCTTGAATGTTTTGAACAAAATTTGTTATTTTTTCGTATATTTTCTTACCAAGAGTATCATATGAAGAATCCAATGTGCCAAATATTGACCCGATAAATTCATCAAATAACATGCTATCATCCAAAAGAAATTCTTGAAATCGTAAGCTTTTGAACATTTCGGTAGCATCATAATCTTCATTTTTTTTATCAATGCTTAAGAAATTTTGCGGATAAACATCAAACAAATTAGTCTCACCATTTAAAGTGTATACATTACCTTGTAATGAGGAAACAGTTCCAGATATTGTGATTTTAACATCATTTATTTTATCAGAAGATTTGAAATTTATAATATTCCGAATTGCGCCATCAAAACAATCTTTGGTGGATAATGTGTAATATTGCGATGACACGATTTCATTTGACGATAATACAGTGTATGTGAAATTCGTCGTAGAAAGAGGTTCAAAGTTCTTGACCGTGAAATGTTCAAGATCTTTAATCTTGACAGCGAAAGGTATATCGACATTAGAGAATTTTTTATCATCTATATTGAAAGAATTGGTGGTATAGAACTCACCGTCCATACCATTTGAAGTGATGGTGAACTTATCAACCTCGTCATTTTCGATAATATTAGCGGAAAGTGAGATTTTTAAGTTATTATCCCATATATTATTATCTCTTTTATCGAAAAACAGGTCAATTTTTATTTTATTGACACTATCATCTTTGAAATAAAATTGTTTATTCCCTGAAAGACCGACATAAAATGCTGAAACATCGGTAGAATTGGTTAATACGATATCATTATTTGATATTTTCGCATAAATTGGCACAGTATCGATGTCGATCTTATCAATTTCAACATATTCATATTGTTTTTTCGTTTGATTGTATATTTTTTCGAAAAATGAATATGTATTTCTCAAATGTCTGAATTTATCTGGAGTGTCTTGGAAATAGTATTCACTATTGCTTCCACTTATCCTGTAATATATGCTAGAGGGTGTAGTGTCATTTGGGTAAGTGGCCGATGCGATCAGAGGCCCACATATTTTACCATTTTTCCATATAATATCATCATAATACGATACATTATCGAAGTCTATTTTGAAAGTATTGACGAGATAATCTTTGATGTCTACAACTTTTATGATATTTGATATAATGGCATTCGAATAACAATCAAAAATTGTCAGATTCGTATCATATTTTCCGGGTTTACTGTAAAATTTGTTCGCTGTTAATGATGTTGAATATGTGCCATCTCCGAAATCCCATAATAATCTAATGTAATGTAAATTATCAACATTTGGTATGAATGTTAATGGGGTTTCCTTTAGCGCATATGCACTAAGAACTTGTTCGTTCTTATAATCAACGATTTTATAATCAAATGTTTGATAATTACTCATTTAATATTACGATTTTTTGATATATTGATTGAGGATTGAAAAAATATGGGAATTTGAAAAATGGCAACGTTGTTGTTTGATTGATAATCTGATCATCAACACCTTCATAAACTGGATTCCATGCTACAAATGAAATACCATTGAAGATTTCATTGACATTTCTTGTTCTTATATTGGCAACGCCTTCTAATTTTAAGATATCAGATGTTAATGATGAAATGTTCAATTTTTGACCTAAAGCATTGTTTGAACTATTGAAGAAAGATAAGATGAGATCACCAACTTTTTTCTTCAGATTTTCAGGATTTGTCTTGGAATCATTTTTACGAACAATTTCCAATTTGCTCGTTTCCAAGACATTTTTGTTTGCCAGATTATTGGTAAATCCGATATCAAAAGCGACATAAACAGGATCACGAGGAACAACTTCATGGCTTAAAATTTTCTTATCTTTAGTCTTTTCAATAATCAAATTTTTCAAACTATTCGACAGAAATGGTGGGTATACGCCATCATCTTTAAGATTAAATCTTGGAACACAGAATATATTAACATTGTTAAAGTCACAAGAGTCTGCAAAATTCACTTGATTTATAATAACCCTATTTGATTTATTAGGATCAACGCAAATTTTGTAAAAATAATCGATGTAACTATCGATGAAAGTCTTATTATTAACCGTCTTGACCGATGAAATAACGTTTGATATTTCTTTGTTTAAGAAAGTGTCATAATCATCTTCTGATACCAACTTTATTTGAGAATTCAGATATTTTGGGACATTATTTTTAATTTGTTCGACGCTTTCCGCCTCCGATATTGCTGTCGAATTATCAGTATTGGTGAAATATAAGAATGAATTCTTGGTCGAATCGATAATATTCTCATTTGCCACTGTAGAGATATCATCATAGATTTGATTGAATCGAGTGGAATTTTGATTGAATAATTTATTACCATTGATAGCACCTTTACTGATAATACCATTCAGATTATCACTCAAGATGTAATAGATTGCAACTTCATCTCCAGCGGTGAGCTTTTTACCGAAAATATCATTACCAAATTTAACTTCATAGAATCCCGAATCATTCAAACGTATGCTATAATAACGATCATCATTCTTGGCGAGGAATATATTATCCAATTCTTTGTATTCATGCCACAATCCATCACTTTGTTCTTTCACATACACACTAATAGTGCCATCAGCAATAAATCTAGTGTCATTGGTGTCAACTCTGTTGACGACAACAATGGGAAGAGTTTCAAATTCCTCTCCATTTGCAGTATAAGTGGGGTATTCACCGACCGTTCCTTGATAAAGAATCAAATTGTTTTTAATACTTTCAATATCTTGAGAATCTGCGATCGACTTTTCAAAATTAAAATCTTCCAATAAAGTGTATTGAATTTTATCAATTAGAAAGTAACTATATTTCCTAAGCTTGTAATTTCCAACTTGTAAAGAAGAACTAGCGACACAAGACACGGGAACCAATGATGTTTGTTTACCTGTTGGCTTATAACCTATCAAATTTACGATTTTATTGATGTTTTCATAAATAGTAGCTTGTGAAAACATACTTTCTGAAGCTGTTTGGTTCAAATAAAACAGCAAAACATGATAACTGAAAGCGATGATATCAATGAAAGAAGCTAGATTACTTCCTTCATAATTCTGATCAGTAAAATTGGAATTTTCATTCAATTTTTGAATGATGAAATCTTTGAGAGAAAGCGCATCGAAATTAATGTAAGCATTTTTCGGTAAATTGTATTCAATAGATTCTTTCATTTTTTATTATTTAGAGGATTGTGTAGCCGATAGTGTTCAATTTTGATTTAATACTCAAACCTTCCACATCTAAAGATGGAATATTGATTTTGAGATAAATATCATACTCTTGCTCATCGGGATTTGCGATTACCGAAACGTCTGTTACAGTGATTCTCGGTTCTAAAATAGGCAATCGTCTTGAAATATCATTTGTGATGATATCAGAGGTGTAATTGTCGATAGGTTCAAATAAAAAACGTCTCAAATCGATACCAAAAGTAGGATTTAATATTTTTTGTCCGGGTGCCGTTAAGAAGCAATTGACAATACTATTTTTAATCGCCTCAACATCGAATATAGCCTGAATATCTTTCAAATTTTCCTTTCTATTCAATTGATTATTGAACGAATAAGAAGGTTTGAGGTCAAAATCGATATCCTTATACAAATTTCCAGAAGAATTTGCACTTTTCCCTGTTTTTGATTTTTGAAGAGATGATATTTTAATACTCACTTTATTATTTAAGCTGTGACTAAATAATCATATGCCTAAAATTTCGCAATACGATCCAGCGACAACACCTCTTTCGGGTGGGGAGATTTTCCCTGTGAATCAAAATGGGGTGACATTCAATGTCACTCTGAGTTCGATTAAAGATTACACTAATAATACTATAGTTGCTGATCTGTCGTCTTATGTTAGAAATGATTTAACTGAGAATTATATAGGATATCAAGCTGGTCGTGGTGCCACAAATGCTTATAATTCTAATTTCTTAGGTAATCAAGCTGGTTGCGGTGCTACAAATGCTTATAATTCTAATTTCTTAGGTAATCAAGCTGGTTGTTATGCCGCACAGGCTAGATTTTCCAATTTCTTAGGAAATCAAGCTGGTTGTGGTGCTACAAGTGCCGATGGTTCTAATTTCTTAGGTAGTCAAGCTGGTAAATTCGCAGGAATTGCTTATAATTCTAATTTCTTAGGTTATAAGGCTGGTTATTGCATTAATAATGCCTATAGTTCCAATTTTTTAGGTCCCTTAGCTGGCTTCGGGACATCAAATACCTATAATTCCAATTTTTTAGGTGATTCAGCTGGTTATTGTGCTGCAAATGCTTATAATTCTAATTTCTTAGGTAAACAAGCTGGCCGTTGTGCTACAAATGCCTGTAACTCTAATTTTTTAGGTAAATATGTTGGTTATTTTGCTACAAATGCCTTTAACTCTAATTTTTTGGGATTACAGTCTGGAAATCTTGCTCAATACGCTAATAATTCTAATTTCTTAGGTAAACAAGCTGGTGCATGTGGTGTAAATGCTTGTTTTTCTAATTTTTTAGGTTACCGATCTGGTTTTTTTGCTGCATATGCTTGTAATTCTAATTTCTTAGGTAAACAAGCTGGTTATGGTGCTAGTAGAGCTTGTCATTCCAATTTCTCAGGTTGTAATGCTGGTGGTGGCGCTTCATATGCTTGTAATTCTAATTTCTTGGGTAATAAAGCTGGTTATTGTGCTGGATATGCTCGTAATTCTAATTTCTTAGGTTATCAAGCTGGTTGTGGTGCTGGATTTACATATTCTTCAAATTTTATAGGATATAATGCTGGTTGTGGTGCTACAAACGCTCGTTGTTCTAATTTCTTAGGTGATCAAGCTGGTCGCTATGCTGTAAATGCTTGTAATTCTAATTTCTTGGGTTATCAAGCTGGTTGTCATACAGTATATGCTTCTAACTCTAATTTCTTGGGGTTCCAAGCTGGATTTTGGGCTTCTAATTCTTGTAATTCTAATTTCTTAGGTAGACAAGCTGGTTATTGTGCTAATGCTGCTTCTAATTCTAATTTCTTAGGAAATCAAGCTGGTTATTATGCTACAAATGCCTTTAACTCTAATTTCTTAGGTAGACAAGCTGGTTGGCGCTCTACAAGTGCCACCAACTCCAATTTCTTAGGATATAATGCTGGTAGATCTGCTACAAATGCTCTTTGTTCTGTTTTCTTAGGTAATCAAGCTGGCAATAATGCTACAAATGCTTGCTGTTCTATTTTCATAGGTAACAATGCTGGTTGTGGTGCTACAAGTGCTCGTAATTCTATTGCTATTGGTGTTGGTGCTGTTCCAACTGGACCCAATCAACTTGCTTTAGGCTCATCTACAAGCGCATTATCAACAACCGCAACCAGTGGAGGTGCTGCAAGTTGTTTCTTGGTTCTAAACTTAAATGGAACTTTACGCAAAATACAATTGCATAATGTATAATACATCTCATTCCATGTGTTTATTCTGATTGACTTTAATAGATTCAATTATAAATAGGCGCATGGGATTAGTTGATAACTTTTTTGATATGGTGTATTACATCAACATGGACAAAGATGTTGATAGAAATGAGCACATGGCGAAACTCTTAGAACGACAGAACATTACAAAATACAAAAGAATTTCTGGTAATGTGGTGGACATCAATTTTGATGAAATTCCTATGAATGTTTATAGGAATTTTAACAAAAAAGATGAAAAATATGTCAGAGGACATTTAGGTAGTCGCCTTAGCCATATGGCAGCAGTCAGAGATGCGAAGGAGAATAATTACAAAAGAATATTGATCTTAGAGGACGATATCATTTGTTTGAAAGATTTCGATGATCTCCTTATAGGGAATTATAACAATCTGAAAGATTTCGATATGGTCTATTTTGGTGGACTGCAAGAACAAGTGTTTAGAAATCAGATTGTCGTTTGCCATGCTTATGCAATCAATGAAACAATTTACGATGATTTATTGAATATGTGTATCCCATCTGGGATGGAAATTGATAATTTCTATGCCAAGGTATTACAGCATATGTCTGTGAATAACAGACAAGGCGGGCAGTATTTGATTAAAAAAATCGAACCATTCAATTCGATTGTTCAGAATCAAGAGGTTTTTGGATCACACATGAATTAATTATGAATACAATATTTCACATAACTGGGGGATTGGGTAAGCATATCTTATCAACATCTGTCATTAATTCCTACAAAAAAACGTATCCTGAAAATAATATTATAGTATCTTCAGCATATCCTGATATTTTCTTCAGGAATCCAAATGTGACGGAGAGTTTGGATATTAGTAGACAACAATATTTCTACAAAAATTATATTCATGGTAAAGATGTTGAGGTTTTTGCTCACGAGCCGTATAAACAAACATCTCACATACTCAAAAAATGCCATTTAATTGACACTTGGTGTAATATGATTGGTATAGAAAAGAATTCTGAACCATCTTTACATTTTGGTTATAGAGAAATCGAGATGGCTGCAAAATTGTTGGAACCACATAATAACGGTAAACCGTTTCTAATTTTTCAACCGTTTGGTGGACCTGTGAATCAAGAATTGAGTTATTGTTGGGCTAGAGATATTCATCCGACGATAGCTCAAATGATAGTTAATGAGTTGAAAACCAAGTATACTATAATTCACATATGTAACTCTCATCATGTAAAGTTGAGAGATGTTGTTCGTGTTGAAGAGCGGCTGGATTCTCACATAATGTTTGCTCTGCTGTCTTTGGCTGAAAGAAGAATTTTGATTGATTCTTCATTACAACATGCAGCTTATGTCATGGGTTTGAAATCTATGGTATTCTGGGGCATCACATCCCCGATTCAATTTGGTTATAATTTTCATAATAATATACTGCCGGAAAAGGAATTTCCTCACGGAACTATGAACTCTTACTTGTTTGATTATGAAATTAGTGGTGTTATATCTGAATGTCCATATACAAATTATGAAGATATTCATAGCATAGAATCCGTTCAAAAGATAATAAAGAGTAATTTTTAATATAATCTTGCATCTTTTACAATTTATATTAAATCTTTAAAATGAAAGAAATATTTTTTGTTGGTGGCTTACCAAGATCTGGAAGCACTTTGCTTATGAATCTCATAGCGCAAAATGAAAATGTGTTCTGCACACCAACTTCAGGTTTAGCGAATCTTTTAAATAATATTAAAATTTCTTGGTCTTCTATTATAGAACACCAAGCAGATAAAAATGCTTCTGATGATGAGAATTTGAAAAGAATCTTGAATACAGTATTTTACAATTACCATAATACTGATAAACAATTTATTTTTGATAAATCGAGAGCATGGGCATATAATATAGAGATGATTGAAACAATAACTGGTAAAAAAGTTAAAATAATCGCACCAGTTAGAAACATGAAAGATGTGTTTGCATCTTTTGAATCTCTATATAGAAAAGGTTCTTATAAATTTCCACCCCAAGGACCAATGCCTCAATGCTTAACAACCGAAGGAAGAGTGCAACATTGGGGTAGTTTGCAAGGAGAAGTTGGAGCAGCATATGCTATTTTAAAAGACGCATTTTTGAGAGGATACAGCGACAGATTTTTATTGGTTGATTACGATTTTCTCACTGAAAATCCGAAATTCACCATGGATAAAATCTGGGAATTTTTAGGCATCCCCAAAATTGAACATGATTTCAACAACATAGTTAACAAAACACCAGAAGACGATACCGTCTATAATTATGTCGATTTACATAAAATAAAAAGCTCTATTGTTCCTTCTAAATCTAAAGCAATTCAAATTTTAGGAAAAGATATTTGCGACACATTGGAAAATTACGAATTTTGGAAAGATCCGACTAAATAATATTATGTCATTACTAGGAAATAACACATTGCCAGAAGTGGTTGAAATACCAAAGCAAATTAGATTGAAGAATACAGTCAATCGAATTAAAGAATTGTCCAGAAATACATTCAATAATTTGGTCAGAACTCAAAGAGATGGTATCGATATTCTTTGGAACCACGACCACTTGACTCCTCAAGAGATCATCGATGAGTTGGGTCCAGATGTATTCAAAGTTTTTCAATTTCACTCCAAGTTGACACAATTCATTAATGACGTGGCACAATTTGATAACTCAACAGTTGAATTGAAATATCCAACTAACTCGTTCACTATGAATCTTAATGCTGGGACTGTTACTGTGAGCGATCAACCATATCAACCATAATTATGAAAAAGAAGGAACTAACATTAGGCGATGTTTACGGTGAGATGTTCAATAACATCAAAACCGTCGTCAATGAAAATGCACAAGAAAACATCAATAAATCTAAGAAGATTCCAAAAATGTCGAAAAATGCGTTTAACGATAAAATGGATATTCAAAAAGGTGGACCAACATCTGCTGATGGGTTCCATAAAGCATTGAACGATGATTATTGTGGTTGTGAAGAAGATAACGAAGATCGTTATGATAAGATTTCACAAATCAAGGAAAAATTGAAAAATCCTAATATTTCTGATAAAGAAAAAAAATCTCTCCAAAGAACTCTTAAAGAAATGGAGAAGAATATACAAAGAGAAGAAGCTGAAGAAAATATCTATCACGAATCTAAAAAAATTGCAAGAAATAGACTAAATACTTTCATGATGAAAAAATCTACATTTGATAAATTGTTTGAATCTGTGATGGGTAGCGAATTCGAAGACGCTGAACAAGTCGATGCTTTGGGTCTTGGTGATGCACCTACCGATGATGAGATGGAAGGTGATGAATTTGAAGGTGGTGAAGGTGATGAAGTCACATTCACACTTGACCGTGCTACTGCTGAAAAGCTCCTCGATGTTATTGGTGCAGCATTAGGTGTTGAACATGACGAGAGTGAAGGTGAAGACGAATACGGTGGCGATGATCTTGGTCTCGATGTAGATGAGATGGATGAAGAAGATGATGGTTACGGCGACGAAGAAGAAGAAGGTGGATACGACGAAGACGAACAAAGCTTTGCTCCTACCGATAAAGTTGGTAACGACGGAACCGTTGGTCCTAAAAATTCCAAAGATGGTCCTAACAAGTTTCAAGGTAAAAACAACAAAGTCAGTGGTCGTCCACAACCTAAGAACCAAGGCACTAAAGTTGTCGGAACTACTGACAAATACGGTAACGATGGCGATTATGGACACGCTCTTCACGGTGCGAAGCAACCAAATATGGGCACCAAAAATCAAGTGTCTGATCTGAGAGCATCGGAAGATTACTTCCGTTAATAATTTCTGACAGAAATAATAAATTAAGAAGCAGGAATCATGGTGATTCCTGCTTTTTTTATTAAATAGTGATATGGAATCTTTTCTGGAATTTTTTGAAAAGTATAATGGTGTTATTTTGGAATATCGCCACAAAAATAGTTTTGGGGAAATTAAACAATCTATTCATGCTGGTAACGGAAAAGGTGATAATATCGGTCGTGACCCTTATACTAGAAAAAATATCACAACCAAAGGACCATATCAAAAGATCAGAAAGCATGGTCAGATTTTAATTGGTAATGAATTGATGAGAGAATTGGGATCTTTAGGTGGTGTTGAATTTGAAGATGGGAAGGAAATCAAAAGAAAGAATTCCAACCATGTCATAAAAATGTTCACCAATCTCCATGGTCAACAATGTGGAAAAATCGTAGAAATTAAAGAATAATGGCTGGTTGTCCTACAATACCTTTATCATGCTTAACACCTGAAAACATTTTTGCTGGTGTGTATCGTCCTAGTTGTGGAGGATTTGCCGATCCATCCAATTTCCAAGCAGAAAGAGCAATTTTTAATTCTCAATTTGGAGAACTTATCAATAATTACGGTGTGACAATTGGTTATATGGTCAATACTTTTGAACCAGACCAAATGAACTCTGTTTATGGTGAACATACCACAATGTATTGGTTGGATGCAATGGAAATCAAGGCATATATCCAAATGGAAAATGGGTCACCGATTTATGCATTGGCTGGTATGGATTCTCCTGACACTTTGACATTGTATCTACATATCGATGAGTTTGAAACAAAATTTGGCTCTTTGAGCTATTTTCAAAATCATCCAGTGGAACCCAAATCACAAGATAAGATCATCGTCTACCCATTTGGTTGTGATAGACCCAATGGTAGAAGTGCTAAGATATTTGAAGTAACAGAGGCACTGGATGAAGATCAATCAGAACTTAATCCTGTAATGGGTCACTATGTTTGGAGATTAAAAGCTGTTCGTTCGGAACACAACTTCACTACCAATGAACCGAGAGAAGCATATAATCAACAAAACGCTGATAATTCTTACTTTGGCAAACTATCATCGGTATTGTTCCCTCAATTGACTAGCGTATTGAGTAACAACAAAATTTATACGGAAAATTCTGATGATATCGTGAAAAATGAGATATTCCCACCCTCTACAGGAGGTAGTAATGGCAGTGTTTATGGTAATTACTTTTAATAACATTAAATAAAAATATGGATTATATAAAAGATATTGGCGATTTGATGCGAGAGTCTTACACAAGAGTTCCTGAAAATTCAGCCGCATTGGAAGATTTGATAAATATGCGTGAAAAAATCATGGCATTGATGAATGAAGGAACTCCAAATGTTCCAGCTGGCATGCCAAATGGTATGAGCGGACTAAATGCTGCATATAAAGAAGTGAATATTGGTATCCGAGAACTTATAAATAAAGATACCGAAGGTTATAAGTGGGGATAATTTTTAATTATGGCAGCTAAAAAGAGAAAACAGGAGTATATGGGTAATCCCAATCTCCCAACTGCTGATGCAGTTTTCGAATACACACCAGAAATGGTGATGGAGATTGAAAAGTGTAAAGAATCTCTTTTATATTTCGCATCAAATTACTTTTACATCATCGATCCCGACGAAGGTAAAAAAGTTATCCCATTATTTGATTATCAAGAAAGATTATTGGAAGCTTTTGATGAACATCGATTCAATATTGTTTTATCAAGCCGTCAATCGGGCAAAACTACAATCGCCACTGCATTAGCTTTGCATGAAGCTTGTTTCAAAGACCATAAAAACATTGTTATTGTTGCCAACAAAGAGGAAACGGCGAAAAACATCTTCAAAAGAGTCCGATTGGCTTATCTCGAATTACCTAATTGGCTGAAACCGGGTATTAAAAAATGGGGGGATACTGGATTGGAACTGGCGAATGGTAGCAGTATTGAAATTTCGACTACAACAGGTAATGCTGCTCGTGGTAAGACCATCAACCTCCTTCTTCTTGATGAGCTTGCTTTCATCGAGCCTGAAAGTATTGTTGAAGACTTTTGGAGATCGGTATATCCCACGATTTCTCGTGCTAAAACATCGAGAATTCTGATCACATCGACACCTAATGGTGTTGGGAACCTGTTCCATCGTCTATATATCGGTGCAACCAAAAAAGAAAATAGATTCCATTACGAAAGAATCGATTGGTGGGAAGTTCCGGGTCGTGATGAGGAATGGAAACAAGAACAAATCAAAGATTTAGGTTCATATGAAGCTTTCAACCAAGAATATGGTAACGAGTTCTTGGATAATAGTCAACAATCTATTGATGAAGAATTATTCGATAAATTAAAGTCGGAATGTCAAGAACCAAAGCATGTTCTCAAAGACGGACATTACAAAATTTGGGAAGATTATGACGAAGAAAAGATATATGCTATTGGTGGAGATGTTTCTGAAGGTGTTGGATTAGATTCTTCTGTGTTGGAAATCTTTGATATAACCAATCCAAAAGAAATCGTGCAAGTTGCAGAATATGTTAATAATAAAATCGGTCCATCGGAATTTACCAACGTAGTTGCTGAAATTTGCGGTCATTGGGGTAATCCTTTGTTGCTCATAGAGAGAAACAACCAAGGAACGGGTGTTTGTGACCGATTGGCCAATGAGTTCATGTATCAGAATCTGGTTTCGTGGGGTGCCAAAGAAGCACACAAGAACAAACAGAATGGTATGATTTCTCATATCAACACCAAATACAAAGCAGTGCTCAATATGCGATATTTCGTCAATGAAACACGAGCAGTATCTTTCCGTTCCATAGATTCTTTGAAGGAATTTAAAACATTTGTTCGTTATTCTAACGGTTCTTGGAAAGCGAAAGCTGGGGAACATGATGATAGAGTCATGGCAACAGTCTGGATGCTCATGGCATTGTATAATGACATCGCTGAATTGTATTTTGAGATCGATGAATTGGATGATTGCGACAGACCTCTAAAAATCAAACCGATTGATATGGGGTTATTCAAATACAAATCAGCAACTTCTATTTATTCCAATGAAGAAGTTGCTAAAATTGAGCATTCCAATCTAGCACCTATGCTTTTTGGTGGAGAAGGTTCAATGGCTGCGAGTGATATGGCAGAATTAGAAGCTCAGGGATGGTTTATTCCTGATAATACGATTTACTCCAATCCCGATAGGAACATTTCTTATGAACAATGGGATGCCATGAACAAATATTTCGGTTGACTTTCAGGAATGGTGGTGCAAGCTCATTTTATGAAATATACACCCGACAACATCACGAAATTGGCTGAAAACGAAATCTTTGTGTTCGGTTCGAATAAATCAGGAATCCACGGAGCAGGAGCAGCCCGCACAGCCTACAATAAATTCGGGGCTAAATACGGTTTGGGGGAAGGACTTGCTGGTAAAAGTTATGCTCTCCCCACGAAGGGATATAATCTGTCCGACATGGCATTACATGAGATCCAAACGCATGTAGAAATTTTTCTGAAATTTGCAGAAAAGAATCCAGACAAGATATTTCTGGTTACTCAGGTTGGTTGTGGATTGGCAGGGCACGATCCGAAGAATATCGGCCCAATGTTCAAAAAGAGAACAGATAATGTGATCATCCCGAGAGAATTCGATGTTATTTGATCGGTTTTCCGGTTAAATAATATCAATGTCCACTCCAGTCCAACAATCGTGGTTAAATCGAAGCAGAAAGGATAAATTCCTTCTGGTTTTTGATTTACCACCGATTCTTAAAAAAATTCAGTCAAATTATACTAGAAATGACAATACTATCATTCCCGATAGTGTTCAATTTAGTATCTATGGCACAATGGTTCCGGGTTTGACCATCAAAGCGATCCCCACCCGATACGCTGGTGACACACTTTACGTTTCAAGTCATTCTAAAGACCCGTATCCACCTGTCAATGTCAAATTTAAGGTGGATTCTGGTTATAACAACTATTGGGCAATTTATCAATGGTTGAATTTACAACATGACCAGAAAACAGGCCAATTCAATTCAAAGAATATTATAGTGGATGGTAATTTTTCAGATTATCAGACAGATATCACGATGTATGGTTTGGATGAATATGATAATAAAGTAATTCAATTTAAATATACGAAAGCTTTCGTAACATCAATTGACGAATTGGCTTTCTCCCAGAACGAAACGGGTGAAATGGAAATCGAGTCGGGATTCACATTCGTATTCTCTCAAATGCATATTAGTTTACTGGGATGTGATAGATATAATCAGACTCTTTCTTAAATAGGAAATTTTTGCCGGGTATTTGCTAAATAATAACATGGCACAACGTACTATAAATTCAGCAGGGGTGGAAATTTTCGAAAGAGATTTGAGCCTCGTGGCACCACAAAATGTGGGCACAAATGTTTTCGTGACTGGTTTCACTCCACAGGGACCATCAGATGAAGTCATTAAAATCACCACTAGAGACGAATTGGAATCTGTTTACGGCACACCGACAAACAGCGCAGAGAGATATTTCTATTACACAGTCAGAGAACTTCTGAATTCTCCTGCAAATATTTACACTTTCCGTCTTCCTTATGGCGATGGAACTGGTGATGGATTCGGTTCCCAACACACTGCACTTGTTTATCCAGTGGTTGCGGTTAAACCTGATACAGTTTCGTCCACTATTATCAATAACTTGAGCAGCACAACTCTTTCTGCTGCATCTTTGTCCACTATCGCCAATTTGTCAGGATCGGTTACAACTAATTTGGATCTTTCGGCTGCTACTTACATCTTGGGTAGCCCTGTTCAAATCACATTGACTGAAACTGAATTTGCTCAGGCAATGGAAGGCACTCTTTTTGATTGGAGTTCAACTGCTGCGACGAGAACACAACTTACCAATGGATTCACTGGTAGCCCGACTCTCAGTTCATTGTCCCTCTTGCAAAGAATGGGTAATGCTGGTGTGATCGTGCTTGATAAAGCGCAGACCACTATCAATAGCCAATTTGAAGGTTACTATGTCGGTGTTTGTGATAACACCAATATTGATCCATCTTCACCTTACAATGCTATCACTCGTGCATATACAACTAGCTTGACTGCTGCTTATCAAAGCACTTATACACAAATTCCGAATGGAACTCTGCAATTCAATTTGTCGTCTACAGCGAATGGAGCAACCAATAGCATCTCTCAAATCATGGAAAATCTCACCGATTACAACATCGATGGGAGAGAAGATGATGACCTTTTGAATCTTGCGGTCTTCAAAATCCGTAAGAGCATCTATGCCACAGAATCCTTCAAATTGGACTTTGTGCTCGATGATAGAATCGTCGGTTCCATCGATTCGTTTAGAACCCAACTTAATCCTAAAGGTGGAGCATCTGTTCCATTCTTCTTGGAAAGCCAAGACACCAATTCTCGTAATGTGGAAATCATGGTCAACCCGTATATCTCCAACAAATTTACGAAATCTTCGTTGGATGCTTCAGGTATTCCGCAGAAGAAAATCAGAGTGTTCACACAAAATTATTATGATGAAGTCAATTCTACTTCGGTGAATGAATTGTCGGCTATCAATAAATTCGGTTCATTCTACCCACAATTGGGTGAAATTACCAATAAATTGGGAGTCAAAGCTGATGCTCTTTATCCTCTTGGTGCATATACGCCAACTGTGATCACCCAAAAAACGATTGGAAGTGTTCCAAACAAAATCAATCGTGCTTTGGAAAGCGTTAAAAATGATGAAATCTACGATATCGACATCGTTGTTGAAGGTGGTCTCGGAACAGTGTTCACCATGGCATCAGCCGCAGGAACATCGTATTATGATGACACTCTCTACAATTCCACATTGAAGACAAAGGTTGATTCTCTGAGAACATCGAATGATATCTTCGATGATCCGATTGCTAGCGACCTTCGTGGAAGTTACAGCGAAATTTTCAATCAATTTGAAAATTTCTGTAATCTCCCATCCAATACTGGTGGTCGTGGAGACTGTATTTTCATCGCTGATCCAATCCGCCATATTCTGGTGACTGGAAGAAATAGCAAGATTCTTTCTGACAAGACAAAGAACTTCCAAACACATGTTTACTGGGCAATGAGACACCAATTTGAATTGGAGAATACTTCATATGCCGCTACTTATGGAAACTGGGTGCAAGCATATGATGATTTCACTGGTGAAAAGGTCTGGATTCCATTCTCTGGTTATCAAGCTGCTATCATGTCTCGTAGTGATGCCGCTGAATTCCCATGGTCTGCTCCTGCTGGATTCACTCGTGGTCTAGTGACTAATGCCTTGGATATCGCTATCAATCCTAATCAGAAACAGCGTGATGAGCTTTACAAGATTAATATCAATCCTGTCATGTTCTCAGCATCTCAAGGTATTGTGGTCTTTGGTCAAAAAACAATGTCTCGTAAGCCAAGCGCATTCAGCCGTATCAATGTTCGTAGATTGTTCCTTGCACTGGAACGACCAACGAAGAAGACTGCACAATTCTTCGTGTTTGAACCAAACAATGACTTCACTCGCACGAGATTGATCAATACTTTGAATCCAATCTTCAAGATTGCGAAGGAAAATGGTGGTTGTTATGACTACTTGATCGTTTGCGACGAGCGAAACAATACTCCAGAAGTTATTGATAATAACGAATTGAAGGTTGATATTTTGATCAAGCCAACAAGAATCGCTGAATTCATTCTTTGCACATTTACGGCCACCCGAAGTGATGCAAATTTCAATGAATTAGTGTAATATAATTACACATTAATATCTAAATCCTGATCGGTTTTAACTGGTCAGGATTTTTTTTATATTTGAAAAAAGTTATATCGAAGGACTAAATAATAATATGACGACCATCGAGAACTTCATGAATCAGGCGATGCAAAAGCAATTTGCTCGCGACTTCCTCTTCCGTGTTAAACAAATCGATATTGCAGGGCTTTCTTTAAATGGAGAAACCGATTTGATTTATGCGAAGACTGCAACTTTCCCCGGTAGAGATATTGAAAACAAACAGGTCAATTATTCAGGGCAAACATTCAACGTTCCCGGAAAATCAAGTTATCCGGGTTCTGAAGGATGGTCTATCGAATTCTATCTTGATCAAAATTTAGATATCAGAGAAAAGCTTGAAAAGGCAAGCCGAATCTTGTTTGATAACGAGACTACAACTGGTAACATCTGTATGCCGGGTTATGAGTCTGTTATTACTTTAGATGTTCTTCAAATTCCTTGCCAAAGAGGAACAAACGTCACAACTGGTAGTGAAATGCAAGTTGGCAGAACCATTCAATTGATTGGTGCATCACTTCGTAATATCGGTGAAGTTTCTTATGAAATCGCTGATGGTACTGGTGAAATCAAAACATTTACAGCGACATTCGCTTACCATTTCTATAGAAATTTTGCAAATTCTTAATCTAGGCGGTTAAGTAATTACATGTCTAACCCACAGATTGAAGATTTCCTCCAAGCGTTCTCAGGGGACGCTAAATACTGTCTTTCCATACCAGTATTATGGTCGGTATCTATCGATGGCGTATCAAATGGGTCAATAAATCAATATTTGGATTTGGCTGGTGAAAAATGGAGAGCTAATATCACGCCAAATTCGATGACAAGAAATGGTAATATTTTACCTGCTCAGTCTGTGACTATCCCAACTGAAGGTGCTAATTTTGGATCATCTTCTATTGGAGAAAATAGTGGCGGGTTTCTACCCGGATATGTTTTAAACAGTAGACAAGATTTCTTATCTCGTAGCTTCTCAGTAAATTTCTTGGAAACACGCAAAGACTTGGAACATGAGTATTTTAGACCTTGGATCATAGCTTTAGCAATAAAGGGTTTAATCGAAGCAGGTGCCAACCTTAAAGCTGATATTACGGTTAAACAATATACAAATGACGGAAAATTGCGAAAAGGATACATTTTCAGAAAAGCTTTTCCAACAAATATTGAAGGTTTTACAATGGATTATCAAAATACCGAATTTCCAATAAAATCTGTGACATTCGGTTGCCAAAATTATGAGCAAATTGCTGTCTAATGAAAATCACAATAGGTGACATCAAAAAATGTTTGGAGGGAGATGAAGATTTTTTCATCAGCTATCTTAATAATTTCAAAGGCGATAATATTCACGAAAAATTTGTTAATATTTTAAAGAATTGGGAGAAAAATGTCTCATACAGTATTAATTTTAGAATAAATGATAAGAATTTAAAAATATCGTTGGAATACATAATAAAAGAATTGAACGATTTCGTGAATCAACCCACATGGTTTGAATACTCAAACATTAAAGTGTTACTCGACATTCCAAGTAAATTTATCAAAGATCAAAACATATTGTCAGTTTCTAACTTTATAAATAAGATGGAATATGGAAAATTTGTCATCGATTTTTCAGAATTGAGTGAAAAGGACAAAGAAGAAATGTTGGAGAAATTACCAGCAGAATTTTACAATAGATTGATCCAATTTTTAATAAAAACGAACAATAAAAAAATTATTTTACATAATTCTTCATTGGATAACATGGAAATAAATTTTCTAACATCCTTGCCATATGAAATGATTAAAGGATTGTTTTTTTCGTATGAAATGGATTATATCAGAGATATCATTTATTATCTGTCGAAGAAAATCGATGGGACAATCTTAATGGATTCCACTATTATGGATGTTGAATATTACATCGATAAAATGAAGACTGATAATAGTAATATTGACAATTCTACGAATTTGTATTGACAGATGACTCCACCAGTGTAAATACACTCATGGATAATAATGTGAAAAATTTCTTGGATAGTCTCCAAGATCTTAAGAAAGATACGTTCGAAGTGAAACGTATCTCCACAGGGGAAAAAATCACTTGTACTCCCCTCTCGTTCAAGCAACAGAAAAACATCATTTCAACCTTCGCTGAAGGAACTGTCGGTGTTTTGAAATTTCAGAAGATGTTGAATGATGTCATCATGGAAAATACCGGGTCAAATGATTGGTTGGTTGTGGATAAGGTTCCTGTCATTTTAAAATTGCGAACAGAAAGCTTGGGAACAATTGTGAAAACTTCTGGTGGTGAAATTGATATCACAAATGTCAAGATTCTGGATAAAATTGATAACTCCCTCCAACATGTCGTCAAAGGAGCAGTAGAAGTGGAGTTGGAAACGCCCAACTTAATTGAAGAGAACAAAGTTATTAACTATGCTATCGATATCCTGAAAAAAGATGGAGATAAAGATGTTGGGAAGAATTTGAGCAACCTCTTCACATTTGAAATCGTCAAATTTGTGAAGAGTGTTAAATTTGGTGAAAAATCCTTAAATTTCTCAGAATTACCTGTCAAAGATAGAATTTCGGTTATCGAGAATCTACCTTTAACTATCAATCAAGATATTGCCAAATATATCGATACTATCAAAGAAATTGATAGGTTGCAAACAAAGGTTGTGATCGATGGTGAAGATAGATCGTTCGACATTGATGTTACATTTTTTGATAATTAAAATATGAAGAAAAATACTATACTTAAAAAATTGGAAGTTCATGAAGAGAAAATTATTAAATCGATTAACGATTTTCAAGATTTTCTTGATTCTATTGATGATTCTGAAATTTCGATGATGGCAGAAGATTTCTGTGAGGGTGCTCTTGACTTTATTCAAGAGAATGATATCTGTAGCATCGTCAACATTAGAGAATTTATCGAGAATGAATATGAACCAGAAGCATAACAAGATTCTTATTTTAGGAAAAGGATATATTGGGAATTACCTATTTTCCCATTTAAAATCTCATTTATTTGAAGTCGAAATCCGATCAAAAAATGAGATGGATTATCACGACACATCCGTATTGAGAAAATTTATTTTCAATAATGGGATCACAACAATTATCAATTGTTCAGGTTTCACTGGCAAACCCAATGTGGACCAAGCAGAATTGGAAAAGGAAGAATGTTGGAAATTGAACACCATTGTTCCTCTGGAAATCAACCGACTTTGTGATGAAATGGGATTGTATTATATCCATATCTCAACTGGTTGCCTTTATGATGGTTACGATAAGGAATGGTCTGAAGAAGACATCCCCAATTTCGGTTTGTTCCAGAATTATAGCTCATTCTACTCCAAATCTAAACATGCTTATGAGAATCTTTCCAAAGATCTGAAAGGTATTGTGATGAGAATCAGAATGCCATTTGGACAGGATAGTTCATACCGAAATTACATCGAGAAAATCAGAAAATATGATGATTTGCTGAATCTGGTGAATTCTAAAACATATATTCCCGATCTTTGTGATTTCGTGGAGTTCACTGTCAATAATTTGGATGAGAATTATTGGAACAAAAGAGAAATTTACAATGTCACCAATCCCGAGCCTATGAAGACTGAGGAGATTTGCGAATTACTCAAATCATATGAGATGAATAATTTGAATTGGAAATTCGTGGATAGGTCGAAATTGAAAGCATACGCAAATCGTTCTAATTGTGTGCTGGACACTGCAAAAATTCAGGGCATCTACCCAATCAGAACTGAGAAACAAGCATTCATTGAATGTTGTGAATCTATATTATTAGATAAAGTAAAATCATTGTTTGATTATGTGTAAAAGAGCAATAGTGCTTTCGGGTGGGCGAGCAACCCGTCTTTACCCGGTCACAAAGACCATCTCAAAACAGCTTTTACCAATTTATAAAAAGCCTGTGATCGCGTATCCCCTTCAGACTTTGAAGGAAATGGGTTATCAAGATATCCTCATTATCAATGCTGATGAGGAACAACAGAAACAATTTAAGATTTTGTTGGGTGATGGTAATAAATTTGATTTGAACCTATCATATGCAATTCAAGATAAGCCTCGTGGTTTGGTGGATGCTTTTATCGTGGGAGAAGAATTTATTAAAGATGCTGATGAAATTTGTCTGATTCTAGGGGATAACATCATTATTGGTAATTCTCCGATCCATCCTTTACCGAATAGCATTTATACTTATAAAGTCAAAGATCCATCGGCATATGGTGTTGTTGTCACCAATGAAAACGGACTCATTGAAAAAATCGTTGAGAAACCAAAGGAATTTATTTCTGAGGATGCTGTTATTGGTCTTTATGTGTTTTCCAATGAGGTCGTGGAAATGGCTAAAAAGGTCGTCCCATCTGCCAGAGGAGAGCTTGAGATTGTCGATCTCATTCGTATGATGAATGATAAAGAAGGTGTCAATGTCGAGAAGTTGGATGGATTTTGGTTCGATGTGGGTAATTTTGATTCCTTGCTGGACTGTGCGAATCTTGTCAGAACTATTGACAAACGTTCAAACCATGTTACAGGTTTAGACCTATGAACGATTTATGGTGTGAAAAGTATCGACCTCAGAATTTGGATGACTTGATGGTTGATGAAAAGACGAGAGCAATCATCCAGAATTTTGGTAAAGATGTTCCAAATTTACTCCTCACTGGAGTGTGTGGAACTGGCAAAACCACTTTGGCAAAAATCATAGCCAAGGATATTCTCAAGTGTGATTATTTGTATATTAATGCGTCCGATGAAAATGGTGTTGACACCATTAGAGAAAAGGTGATTGGATTCGCTCAGACCATGAGCTTTGACGGTGGTTTGAAGATCGTTATACTGGACGAAGCAGATTATCTCTCAAAGAGTTCTATGGCCATTCTGAGGAACGTAATGGAGTCTTACTCATCCACTACACGATTCATCCTCACAGGCAATTATAAACACCGTATCATCCCTGCTTTGCAATCTCGGTGCCAAAGTCTCACACTCCATACATCCTTAAAAGATGTCACTCGTCGGTGTGTGGATATCCTCAAACGGGAAAGTGTTGAGATCCCGGATAATCAGAAGAAAAGTTTGGTGACTTTAATCAAATCATATTATCCTGATATTAGAAAATGTATCAACGAATTGGAAAAATTCTCCAAGTCTGGTGTCCTCGTCATTGAATCGAAAAGAGACACGAATGAAATCATGGATATGATTTGTAATAATCTCAAATCTGGTAAGACTTTGGAAACAAGAAAGTTTCTTATTGAGAATGAGGAATTGTTTGATTCTGATCACGAATCCTTATTGAAGGATCTTCTGAATCACTTCTACAATTTGGAGATCGATGATACTATAAAAAAACAGGCTATCCTGATTATCGCGGATAGCCTGTTTAAAATGATGTCTGTTACTGACAGGGAGATATGTTGTATCGCTTGTCTTCTACAGCTGGAAGAATTGTATTAATTATCTCCAGAACAATTCTTCTAAATCTTCTTCATCTTGACCAAGAGGTCTTTGAAAATATTCTCTTGTTTTAGATTTCTTCGGATTTGTTACTGTTTGGGATTGTTTTGAATTTCTTACCATTGCTCCCTTTTTACCAGATGCGCTACGTTTTAATGCTTGTTCCTTTTCGTATTTTTTTCTCGCGTTAGCACTCATAAAACGCGGATTAGTTTGTTTAGGTTTCACTGGTTCACTCACTACATTATCTTGAGTTTGTTGCTGCTGCGGTAATGGAGGTGGAGTTGCTTGAGTTTGTTGCTGCTGCGGTAATGGAGGTGGAGTTGCTTGAGTTTGTTGCTGCGGAGAAGGGGATGGGGTTGATGCTAAATTTTGTTTCAAACCTTCTAAAGCATCTTCAATTTCTGAAACAAATTCAATTTTTCCAATATTTAATCCTAATTTTTGGATATCATTGTTCAGATTAGCCACAAAATTATCAATTCTTTTTGAGATATTTTTTTTCAGATAGTCAATTTTGGAATTCTCGCCTTGTGTTGATCCAGCTTGAACATTTGATTGACCTGCTTGTTGCATTGCTTGTCCTTTTTGTGCTAAATTACCTTGAGACGCATCGACACCCAGTGCCTGACCTCCTAATTCAGCAGCTTTGTTCAAAGCGTTCCCATAAACTTGTTGCGCTTTGCCTTTAAGTTGTTGCCCCGCACCTTTGACTGATCCGATTGCATTGGCACCATAAGCCTTCATGCGGTCGAACAAGCCTTCTTCCAAGAGTTCTTCCAAATTACGTTGATCTTCGTTTGTATATCTTGCCATATTATTATTTATCTTTTTTATTATTTTCCCAATTGACTCGCTTTGAACTTTTCTTTTTATACATCTTACCTTTTATTTTTTTGCACTGTGCTTTTGTAGGTCTACAGGCCGGGTATGATCCTTTTGATGTATCTTCTCTACCACAAGGTCCACCTGTTTTACAGTTAATCCAACCTTTGAATTTCTCACCTTTCTTATCAACATGTGGGGCGAACCAATCATGCAAACTTTCCAGCAATTCTCTTTGGGACATCTGTTCCATTATTTTTTCTTTTTCTTACTATTCCCCCAATTTTTTGCTCCCACTTTTCTGCATTTCACCAATGCGCCAGAAGCATATGCACTAGGCCAAACGTCATATCGAGATTTTACTTTTTTGTAACAAGCATCTTGTTCATCTTGTTCGCCGCAGTCCTCATTATCTTCTTCATCATCATCTTCGTCATCACCAAAAACTTTTTTACCTATATTTTCTTCCCAATCTTCCAATTTACCATTTTTATTTCTATCGGCTTTTTTGAAATCGAATTTTTCTTTCAATGTTTCCTCGTAGATCATGACCAATTCATTGACCGATTCCCAATCTCTTGAAGTTTCTTGATTTTTATTCATTGTAATATTATTTTATTAGGATGCGTAAGCTACGACTTCAAATCGTATCTTCACCTCTCATCATGCTTTCGTAAAGCATTCCAAGTTCTTGTGTAGATTCCCAAGATTTAGATTCACCTGCTAATTTAAGGCTTGTTGGAGTATTCTTACCATTTCCCTTGTCAGTCACGTTGGTGATAAGATTTGGATCAACCTTCAATTTCTTGGGTTTGATAATAACCACATCCTTTTTCTTGAATTTATCTGGGACTGAAACACCCGCACTCACATCGACCATATCGACCATATCAGGAGTGACAGTGACTCTGCCATAGGTTCTTCCACCACCTTGATCGGCGGCAATAGTTAAGACGTTCATTGATGCTGGTTTAAATTGATTACCAGCAGAAAACCCTGATTGTTTATCACCAACTTGGCAAACCTTAATATTCAATCCACAAGTAGCCAATTCATCAACTTCTTTTTGAAGAGTGGATGGCATATATTTGTAGGTTTCCGTATTTTTATAACCAGAACGGAATTTCACGTAGTCACCCGGAATATATCCACCAGCTTCACTTCTGGAGATGACGGATTCATAAATTGCATCAAATTTTTTTCCCATAAGATTATTTAGTATTTTTGATAATTTTCAATGATTTTTCTAATATTATCCACTTTTGTTAAAATGTTTTGATAGTTCGCAGATTGTTTATAATTTAATACATCAGAATCAAATTTTTCAATATCTTTCATCATTTTAGATACGAAGGAATTCATTAAACTATTATTCTTTGCTTGTTGCGCTCCTTTTGCATAGCCAGTTCCTCCCAAAATTTTCATGTTTTTCAAACCACCTTTGATGGATGATGCTCCTGCTTTCATACGATCCCAAAGACCTTCTTCGTATAAATCTGCTATATTGTGTATGTCTTGATTATTCATTTGTTTTTATCATGTTGTTTATATAGTCCGATAATTTACCTCTTGATCCAAGAGTATCAGTGGTGAGTATGTTCATTTTTAGTTGTGGATAATTTATGTAATTTGTAGCACCACCATCAGTGTAAACGATATAATCGCCACCATCATATTTGACGCTATCGAAAGGTATGTTATTTTGCTTCAAATAAGACTCTACACCTTTCGTAATTACATCAGGATTGTTTATTTGTTGTATGGTATTTGAAACATTACCAGAAACATGGTTATGACCAGATACACTTGATTCGTTACCACTCATCATGCTTTTCAATTTTGAAAAAGCATAGCCAGATAAAGCACCCAATCCAGCACCAATAAGTGCTTGTTTTAATTTTGTCTTGGCGTCCATTTTGGTATTCTGTGAATTTTTCAATACACTTAGACCACCACCTATAATTCCACCAACGGCATAAGCTGGTAATCCCAAACCACCCAGTGTTGAACCTAGCACACCCACAGAACCTATTTTAGCCACCGTTCCCACTCCTCTACCAACTCCATATCCAACTTTTTGGAAGAAACCACCTTCAGGTTTAAGAGTTGGTTCGACTTTTTGCAATTTGTCAAGCATGCCACTATATTCTGAGACATCTTCAGTTTTGGTATTTTTCAAATCCTGTTCCAATTCCCAAATGTGTTTACTCAAAGATTGTATTAGTAATTTATATCTTTTCATCGCTGCATCTCCACCAAATAACCCGGATGCTTTACTTCGTAAATTTTCAAAGGCTTCTGTTTGCAATGTTTCCTGAGATGCCAATTGTTGTAATTCTTGGGGAGTCATGTTCAAGATTTGAATCGCTTCTTTATCACCTTTTTGTAATTTCAAAACGAGATCTACAAAAAAATCTGCAACTTTTTTCTGCGATTCATTTGGAATTTGTCTTTCATTAGACATTTCCTGTAAAATTGATCCAATGTTTTCTCTGTCTAACATAACTTCTCATATTATTTAACATAATTTGGTAAATAATAATATGAATTTTGATGATTTATACACATTGGCGTTGGAAGCAAAGGGAACTAAACCGGGCGAAAGATATTTCAACATTCAAAGACAAATCGGTCCTAGAGGGGTAACTGGTACGGAAGCTGGTATTACAGACGATGGGCAAGTGTTTTCACCTGAAACATCTAGGGGTTATGCATCAGGTCCAGTTGGCGTAGTAGATAACTTTGAAAAAAGACAAAAAATCGATCCAATGAGAAAGTATGGAATTGATCCTACTAAAATGGCTAGTCAAAAAGATGTATATCGAATCGAAGCTGAAAACAATATGAGAGTGAGAAATTCTTTTGCGTTGCTTTTCAATTCTAAGAATTTTTATTCTGAATTTAAAAATATATACAGTAAATACATGGGCGGAAAAAAAGAAGGTGATGATGAAAAAAACAATATTAGAAATTCTATTTCATTTGAAGAGGAAAGAGAATTCAATCGACTTATTGTTGAAGTTGATCGTAGGGCATCGAATGTCACTGGAATTAGAAATCAAATAGAAGAACTGGCTAAATTAAAAGCGGAAGCGGAAAATGTTGCGAATAAAATTTCAGAAATCAATGATTACATAAAAAGGTTGAAAAACAAGAAATCTAAATCCAAAGATACTGATCTCAGAAACAATATTGACGAGCAAATAAAACAAGCGCAAATGGATATCAGTCTTAGACAAAGTTCGGCTAAACAAAGTAGTATCGATACGTATCAAAAAGAAATTAATACTTTGGAGAAAAAATTGATATCGGAAGAAGGGCAATACTTAGAAGCTAAACAAAAATTAGAAGAGTTGCAGGATAAAATAAGTACTGTGACAGAAAAAAATATCAAAAATAATGATAATGTTATTTTGTTGGTTAAAGAACTGATTAAAGATAAAGCCAAAGGTCTTTATCTTAGATATAAAATAGAAAATGATATTTCCGATGAAGAAATAGATTCAAAAAATGTTGATTTCGTAAAAGTTTCTAAAGATATAGCATCGAAATTAAAATTGTTGAAACAATTATCAACTGATGACAATCCGATTTTCTCATTTATCAATGAACATGAAAAACAATTTCAAGAAAGAATGCGAGAGTTTGATTCCCGATTGATGAATTCTAATATAAACATAGGAACGATGAGAATGTTTGATAAATTACCAGCTAAAATTCTTGGTAAATACTTTTCAAGCATTGCATCAAATGCAATAGATAGGAAAACAATACCTTTGGAAAATCTGGATAGCAGTCCTGTTTATGAAGCTCTGAAAGAATTTATTGATAAATTGGAAAGTATTAGAAATAAACAAGATTGGGAAGATGCTAAAAGCGTATTAAAACCATTAGTTAAAAAATTACCATTTAGTAAATTAAATAAAGACATCATAAATGATAGATTGAAAGGATTCTATTCCATGAATAGAGATGGATTCACCAATGTAAAACAATTGTTGTCAACAATCCAAAGTATGAAAAAAGAAGTAATCGGTGAATCCTTTGATCAATTAACATCAAGATACGCATCTTCTTTCAATTTGGATATCAACGATTTCTTGATTGATTTACAAGAAGTTAACGCTTTGTTGGAAAGTAGCGGTAAAAGATTCAAAAAAGTTATCAAAAATAAAAAAACTGGTAGAACCAAGACAGTTCGTTATGGACAAGCTGGTAAAGCTAAAGATGGCGGTGATAGAATTCGACCGGGCACATCCAAAGGTGATGCGTATTGCGCTAGAAGCAATAAAATAAAAGGTGATTGGAGAAACGATCCAAATAGCCCCAATAGATTGTCACGTAAAAAATGGAAATGCAAAGGTGATAAATCAGTTAAATAATTGAGTGAGTGTAAACATCGTTCCTTTATTAGAAGAATTACTTGGTCTGTTGCAGACTTTCAATGAGACAAAGGGTGTCCCCGAGGGGGAATCTTTGTCCGAGAAAAATATTCTTCAAACGGGTAACGCTGATCCGAATAAAAAGGGTAAGAGTTCATTGTCTTCTGATGAACAGAAAAGAACCAAGTCTATCGCTACAATTTTTGCGAAAACATTTTTTGAAATCCAGAAAAATTTCAAAAGTGATGATACAGCATTAAAAACATCTGTTCAAAAAATCACCCCAAATGCTAATAAAATAGCAAGTGGTAAAACCGAGGCACCTAAAAAAGGATCATTGTTAGGTGGTCTTTTAATGTTGTTAGGTGGTGTGGGTGCTTTGATAATGGGACTTTTAACCGATGGACCGTTTAAAGGTGCTTTGAAAATGCTATCTAAGATCGGCATATCAGGCGGCATTAAAATGTTGATTGATGGTGCCAAAGGTTTAATCGGAATATTTTCAAAATTCGTTGCGGCTCCTTTTAAATTTGCTGGTAAATTGTTGGGTAAAGGATTCATGGGTAAAATCTTCAAATTTTTAAAACCATTAGGTAAAATATTTAAAAGAATTCCAATCATAGGAACGATTATTTCTATAGGTTTTGCTATTTCTCGTTTCAACAAAGGTCAAAATGTTAGAGGAGTTATAGATGTTTTGAGTGCATTGGTTGGACTTGTCGATTTGGTGGCACCCGGAGTCGGTTTTGCATTATCATTTGGATTAGATATGTTAAACGTTTGGATGGATTCTAAAATGGAAGACCCTAAAAATGTTGGCAAAAGTGAAATGGATATTTTGGGGGAGATTGGTAAAACAATCGGAAATTGGATTTGGGACAATGCTTTGTGGTTGCCAGTGATTGGCGGATTCAAGCGTTGGGGTATGGCTTACGATGCTTTTAAAGCTGGAGATATCACAGAAGGTCTGAAGCAATTCGGACTTGGTATATTATCATTCGGAGGCATGGGGCCAATCATTATGGGTATTGAAACTTTGATGGGTTTATTCGGTGATAAAGAAGAAAAAAAAGATTTAAAACCGAGCACTTCTTGGTTTGGTAAAATTAAAGAATGGGTTCAAAATAAATTGAAAAAATTACCCTCTTTCTTGAGAAAACCTCTGGAATGGTTTGGAATCATAGATGACTCATCGGAAGCAGAACCAAACATGGAACCATCACAAAAAATCGATATTGGTCAAAAAATAGTTGAATGGTTTTCTGGTCTTTGGGGGAAAATAACACCCATGTTAGATAACATTGGTAAATGGTTCTCTGGATTGTGGCGAGACATATCTACTTGGGCATCTGGATTGTGGGAGAAAATGACACCCATGTTAGACAACATTGGTAAATGGTTCTCTGGTCTTTGGGAAAAGATAAAAGAATTTTTAGGCAGCGATTTTGTAACTGGTATAATCGAAAACGTTAAAAGTATAGCAACATCTGTCATGAGTGTGATCACGAATATTTTCGATACATTGAAAAATGTAATCAATACTGTTATAGACACGATCAAAGGTTTTAGTATATTTGGTGGCGGTGGTGGAGATGATGAATTGTTGGGAAGAGCCAAAAAGATGGGATGGAACAGTATCGAAGAATACAAAAATTCTGGCTGGGTAACAAATCCTAATAATAGTGTGGAAGTCGTCAACGAACAGCCTAAAAAACATGTCGATGATTTGGTATCAATCGGTAAAGAACAAGTGGCGATTTTATCAGATATTAGAAAAATAGGAATCGAGACATTGAAAGCAATTTCCAATAATAGTGGAGGTGGATCATCAAATCCAATATTTATGTCAAATTCCGGTGGAGGTTCCAATAGTAAATCATCTTCTCAGATTTCATTGAATGGTGGTAGGGGAGATTATGGTAATTCACCATATGCGTTCGCGTAATTAAATAATAGAAATGGCCAGAATAAATGTGCATAAAGAATATGATTGGACTTCTATTCCTAGAAATAGTCCATATCGAGATGTCGCGCCATATGTCCTCCTCACAGCATATAAGATAACATCTAGTGCTGCTTTAAATCGTATAAGCAGTTATTTGAGTGTAGCTAAATCCGCGAGTGCTGATGAATTCTACGAAAAATTATACGAAAATGTTGAAAAGACTGATGAAATTTTCATACCTTATTTCGGTGATGGTATTCGGTCGTTCTCCAATGAATTCGGTGATACGTTCCAAAGTGGGGCTATGGGATCAATCGATAGTCTTTTACAGAGTGGTGCTAATGAAATATTTGCACCAGCTGGCGAATTAAAATTATCTGATAATTTCAAAAATTTCAAAAATAAAGCAGGAGATGTCATCAACAGTATTGGTAATATGGAGGAATTTAAAACAGCAATGGGCAACATTGGTAGCGGATACAGCACTGCACCCGGTTCTTATATTGAAACACCTAAACTCTATCAATATGCACAGAATGACGGAGCATTAGATATTACATTTCCATTATTCAATACGATAAATGCTGATGCTGTTCAAAAAAATTATGATTTAGTCGATAAATTGATAAGAATCAATAGACCAAAAAGATTATCAGCTGTTACTATGGAACCACCCCATATTTATGAAGTTAAATTGAAAGGTTTGCGATATATGAGATGGGCTTATTGTAGTAGCTTTTCGGTAAATATGATCGGGTCGAGAAGATTATTGAATGGTGTCATCACACCCGATGGTTATCAAATTTCAATGTCACTCACTTCATTGACAACAGAAGTTAGCAACTTCATGGATAAAGTTAAATGATATGGAAGAAAAACGCGGAGATTACCAAAATAACATAGAATCCCTTTCGACATTGAACGTTGGGGATTATGAACGTATTTTCAAAGTTTACACGGAAACAGTGGATGACAAGGATTTTTATTTTTATAACATCTTGAATAAAATAGATTTACAAGATTTAGATTCTGAATTCATTGATTTCTATGATGTAAAGACGAGAACACCAATGACAATATTATCCCATAAAATCTATGGTGACATTAAATCTTGGTGGATTTTATATTTGATGAATAAAGATCAGATTCAAAACCCACCATTTTGGGTCGAAGGTGGCGTTAGATTGAAATACATCAAACAGGAATATAGAATTTTACTATATAATGATATTACCAAAAATACTGTATTTAATGGGAGACACTTCTAATGCCTGAAAAATGTAAGATAAATGATGTTGAATTTGAATATGATTACATATTCAAAAATTCTGATGGCGATGAACAAAAATATGCTAGTTCAGCCGTAAGAGGTTTCACTTTGGTTGACAGTATTTATAATCCTTTTTTAAGCGGAACTATT